GTAATTGCCATTACATGCTGAAGCAGATGTCGAACTTCACCAGCGCCTCAATGAAGTTGCCCTCGGAGACTGGAAAAACGACTGGCAGATGATTAGGGAGCAGATGACGCACATCCATTGCGCCTACCGTGATGTTGTAACCTTTCAGCGCGGCAGTGGCATCATTTGCCAATTGCACGGCTTCCGCATGATTGTGAGAGCGGCAGATCACGGAGAATTGCGCTTTGTAATAGCCAGGCAGCTCATGGTCGATCTGGGTGCCTTGCAGCGGACTGCGCAGAAGGATGCCCTTCTTGCACTCAACAGGCATTGCGTGAATGAAGATCGACTTTGCTTTCACGCCCAAGCCGGCGCTCTGCAATTTGTCTGCGATTGGTTCAAGTTCCATTTCAGCTCCAGATCACGGCGTCCACCTCGTAGTGGTCAAGCACGCCTTGAACGTCGAAACGAGGGAACTTCGATTTGATTTTAAGCACCTGCCCCGCCACCTCGATAATGTCGTCAATGTTGGCGCAGGTTGTTTTTGTCAGAAGGAATACGGCGTCCGCATGCAGTTCACGCGCAGAGCCGCGAGATGCAGATGTATCGGCGCGAACGGCAGATTTCACGTTCACGATGTTCAGCTTCACTACGGCGCAGCGTTCGCGGACTCGGCGCGCCGGCACAGGTTGCCCATAGAGGTCAGTCTCACCACTAGCGGCGCTGATGATGCAATTGACGTTAGGCTTGAACATAGGGCTTCACCATAGCTGTGCTGTTGTAGTGGAACACAACGCGCTCCGCCCAAGCCCAAGTCATGTGCCCTTCCGTCTCACCGGAGATAGAGAACACCGTGCCGCTGTGAACATGGTCGGGGTTGTCGTAGTAGATTTGTGCCAAGTCGCCTGTCTTGGCGATGTCCTCGATCTGCTGGTGCAGCCATTGACGGTATGCGAACTCACGCGCCATCAAGCGAATGAGGTCAGGGGCTTTGAATTTGCGGCCGGCCGGCGTCTTCAGAACGAAGTCGGGCGATGCCAGCTTCTTCTGAATGAGCAACCCCAACCCGCCGTGGGCATCTTTGACGCTCTTGGTGGCGACTTGTCCGACACCCTTCATTGATGCGACAAGCTGCTGAATGTTTTGCAGCGTCGCATGGTTCAGCTCGTTACCGAACGCGACAGAAAGCTCTGTGACGCGGCCACTGTTAATCGCGGTGAGGTAGCTGGTAATCGACTGCATGGCGCTGTGCAAGAACGTCTCGCGCAGCGTGACAGCTTGCGTCTTGAAGTCGTTGATCATCATGGGAGAGACTTCGGCGCCTGGCGCAATAGCCAGCAGGTAGCGACCGGCCAGCGCAAAAAGGAATACCTCGTATTCCTTCTTGAACTGTGCGGCGAAGTCGTCGTAGATCATCCTGCGCGTCCGATTCGCTTGCTAAACGTCACGAAGTAGCTCAGATAGCCGAGTGCGCGTCGGCACACAGGCAACTGAAGTGCTTTCGTGCTTCGGAACATCTGCTTGCTCTCGCCGATAGCGTCCAGCACCAGACCAGACTGGCGCTTGTCTTCATACGGGTTGCCGCCAAGGATGTGATCGGCTTCAACCACTTGAGCTTGGCGCAATGCCTTCTTGAAGCGTTCCGGCAGCGCAGCGAACTGCGTTGGGTTCAGGATTGCCAAGTTACCGTTGAAGATGAACAAGCTGTTGCGAGCCACGTAGGACGACTGGTACTGGCCTTCCGGCACGTATTGCAGCGAGTCCTGGCCGAAGTTCACATTGGAGTTCAGCAGGTTGAAGTTAAGTTGGACGATGCGCTCACGAGCGTCGATCAGAGCCGCTACACGCTGTTCTTCCGTTGCGCCTTCCCAAGCGTCGAGGTTTGGAATGTCGAGTGCGGTCAGGTTCGCCTGCGAGTAGGTCTGAAACGAGTTCAAGCCTGTTTGCAGAGGCGCATTCGAGGTCAAGCCATACGACTTGCTCAGAATGATCGTGTTGCCTTCAACGACGCAGAAGACCTCCACGTTGCGAATTTCGCGTGTCGCGCCAGCGGCGACCGTGTTCAGCGAGGCGGGAATCTGAATGTTGGCAGCAGTGTCACCATCAGCCACAGTCAGGTCTGTTGGAGCAACAAGTTCCTGATCGGCTTGATCGGTGACGCGATACTTCGCGCTGGCGACCGTCAGCGGGTTGCCAGCGTGATCTTGAAACGGCACGTCAACTGTAACGTCCGTCGCGCTCAGATACACCGCCGCACTCATTATTCTGCTCCGATGCGGGGCGTGCCCTGCTTGGTCAGAATGGCGTCGATGATGCCGACGATAGAGGTGCCCTTAACGCTCAGAGCGTCAGCGATCTTACGAACGCCAGCGATACCTTCCTTATCAGCCACTTCGGAGAGTTCTTCGTAGGTGTAGACCTTCGCAGAAGCGTCAGCCGGCGTATCGGCCTTGTCTTCAGTCTTCTCTTCCTTAGCGCCCTCGCCTTTCGACGTTGCCTTCTTGGTCGGAGCTGTTTCGCCCTCCACAGGCATCGTCATGTTGTTGATGTCATCACCACCCACGAACGCCGGAACGTCCATGTTGTTGAGATACATTTCGCCCACGTTCGCGGCGCTACCATCTTCCCATGTCGCGCCAATGGCAGCGGAGATACGGATTGCGTCGATGGGGAGAGCGTCACCTTCACTGAGGCCGTCCTTGAACATCACCACACCCATTTGGCCGGTGTATGTCTCAAAGCCTGCTTGCGTCAATCGGAGTTTCATAGCGACTCCTTATTCAGCAGCTTCGGTCGGCTCTTGTTCGCCAGCTTGTTCTTCGGTTTGCTCTTCGGCTTTCTCTTCGGCGTCGGCGTCTTTTTCGATCTTCTCAACGTCAGCCTTCACGTCTTCACCTTCAACCACTTCGGCGACGGTGTAGAGAGCTGCCAGGGTTTCGGCTTCCAGCTTGCTCACATGACCGACAGACACGCCGTCATGGAACTCGACATTGCCGACGAAGCCAGTGAAGTTTTCGAAGCCCTCTTGGGTAATCTTGATTTGCATATTTCTTTCCTTCCAATGAAAAAGGCGGGTCTTTTGAACCCGCCTTATTCTACGTCAGTCGTGACTGATCTGCAACTTAGATGTTTGTCACACCTTGCAGACGTGCAATCGAACGAGTGGACTTGAGCGCGAGGCCGGTGTACCACTTCAGACGGATGCGAGTCGCGTCCTTGTTTTGCACAGTGCCGATGTTTTCGACAACGATGCCGGCGTCAGGGCCGCCGAACAGACCGTGCAGGCCGTCCAGTTCGTTCAGACGCAGAGCGTAGACCGAAGCTGTGTTGGCGTTGCTGCCCTTGGTTTCGTCGCCAGCCAAGAACTCGTTCATGATGACAGGGATGCCATTGTGAGTGAGCATGGGGCGGCCGAAGTTTTCGAGCTGCTGCATCACGGCGTCAGTGCCGTAAGTAGCGCGGAGCAGACCACGGAAGGCGCGGATTGTGCCGCGACGCATCACGATAACGTCAGCGCCGTTAGGCACAGCGTCACACAGTTGGTCAAGCATGCTCAGAGTCAGAGCGTTGCCGTTAGCGCCAGCGTCCACAGTCTGAGTACCGCCAGCGGCAGCAGCCAGAGTTGGCAGACCGTCGAACTGCTTGCCGTTCACGGCAGAGTTGCCGGTGGCGAGAGTTTGATGGAATGCGCGAGCAACAGCCTTGGCCTTCTTAGCGATCTGGATCGCCATCTGGTCATTGGTGTCACCCATTGTGGTTTGCAGGAACTTGTCCACGTCCACGTCACCAGCGAGGATGCGGAGTTTCGCCACGACTTCAGTGAACGTAGCGGCGCTTTCGTTCACAGGGTCGTTAGGGTCGAGCCAGTCGGCAGAACCCAGGGTGTTTTCACGGTTGTAGACGTATGCTTTACCGTTCACGCCAGTGAAGGGCAGCACGGAGAACAGGTCATCGCGTTCGATGATCTGGTCAATCACGCCAGCAACGAGTTGGTTATTACTCAGATGCTCGGCTTCAGTACGCAGAAGAGGCATTTCTTATCCTTTCAAATTGGAATCAATCACTATTCCGGCACTCAAGTCGCTCTAAGTCACCGATGAGTGAGGACTATATCCTAAAAGTCCACTTTTGTCAAGTCATCGGTGACTTACTTTCTTCAAGTCACTTTTTCAAGCAAATTTTTAGAGTTTCAGCGCCTTCAGGCCGCCGGCAATCTTCGAGATGCCGTCTTGCGGAGCGTCATTCTTTGCCGAGCCAGTAGGCTTCTTCGACTCGGACGAAGCGCCCTGCTTCATCTTGCTTTTCAGCAGGTGTTCCTTGTCGGGGTCAGCTTCAACAATCTTGCGAAGCGCGTCCTCGAAACCAACAGAGTTGCCGTACTGATCAACAATGGCGGTACGGTTCGCTGCGCCGCGAGGCTTGTCGTAACCCACAACCTGACCGTTCTCCACGTCGAAGTGATCGCCGTACACCACACGAGCTTTGCTCGGAGTGAGAGTGAGTTCTTCGGAAATGAACTTCGATTGGCTGAACTGGCTGCCGATGCTGAGTTCAGTCATCTGACCCTTCGCCGACTTCAGTTCGTTCGCAAGCGCGTCGATCTGGCTCTTGAGTGAGTTCACTTCTTTGCCATGCTCTTCGGCCATGCGACCTTTCAAACGGTCCCACTCGCCCTTCGCTTCGAGCTGCTTCTCTTCGGCGCTGCGCTGGTCATCCAGCAGCTTACGCACGGCGTTCGGGTCGATGCCATCGAATGCCTTGAGAGCTTCTTGAGCTTTGGCGAGTTCGGCGTTGGTGCGATCCAGCGCCTCTTTTTTCTTCATGTTCTCTTTGAGAAGACGTGCTTCCTCGTCAGAGGGTTTGCGACCACCGCCACCATTGCTGTTGTCGCCTTTGTTGCCGCCATCATTGGAACCACCGGCATTGCTCTGGCCGCCACCGTTGTTGCCGTCACCAGCACCACCGTCGCCACCTGCGCCGCCATCTCCACCAGCAGAGCCACCGCTACCGCCGCCACCGTCACCGCCATCGCCGTTTTGAGGAGCCATGTACTTGCGGAACACATTTCGGGTTACAAACATTTTTTTGCCTTTCAGACCGTTCGCTTGGTCGTTGAGTTACTAACGAGCCGACAAGTCGCTATGTCGGCTTTGGGTTTTAAGGAGCAGAGTTGTTCTGCCCTTGCTTGTTGTCTTTCGGGTCTTTCTTGACCGTCAGACCGCTTTTGACGTTGCCGTCCTTGTTCGATTCACCCACGGTTTGCACTGGGGGAACCAAAGACAATGGATCGACAGGCCAATCTTTGAGAGCCTTATCGAGCTTTCCTCGAACAGCCTCTCCAATTTGCGGGAACAGCTTGTCCAGCACCGACTTCATCTGCTCTTGGCGCACCTCGTCAGGAGCGTCGATGAGCATCAGGCGTGCGGCGATGTCGAACTCGTCGTACAAGCCACGGGTGTCGAAGTCGTCGGGGTAAGAGACAAGTTCCTTGTCCTGAACCTTGGACTCTTCACCGTTCCACGCTGCCACAATGGTCACGATCTTGTTCTCGACCACTTCAAGACTGTCTGCTTTCGCCGCCAACAGAGCATTCACTCGCTCGAAGTCGAAGGCTTTAGCAACGCCACTGGAGTTGTCGATACCCATCGCGTTGTCCTGCTTGGTGCGTTCACCAGCCAGGCCGACCGTGTGGTAAATCTCCGAGATGATCTTGTTGACCGTCTCGATGATCATTCGTGCCTGCTTTGGGTCAGGCGAAAGATAGAACGGCGCTGCGCCACCTTCCCCGTCATAGAGGAAGATGCGCTTCGTGCCCATCTCTGTGAGTTTGGTGTAGTTGTCCTCGCCTGGCAGCACGTTCTGAGCCGGCATTGCCAGTTGCGAGAAGGTTTGGTCTTGGATGATTGCATCCAAGTTCGACAGGTAGTTTGCCACTGCGCGGTCGAGATAGGCGATGTCGCCGATCAGCGATGGAGCGCAGTACTCCTCGTCGGAGATGATGTTGTCCGCCAGGACGACCGGAACCATGCCGAGGTTATGCTCGCCGCTGTCGATGAGCTTGATGACCTTTTTGCGGCCCTCTTTCACCTCTTGGTACAGCTTCCATTCGTTCTTCGTCCACAGACGGAAGCGTTCTTCCTCTTCACCAGACGATGTGAGTGGGTCAGCGTCGTCACGGACACACTCTTGAATCAGCGCCCATGTCAGGTCGCCAGTGTCATCGAAGGCGTAGTCCAGAAGCTGTTCTGGGCCGACGATGTAGGCGTAAGTGCGAACGCCGGACTTCTTCTCATCCGCCTTCGACACGACCAACTGACCTTGGGTTGTGTTGTCGATCACAATGCCGACGCGACCAGAGATCGAAGCCTTCTTCGAGATTTGGCGTGCCAGGTCTTTGATGCCCAACCCGTTGAGCGTTGCGCGTTTCCAAAAGCGTTTCACCGACTCGGGTGCATCGGCGTCGTTGCGCTGGATGTTTTGTTTGAACAGGTACTTGTTCAGAAGGTCCACAACCTCGCGGCTGTGGTTGAAGCGATATGCGCGAGCCAGGCGGTCGGCAAACTCAGTGTCACCTTCCTTGATGTAGCGGAAGATGTTCTCCTTGAACCACTCGCGCCCACCTTCGTAGGTTTCTTCCAGAAACTCCCAGTGATCGACGTTCTCCACATATTCGGGGTGGCGGCGTTCGATCAGAGCCTTCAGCTTCTTTTGCTCGTCAGTGGTCGGAGCCGTGCCTGCGCCTGCAAGCGGACTCTTCGGGTCAACCGACATGCTCTCGTTGGGTTTAAGTTGGAAGTTGCTCATTTGGGCGCCTATCTTATACGTCACTGGTGACTGATGTCAAGGATTAAATCGAGATGCCACCAACCTCGATCTTGCGGACTGGGAATTCCAGCTCGATGCAGTAGCCACCCGCGTCAGCCGAGTGTTCCACGCCGGCCGATTTATCGACCTCTCGGGTTCCCTTCTTGTAGATGGTTTGTTCCATCGCGTTGATGAAGTGCTTGCACTTTTCGTCAATCTTCAAGCGCACTTTGCCGTTGGCATCGCGCAGCATTCGATTCACTGCGTTGACGCGATCAGCCACCATCGGGTGCTTGCGACGGTACTTGATGCGTTTGAACCCCTTCTCTCGAAGAATGTCCATGTCGGTTTCACCACGAGCGTGCTGGCGCTGTCCGCCGGCAGGGTCAGGGTAGACGGTGATCTGCGCCTGGTGGCGCCAGTACCGCTTCTCCAGCTCCTCGCAGACCTCTTCCGTGTTTGAGCCGAATAGCACAATCTCATCCACCGCCCACAGCTCGCCACTGGGCTGCGGTTGGTAGATCACCGTGGACATCGGGTCGATGTTGAAGTCCATACCCACCCAGATGGGCAGCTTTGGATTGAACTCGTACTTGCCGATGTGGGTCTTGCGGTCGAACGGGTAGTAGACGCGCCCAGACATGGTTTCGAAGCTGGCTTCGAATTCTTGTCGGAAGCTCTTCTCGTCCATGTCGGACCGAGCCGCCTCAATCTCATCGAGCGGGATGAACGGCGAAGTGATCGTGGGGAACTGCCAGCTCTCCCACTGCTTTGTCGCCGTCAGGCGCTTGTTCTGGCCCTTCTTGTAAAGCTCGTAGAGGTAGTTGTACGCCTTTGGGGTGCCGATGAAGATCGCATGGCCGCCTGTGTCAGCAAGAGTGGGTCGCAGAACCAGCGTCCAGACCTCTTCCGCCATGTCCTGAAACTCGTCCAGCACAAGGAAGTGGATACCCACGCCACGAAGCGAGTCCGGCTTGTCGGCGCCCTTCAGCTCGATGCGAGTGCCGTTGATCAGCGTGATCGTCAGGCTGGTTTCGTTGACCTTGCGAATCCACTTGCGCGGAATCGCATCCATCAGGTCAACCCACATAATTTGCTTTGCCATCTTGTACGTGGGTGCCACGTACCAGATTTTTTGCTTGGCTTTCTGTGCCTTCTTGATGATCAGAACGCGAGACAGCGCGGTCTTACCCCAACGACGCCCCGCGACAACGACGCGATAGCGGCAGGTGGAGCGAAAGACCTCCATCTGCTTGGTGTGAAGTGAGAGATTGACGCGCTGTCGAGCCATTACTTCTCCTCGACAACATCGTCTTCGCCGTCCTCATCTGGGTCGGCCAGGCTGTTGCTGGTGTCTTCATCGACTTCAACGTCGATCTCGTCAATCTCTTGGAAGCTGCGGTTGCGCAATGCCTCGATCTGATCTGCGGTCAGTTCCGAGATCACCAGTTCCGGCACGTCGTTTTCGTCCACTGCGTCTTTGTCCAGACCCAGGACTGCGTAACGCTCCTCGCGTGTCTTCTTCAGAACCGATGCCGCTGTGTCCAGCGCCTTCAGGTTCATGATCGCGGTGCCCACAGGCACGCTGTCTTGCTTCGCTTTGAGAATCTCCGCCCAAGTCAGCTTCGCCAGACCGGAAGCCATCTTGTAATGCTCTTCCTTCGTCTCTTTAATGCGAGCTGCGAGGATTTGTGCGTCCTCTTGAACTGCTTTCGTCACGCCTTCAGAAACGGCTTTCTTCAGCTCGACCTTCTTAGAGCCGAACACGACACCGTGGGCTTTGAAGTGGCGTTGAAACGCCTGGCGACTCAAACCGAACTTGGTCGCCAATTCATTAACTGTGATCTCGCCGGCCTCCCACAGAGCTTCGGCTTCCGCCCACTTGCGAGCAGACATGCGGGGCGAGTTCTTACGAGGCTTCGGCTTTTTCTTTTTGATTACTTCTTCTGTCATTTCGAGCCTTTCGCGGTCGAAAAAAAAGGGCGTTGGAGAAGACGCCCCGAGGAGAAAGCTCGATTGGCGCCAAGTGTAGTGGAAAGACTTCGCATATTCAAGTCATTCGTGACTTATTTACGAGAACCATCCAAAGAGCTGCGGCGAGCGCGTCATCTTCGTTCTCGAATAGCGGAGTCTCGTCCAGCCACCCTCCTGCGCCGAAGACGCAGAAGACCACCGGACCCTTGTTGCGAATGAAGTGCTGAATGCCGCGTTCTGCGAGCAGTTCAGCCGTCTTTGCTGGTTCCTTGGTATATCGAGTACCGACAGACCAATTGGACTCGTCAGGCGCCACGTCCCAGGGCCAGACCTTCATGATCTCGTCCTGCACTTCCGCCCGCAGCCCCAGGAGCCGAGCGATGCGCGTGTCGAGGTCTTCCCCGTTCTGGGGGAATTTTTGTCCCGCGACATTTACATCATTACATTGATTCATTCTTTATTTATCTATCTATATTAACGTGGGAGTCGTTTTCCCCGTGACGGTCCCGAAAGCAACGTCACGGCTCCAGAAACTCTTCAAGCTCTTGAAAAGTCTCATCTTCTTCCACGCTGGTGACGAAGCTCGGCCCCGATGAAGTTGTTTCGCCCATCATGGTGGCGCCGGCAGGTGTGATCTTGATGATCGCCCGCATTCGGCCCCGTCGTTTCTCAGTGGTTCCCTTCTCAATCAAGCCGTGAGCAATCAAAGCTCGGATGGAGAATTGGATGGACTGCTTGGTCGGCTTGTACGAAACGCGCTCGATCAGTTCGTCCAGATCGGTTGGGGTGCCGTCGGGGTTGCCGGCGTTCACCACCTTCAGAAGTTCAATTTGTTTGTATGTAAGGTGCATGGCTTCAACCTTTGCGTGTCAGCGGTACTGTTGCGGCAGCTTCGACAGGTCGAGCGGCGCGTCCGTAGGCTGATAATCGAATGCCAACAGGGGCAGTCGAGGTGGGAGCATCGACTTGGCTTTTTCAGGGCTTGCATCGGGGTTCAGATAAACCCCGTACAGCGGACTAGCCAACGTCAACTGCTGGAGCGATTTCAGAAGGTGTCCAACCTCCATCGTCTCCGACCGTTCAACGCCGCGCATACGGGCGTTGCCTGTCTTTTCCAGCGCGGACGATGCGTAGTAGAACTTTCGCATTTCGGCGACGCACTTCTCGCGCACCGCCTTGGGCATGTCCTCAATCTCTTTCATGATGCCGACGTAATCCGAAGGGTTCGATTCGAACCAGCGACGGAAGAACTCGACACCCTTCTCGAACTTGGCAGAGCGGCGCGGTTTGGTGAACCGAATACCTGCCTTGCCCGCGAAGGGGTTGAACTTGGACATGGATGACTGGAACTCAACGACTTGGCAGCCTGTCATTCGCATCATGAGGTTCTGCATGCGGTAGGCAATGCCGGCACCGCGATACATGGTGTCCAAGACCAGCCGACTGTTCGTGCAGGCGTGATCGTTGATCCACATTGCTCGATGACGGTTAATCAGTCGGCTGTCCATGCCTCCCGTGTTGGGCTTGAGGTGTTCGAAAACCTCATTGCGGCCGGAAAGCAGAATTTTGGGCACTGTCATGACGCCAACGCCGATGGTCTGTCCGCGCAGCACACAGCGGTAGATGCGAGGGCCGATGCCCAGGCTCTCTGCTTTGTAATGCAGCTCGTGCAGCAGGTTCCAATCGTCAATGTCGCCACGCTCGACGTAGCACTCGTCCAGCAGCGACAGAGCATGGTTAGCCGGCGGCTGCCGGCGCTCGATCAGAATGTCGGCGTTGTTGGTTTCAACCATGCACGATCTCTCCGGTGTTGGGACGGACGTGAAAGGCGCGGTCGTCGTACAGGGCAATCATTCCGTAGTCTTTGACGTTCGTGACCTCCATGCGCTGTCCGATGTGCTGCTCGCACCAATCTTCGATGGCCTTGCGAACGTGAGAGATGTCGCGCAGCGATCCATCAAGATTGCGAGCGCCTTCGTACACGCGAGCCGTGAAGACCTTGACCGTGCGCCCCTCAGACAGCCATTGTTGGACGTGCGAAACCATTTCACGCACCGGCTCTCCGATGTGCGTTTCGCTCTTCCAGCCGTCGTAGCGCGCCAGGGTGCCGTCGAGATCGACACCGATCCAGCCAGAGCCGCTCATTACTTCTTGGCCTTCTTCGTTGCTGGCGTCTTGCCAGAGTCACGCAGATCGGCTTTCTTGGAGATGTCGGTGTGGCCGTTGGTCTTGCTGACCTTCTCAGTCACTTCCTTCGGGTTGGGGCCAAGAGGCTTCTTAGTTGCCATTGCTCTTCCTTTCGATGATGTGTTTGTAGAACCAGATTGCGGTGGCAATGCCCATGCAGCCACCAAGCGTCGAGACGCCAAGAACCGCCAGTGCGCCGTTGCTGGCGTACTTGACGAAGATGAAGTTGGAGATGTTGATGCCGGCCGATGTCAGGACGGCCGCAAGGTAACGGCCGTGCTGCACATTGCGCGACTGGATGCCAAGCAGGAACACCACGGTGAAGTTACCGAGGAAGACCAGCAGGAAGTCGGCAACGCTCATGTCAGGCATTCAGGAACTCGCGCATCTTTGTTTCAGACTCCGCACCGACGATCCGAGCAGTTGCCACACTCTTTTCGAACTTGATGAGGGTCGGAACAGCACGGATGCCATTGGATTGCGCAGCCGCCTGAGCGTGGAACACGTTCACATAGGACACTTGCACGCCGAGTTCAGCTTCGAGCTTCTCCAGGGTCAGCTTGACGCCCTTGCAAGGGCCGCATGTCGGCGAGCTGAACAGCACGAACGACTTGGCGCCGCTCTCCTCAGCCCAAGACTTGAGAATTGCTTGTTCGAAGGTTTCTTGGTCGGTCATTCTTTCTCCTTGTATCCATCAGGAGAGCGAACGATCTTGATCTTTTCCCGATAGCGTTTTTCGATGTAGAGGTTCGGCGCCAGGTCTTCCACCATGTCGGTGTGAGTTGTGGCAACCATGAGGGTTGCGCCCATCTTGCGGGCGATCTTTTGCAGGTTGAACGCGATCACCTTGGCAGTGACGCGATCCAGCACTGCGAGGAACTCGTCAGCGACCCATACCTTCGCGCCAGACTCGATGATCTTGGCAAGACGGAAGCGGTAGCGTTGACCGTCAGACAACTCGTTTGGCTTGCGAACGAACAGGTAGGCGTCGTTCAAGCCGGCGATGGAAAGCAGCGTCAGCGCCTCCGTCGTGTTCTTGCCGATCTGGTCGATCAGTGGCTTCGTGTTGTCGAGCGGAACCTCATCAATGTCCGAAACTTGTATATGTTTTTCGGACATCTGCTTCTTCAGCTCGCGCAGAGCCAGCGATTTGCCTGAACCGGATTGGCCGGTGATGTAGACCACATCGCCTTGCTCCACCACGATTTCTTGCTGGTCGAAGATCACGAACTCTTTATCGTCCAAGCCCAGACCGAACGCCTCAGCGATCTCCAGAACTCGGTCGGTGCGCTCCACTGCGGAAGTGAAGCGTTTGTCGAGGGTGTAGGAACTCATTCGTCGTCTTTCTTCGCCTCGCGCTTCATCGAGCGCAATGTCTTGGCGAACCAGTTGAATACTTTCGGATTGCTAATCCACATTTCGATGAGTCCGTTGGTGTGTTGGGTGGTGATGGCCTCTTCCTGAGCGCCGTCGTCAATCCCATAGACCCAGTTGATCGCGTGGGTGATCTCGTGCTGCACCACGTTGATGGCGCGCTGTCGCGCAAGCGTTTCGTGGAGATAGATGCGGAACGTCTCGAAGTCCGTGATGCCGTCACAGCCTTCAAGAATTTCGTGCTTGTCGGGGGTGGTGATGAAGATGCGGAAGGTGTACTGACCGATCTTCACTTTGCGGGGCAAGCCGAGATATACCTCACTCATGACTTAGCCCTCCAACAGCGTTTTGACAAAGGTAACGAACGCCTCAGCGCCCTCCTTGCCTGTCTCACTCTCAACCTGCGCCATGAACGCAGCGACGTGACGTTCGTCTTTGCCCTGGATGCTCTTGAAGCCCAGTGCCTTGTCGATCTTCACATCACGGGAATCGACCTTCTCGACCGTGCGTGTGCTGTCCTCAGCCTGGCGAGCCACCTCCACCTCGATGTCGTCAACGAAGGCGTCGGTATTAACAGAGCCGAGGTCCGCTTCGAGGAAGTTCAGCTCCTTTTTGTCGAAGATGCCTTCGAGGTCGAAATTGAGCGATTCCAGCTCTTTCTGGAGCATGGCGCTGTCGATGTCAGAGATCGCAACGCGATTGTCTGCCAGGCGCGAGGCGCGAACCTGCTCTGGGGTGAGATCGTCACGCACCCAGACCGGCACTTGCTTCAGACCGAGCTTGATAGAAGCCAGGCGGCGACCATGACCCTTGATGATCACGCCGTCCTTGTCAACGACGATAGGCTGGTCCCAACCAAACTCTTGAATCGACTTGGCGATGCGTTCGACTTGGCTGGCGTCGTGGTTCTTGACGTTCAGGTCATAGGGTTTGATTTTCTCAATGTCCCAGACCGTGATTTGGCCTGGCAGGGTTGTCTTGCTCATTACATCTCCTCGCTTCAGGAGCTTCCGTTGAGGAAGTCCTTAAATTCTTGAATAGTCATGTCCTCTGGGCGGTCGAAGAAGTCCTCTTCCGTGTCGCCTTCCTCATAGCAGTCGGCGTCTTCGCACTCATCACACATATCGGGGTCGTAGACGTGGTTGACGCACGTTTCGCACTCTGGGTAGCGGTAGGCACACTTGGTCACATCCGACTCACTTTCCTGTGGCTCCGATGAGGAAAACAAGGGCATTGCCGGCATTAGAAAGTGAATCTTCATCGACAAAGCGTTGCTCCTTCATGGTTTTCTCGATCAGCTCGGAGATGGCTCCTGCGTCCTCGACTGGGACTTTGAAACGCATAATTTGATGCGTCTGGGTGGGTTTGGTTGCCGGCAGTTGGGGTTCGCTATCCCCGTCATCGAGGTCAAGGTCATCCAGCTCTATATTCACGCTTGAGAAGATCGACGCGAAGTCGCTCTCGGAATAAGGCATGAAGCTCGACAGCTCCTCTGGACTCAGACCAAGGTCATCGAGCAAGCCTGCAAGCTGAAGCGTGTCGTCGGCCCCGTAGCGACCGTTATCGACAAGGCCAATCTCTTTGGCTCGCTTGTCTGTGACGCTACCGAGGTTGACGATAGGCACACTCTGGTGGCCCAGGCGCTTTGCCGACTCCCATCGGTGTTCGCCACCGAGGATTTCGAGAGAGCCGTCTTTGAGTTCTCGGACGACGATTGGTTTGAACAGGCCAAGTCGTTCGATGCTGGCATCGAGCTTCGCCATGTTTTCGGGTGAAACGATGTTGGTGTTCCAGGGGTTTGGCGAAAGCCGCCCTGGGTCAATCATCTCCACCTTGATGTTTTTGGAATTACTCACGGACGGGCCTAATGGATTTGTTAGTCATTGCTGACTGAACTATAATCCTTATACAAAGACTTTGCAAGCCTTACACAAAAGGAATTTGATGACTGAAATCGTAACGATTGCCTACAACGCCACGACAGCCAAGCTGCATGAGCCGACACGTCAAGCAAAATTGGCCGTCCAGAAGTATGTTTCTTACCGAGTCGAGGGTGCGGAACATACTGGGGCGTTCAAAACAGGCAACTGGGACGGTCGGTCGTCCTTCTTTGACTTCCGCACCGGCACCTTCCCTGCTGGCTTCGTCAACTACGTGGCGGCGCAGCTCACGCGAGAGGGCTACAAGGTCAATCGCGTTCGCAAGCCTTTGCCGCTGCCAACAGGCCCCGAGAACCCCAAGGTTGACGCATTCCCCGAAGACCCGCGCTACGACTATCAGATGGAAGTGGTGAACCGGCTGTGCAAGCACGGCTCCATGATTGCTCAGGTCGCCACAGGCGGTGGCAAGTCACGCATTGCGCGCCTGGCGTTCATGCGAATCAACCGCCCTACTCTGTTTTTGACCACTCGCGGCATTCTGATGTACCAAATGAAGGACACGTTCGAGAACGATCTCGGCATCCCCTGCTCGGTACTGGGCGACGGTCAATTCGGCTTCACGGGTGCGGACGGACGCCAGTACATCAAGAAAATGTCGGTTGGCATGGTTCAGACGCTCGTTTCACGTCTTCAGGAACCCAACCCCGACGACACCATCGAGCAGCAGAACAAGCAGGCTGCGATCCGTCAGCAAACCATCGACCTTCTGGGCAAATTCGAGTTCGTGATCGGTGAGGAAGCGCACGAGGCATCCGGCAACAGCTACTACGAGATTCTTCGCCACTGCAAGAATGCTCATTACCGCCTGGCGCTGACCGCCACGCCATTCATGAAGGACAACGAAGAGTCCAACATGCGTCTGATGGCTGCGTTTGGCTCAATCGGCATCAAAGTGACCGAGAAGATGCTCATCGACCGAGGCATTCTTGCTCGTCCGATCTTCAAGTACGCCAAGCTCAAGCAAAAGCCTCAGCATCTGCTGCGCGGCACGCCCTGGCAGGCTGCCTACCGTCTGGGTATCGTCCAGAACGTCGAGCGCAACGCAATCATGATTGCCGAAGCGACCCGAGCAGCTCGCCACAAGCTCTCGACCATGATTCTGATCCAGCAGAAAGCGCATGGACACCTTCTGCGCGACATGCTCCTCGAAGCAGGTGTACGTGCGCGGTTCATCGACGGTGACAATGACCAAGCGGAGCGCAAGCAAGCACTCTCACAGCTCGCCACTGGTGCAATTGACGTTCTGATCGGTTCGACCATTCTGGACGTTGGTGTAGACGTTCCCGCAGTCGGCATGGTGATTCTGGGTGGCGGTGGTAAGGCCGAGGTTGCGCTGCGCCAGCGCATCGGTCGCGGTCTTCGAGCCAAGAAGAAAGGGCCGAACTGCGCGTTCATTCTCGACTTCCAAGACGACTTCAACACCTACCTGAAGTCTCACGCGCAGCAGCGCCGCCAGATCGTCACCGATACCGAGGGTTTCGGGGAGAACGTGCTTCCGGATGAGGCTGACTTCGACTACGGAATCTTCAGCGCCGCTACCGCCTAAGTCTTGCAATCTTGCCTGACTGTCCTAGAATGTCACTCAGTCATGACATAACTAGAAAGGCAGGCTATGCTCCACGCACTCCTCATCAACCTCGCAATCATCGGCGCTATCGTTCTGACCATCATTCTGACAAGTAATCCCCTCGCGCTATTTGCCCTGATGTTCCTCAAGGAAATGCCGTTTGGTCTTATGCTTGCCGATCAGGACGAAGAAGAACAGGGAAATCCCATCGGATTTGTTCACCACGAAGAGAAATAAGCGAATCGACGGTATAATCAGTTTTTACCTCCTAACCTCTAGCCCCATCTACGGGGCTATTTTTTTGCCCATCGTTTTGCTTGTATAAGGTTTGCTGTTGTATACTTAGCAAACACAATCATTTTTCAACGGAGAAACACATGACTACGGAAACCCACGTTGCCGAAGAGAAGGGCAAGCGTTACGCCATCGTGGTCGAGCAGACCGTGCAGGAGAAGCTCGCCAAGATCGCCAAGACCTACAAGATTTCTCAAGGTGCGGTCGTTGAGACGCTCATGGACAGCGCCGACATGGGCAAGCTGGAAGAAGCGTTCAAGGCTCGTCGTGAGGCCAAGGTAGCTGGTCGCACCGGCAAGACCGCCATTCTGAAGCGTCTGAGCAAGCTCACCCCCGAGCAGCTCGAAGCCCTGGCAGCCCAACTGCCGAAAGACGAGACATGAGCGGCGGCAAGGGCAGCGCACCACGTCCATTCGTGGTGCCTGTCGATCAGTTCACTACCGCCTGGCAGAACACGTTCCCCAGGCGCGAGAAGCAGCCGTTCTTGCCAATGTTCGACATCAGCCCTCAGATGGAGGCTCTGTGCCCCTATGACGACACGAAGACCGAGCGGTTGGAGCAAGTCACAAGCAACGAGACGGTCGAGCAATGTCCCAAGTGCGGCAAGAAGTTTCGGTTCTTCTTTAAGGAGCTGACATGACCACAGTCTGTCTCGAATTTCAAGGGGTCGCCAAGCGCAAGCTCGATGACCTTCAGAACGCCGGTTGGCAGATCAACGGAGTGTGCTTTTCGATGCCTGGCGAAGACGGCGTGACGCGCCACGGTGCTATCACCGAGGGTGGCAAGGTGCTGTGGTGGAATCAACCGCATCCACCTGTTCGCATCAACCCGCCAGCTATGGCAGACAACACATCAGTCACGAATGAACAACTGCAAGTCGCGGCTGGCGCACCACCTGACGACCCCTGCCCTGGCTGCCGGCCGAACCATCGCTGCCGCACACCGAAGTGCGGCCGCCTGGCGCTGGATAACGGACAAAAACAAGCAGCCTTTCCGTTTTATGGAAAAGCCGAATCATTCTGGGAGAAGAAATGACGGAGAAGACCCACCACATCAACAAGCCGATGAATTACCTGATCCAAGCGTGGTCGGCGGTCTACATGCTGGCGCTCATGTGGCAGCGAATCAGTGAGGGTGAGTACGAGAAGGCGATGACCGCGCAGTTCTTGTTCCTCGACCACCATGACAACGCCCAAGCGATCATGGATGCGATGACGCCTGACGAGAACGAGACGCTGGAGCTGATGCACCAGATCGCCCTGGAAGGCAAGTGATGGATGAGCTGGCAAACGACTGGGGCGACCTCACGGAAGCCGACCTCGAAGAGCTGGCCGCGCCCAAGCCGCAACTGGTCACGTCCAACCAGCGATTCATCTACGTCGCGATCTACATGACCGAAGGCTGCAATTTCCCCATGACGATGACCAGCCAAGACCGTGCTGACGTGATCAAGTGGGTGCGAAGCAGTGCCGGACTCGACAAGAGCCGTCCATTCAAACTGTATCGACTGGAGGCGTGATGACCAACAAGATCGAAGACCTCGTGTATCGGCTGCGCAAGCGGGCTGAGATTCGTCGGCAAATTCCTGGGCGCAAGTCGGTGCAGGAAGGCAAACCAGACCGCCTCGCAGACCTTCTGGAAGAGGCGGCAGATGCGCTGGCGCAGCATTGCACCTTTGCCATTTCCGACGAAGACTTCAAGAACGACAGGTACGCATGATGGCGTCGTCAATCTGCACCATCACCGTCGATGAGTGGACAGTCTCGGAGTGGGTTCTGGCAGCCTACAACCGTGCGATCTGCGACATCCACCAGACGCCAGACAAGGACAAGACACCTGAGCAGAAAGCCAGGCTGCAACAGCTTCGCAATGCCTGCATCGAGGTTCACGAAGAACGCATCAAGCTCAACATGGCGAGGTACAAATGACTACCCTCTACGATGAGTACTGCCAGCTTCGCTTGGAGTGTGGCTTCGACGCCGGTCACGAGATCAAGCCAGCGGTTTGGAACGCCTGTGATCGGGAGTCGCAGATGAGCATGGTGGCGCAGATGCGCAGGGGTGCCGCTCAACACAAGCAGCAGATGGAGACAGAGCGCCAGTACAAGGAACGCTACGGGGAGGTCTGGTGAGAGTCCTCGTCTGCGGTGGTCGTGACAACAACGAAAAAAATTTCATTAGTTTCGTTCTGGACGCAATTCACGCAAAAAAATCAATCAATCTGATCATCCACGGTTGTGCGTCGGGTGCTGACAGCATCGCAGAGCAATGGGCAGCTCAGAAAGACGGTTGCACGAGCTTTGGCGTACCTGCGGACTGGAAGAAGCACGGGTCACGCGCTGGCCCCATTCGCAACAGGCTGATGCTGGAGCTTGGCAAACCTGATCTCGTCATCGCTTTCGAAGGCGGTGCTGGCACACGGGACATGACGACTGCGGCGACAGCCGCCGGAGTCAAAGTCCTGTTTGCCGAGAAGTTGCGCTCTCATTTCCCATCTTGACCCACTCGCCTCGAAATTTTTTGCTTGTATAAGGATAAGCAAATGTCCTCATCGGGTCATTTTCGGTGCGAACGTGGGGATTTGGGCCTGAAATGTCCCCATCGGGTCATTTTCCGCTCGGTCTTACGGATTCTGAACTAACGTAAAGCGTATTTGTCACTTGGGGGCGCTTTTGCAAAGTACGTTTTACATTATGTGTGCCGGCTGTATAAGGATGTGATCTCAGGGGTCTGCCTGGCTGTATAAGGGGCGCTCGGGAGAGGTCGGAACGAGGAAGGGGTCGCCTCCTAGGCAACCGAAAATCTCTAGGACTTCGGTATTCTTTTTCACATTACAGCATCACATCTGGTCGATAGAGACACGCTATCACGTACACTGCACCGATTGCAATTACTGCACAATCAATAAAATCAATCATTATCAATCTCCAATAGGTTTCATTGATAGAGCGTGATTGTGTCACGCTCTATCGGTTTCACTGTTAAGCGTACATTGTCACAATCATGCGCGCTGCGTCATTGTCTTGAAGCGTGATAGCGTCATTGTTTTTTGACTTGATCACGTTTGCAAGGTTCAACGCTTTGAGCATCATTCGCGTGCTACTTGCTTGAGTGCTTGCGGTCGATTCGCTGCAATTGTGCAAGCGTTTGAGTGCTTGCACTTGTTCGGTTTCGCTATATTCGATAGCTTTGCAAATGCTCATGCGCGTCTCTTTGGTGTTCACCGTTTGCAGCTTCACCAGATTGAACATGATAGAGTTAGAATAACCATCAAACGATGAACGCGCATTGTTTGCGAGTGCATACAGTGCTTTGCGTACCTTTTGCAGTGCATACACTGCGAGAAAATCACTCTTTGATTCTGTCTTGAGAACTGCAATTTGTTGCACCAATGCTGCAAGGTTCAAACCTTGAATTTCGCTGCACTTGCTTAGAATAGCTGCACCGTTTGCGTCATTGAAAAACTTGTATTCAGCTTGCAGCGTGTCGCGTTGATTGTCATTGTCCGCATTGTCGATTCGCTTTTGAATAGCTGCTAAGATCAACGCTTGATAGTCGGTCTTTGCTGCTACTGCGTTTTTACCTTGCTTCGCTTTGCTAGTGTTTGCGTTTGCTTTGCTCATGTTGTACCTCTTAAAAGTTGGTTTGTTGTATCGGTCAAAATCAACCGATGACTGAACTATAACACAATCAAACCAGAAAACAATCATTTTGTGATTGATTTTTTCAATCGTGCTGATTGATTTTTTCAATCGTCAAATGCTTGCAGGGGTTTTGATTGTATGGTAAACGCACGGGCAGGCAATCAAGTCTTATAGGAGACAGGAGACTACTCTCCTAGGAGACAGGAGACTACTCTCCTAGGAGACTTCTCTTATGTCTTATAGGAGACTACTCTCCTAGGAGACTGGTCTTGGGTCTTATAGGAGAGTTGGATGAGGACGATTCTCATCCGCGTTTCGGCGACTCCAACGTCACCGACCGCCCTGACCTCCCCGACCTCCTACGCTGCTCTACTCAGCCACCCAGCCGTACTCCTAGGCGATTTCATTCAGCCGTCCAGCCGTACTCCGAGGCTGTCGATCACTCTTCCTAGGCGGTTCTGTTCAGCCGTCTTGCCGTACTCCTAGGCATCCCTAGGCAGCGTCTTCAACGAACAAAGGGTGTGAGTTCTCCTCACACCCTGCTGTCTTCGATCATCGTTCGTCGTACAGACGGGGAGATCGCCGAACTCCGTGCCCCTGACGAAGCATGTGAAGCTCAACCTCTTCCTGCATCTCGTCGTAGTACGCTTCCTGATCCTCGAAGGTGTCAGCGAAGTCGAATCGCTTGTCTTCAGGAATGCGGTTCGTTGGGGTTGGTTGTGCTGGTTGAATCATGCTCATGATGTTCTCCTATGTCATTGATGACTTATGCGGTTTCACCGACTTTGGGGTACGTCATGCCGAACTCGTCGGTTTCGGCGAAGTCACTCATACCGAGAACGTGCAAAGCATTTACCCAGGAACCGATGACCAGTCCACCTGAGAAGAACAATCCGAAGATGTGCAAGTAACCACCACCAGTCTCCGAGCTGAGTGCGAACGCACACAACGCTGCGAGAACGAATCCAATGATGGTTGTTGCTATGGTGTAGACGAAGGTTGATTGGCGGAAGTTCATAGTACGCTTTCTTTGATCACTCAAAATCGAGTGATTGCAATGTAACACGACTTTTGATTGTTTTTCATGTGGCCTGGCAAGTCTCCAATGAGATGGCCTGATGACGAAGCTTTACGGCCTAGGAACCGATGCTTACGGCCTAGGCGTGAAGGTCATGTCTGGCCTAGGGATGCCTAGGGAGTGTTTGGATACGAAAAACCGAGCGTGGCCTGCTCGGTTCATGGTCTTAGGCGGATTTGAGCTTTCCCCAATCGGCCTGATGACGTAGCAGCTTGACTTGGAGGTTTGCGGTTCGTCGGTAGAACTCAGGTCGAAGGTTCTTTGCAGCGTGTTGTGCGGCCAACGCATTTGCGATGGTTTCCAACATGAAGTCTGGTGTGAAGTAATAAATGTTTTCTTCGTTCGCTTCCTGTACGCAGTGACCGAAGGTGTTGACGAGTAGGACAGCGGTGTCTGCTTCTTCGTCGGTTAGGTTGCAGGCGTCGAGTATGTTCATAGGAACGTCTTTCGTTGAACTGAAAAATCTCAGTGCTTTTACTGTAAGCGAAAAAGATCGTTCCTAATCAACCTTATACAAAGTCTCCATGCAAGTTGCCTAACCTTATAGGGCGAACGCCAAAACCTTATAGGGACTCTTATAGGGCGACGCCTAGGGATGCCTAGGAGCTTATAGGGGAACTTATACATAGGGCGATGCACTCTTATACCGCCAACGTCCAACATTCAGCCTTGGAGCCGTATCTCAACCTCCTAGGACGTTATTCAGCCGGTCGGCCGTACTCAGCCTTGGAGCCGTACCCTGCCCCGCAAACCCGCATGGTTCCTAGGCGTTGTGGGATGCCTAGGCGATTCGCGGGCGAATTTTTTATGTGTAAGGTTTGGCATTTCGAAGCGTTTTTCGTCGAGGGATTACTTCACCCCTATTTGGTGCATCTTTGGTGCGTTTTCCGTTCATTCATTGTTCTCTCCTATCTATGTTTCTTGATCCTCTCTTAATTCATTCCCTATGTGTGATTGATCTTCCTGTTCCTTGTGTCTATGCGCTTTGTGGTCGTTGTCCGGTTCCGTGTCGTTGTTCTCCTGTTGTGTGACGAGATTGTTTTTCCTGTAGCTGTTGCCTGATTCCGGTCTGGTTGCGTTTGGTGTTTTCCTATAGCTGTTCTGGTTGCCGATGTTGCTTTTGGGGCTGGATTCGCTTTGGTTTATTCCTTAGCGTTTCTTGATTGGGTTTTGACTCTGGTTCCTTAGGAGTTCGGCTTTGAGCGTTTCCTATGCCTTGCAGCTTTTGGTCGTCTGGGTTGCTCGGTGCCATGAAGCTCTATTCAGCCTTGCTGCCGTACTCCGTGCCGGTTCCTGATTCTGTTCGGGACCGAGCTTTGGGGCTTTGGGGATTTCTTCTCTGGCGTTAATTACTTATGTATTGTTCTTAGGCTTATAGATTGAATTGTCGCGGGGATTTTGGGAGTTCTAGGTTCCGGTTCCTGGCCTGCTCCGGTAGCTTTAGGTTTCGGTGGCCTGCGTCTGGTTGCTTAGGGTTCTGGCCTTGAGGTTCGCGCTTACAGGCCGACCTTATAGAATCGTTTTTAAGCTCTTTTCCTGCTTGTCTGAGGTCGGTGATATTGATTGCTTTTTGGCTTCGTTTTAGCGGTCGTTTTGAGGTCTGGCCAAGGTATGTTTTTGCTTGTCGTTTGTTGCATCGAAAAACAGTCATTTCCTGACAATACTCATACTACATCTGTGTCCAAATGTCATGACGTGAAATGGCGTTTTCTTCAATGCTGACGGGGACTTACGCCTTGGAGTTAATGTAATGGTTTAGAACCCTGCTTTTCGCAGGGTTTCGGTGCGTTTTTGAGGCTGTTTTTCAGCCCCTAAATGAGCACTATTGGCTTACACCTTTTTGGAGCTTTTCAAGCTCCGTTTCGCAGTACCGGATGAGCGCATCACGAGCTGCTTGAGGCGACCGATCTTGGACAACTCCGTCATGAAGTTCTTGGAGCTTTTTCAGCTCCTTCATCTCCATACCTGTGACTGTTTCGATGTTCTTCTGGCCTACATAATCTCTCGCCACATAGTCGATGGCCATTTCGTTGAGGCCGGCCTTCTTGATCGTCTTCAGTTGGGCTTTGTTGAATAGCGAGCCTACCGCGCAATTATTGCCTGACGGGTATTGATACTCGCATCCGCAGGCTTCGCGTTCGGTTTTAGGGCCGACCTTTTTCAGCTTTGCCTGTTGAGCGATGTGTCGCAGGCTTTCTTCGCGTGTTCGGCATTCGACTCCGTTGATGATTTGCATGATGGGTACTCCTTTGGTGCTACTTAGTTGCCGATAGATTCGTAGTGCTGGATGAGGTGGTCGAGCCAAGCGTGTCTTGTCGCTTGGAGCTTTTCGTCTCGTCCTTTCTTTGTGATGATCTCGTGGGGCTTGGCATGCCCTTTAGCCATGAGCCAGTCATCCAGCGTGACGTGACCTTCGAGCAGTTGGGCGATCACTTGCTTGGCTTCATAGATGCTTTCGTCATGTAGCGGATGCCGGACGAACTGCCGATTTATTGCGTGGCAGATGAATCGAGCCTGACATTGCTGTCCGCGACCATTCCAAAGGTCGGTCTTGGCTTCGCGGAAGACTTCGCTGAGTTTCATTCGGTTTTCTCCTTTGCTGCGGCCAGGCGTCTGAACCTTGCCAAGTTGTTCTTGATGGCGTGCTGGTCAACCTGATTGGCGGTTAGAAACTGCGTCTCAGGGAACTCATTGAAATGGACACGCCAGTGTTTTGATGCTCGTTCACAGGCTTTGACCGTGAACCCTTCTCGTGCATAAAGGCGAAATGCCTCGACTAGTCGTTTGGGTAATCTTCCAGCCATCAGCTCTCCTTCATGCTTAGTTCGAGCTGGATGTACTGGTCGAAAGTCCGGACGATCTGTTCGCCTTCCGGCCCAGAAAAGAAGATGCCGGCGACACCGCCATCGTCTTGGCCCAATTGCTCTTGAATGTGTAGGCAAGCTGCGTCGAGTGCGGCCATTGCCAGTTCTGCGCGTTGCTTGGGAGTCATGGTGTAGTCCTTTCTGTTTCATTCACCGATGACTTACTGTAACTTGCAAGCGATGGACTTGAAATGGTGCCAATCACTACGCCTTTCACAATCCCATGCCGCTCGACGTGGAGGTCTTTCATCGCTTGAGTGATGAAGCCTGGCTCGTTCACCACGTCAGCCCAGGCTTTGCCATTGCGAATAGCTTTAGGGTCGCACATTCCCATCATCCTCTCCTCATGCGCGCCATTTCGGTCGCCTCGTCAGTACTGAACACAGGCACGGCATTGCTCTTATGGAGTGTGCCAATGCCAATCATCTTGGTTCCTGTGTAGCGTCTGCCGATCACAGGTTTGGTGCCGCCTGACCCGCCTGTGTCGAGCGACTTGAACTCTCGTCCGGCGCTGCGCCCAGGCGGTGTCGTGAGCTTGGGCAGTCCGCTTGTAACATCGGCGCTGCATCTAACACTGCCAATGTTAGAACGCGAGAACTTGGGTACATTCGCCCACTTGCGCTGCATAGCGTCGAACGCTTCCATCGCCTCGCGTTCAGCTTTGGTTGGGTTGCGGCGCTTCTTCATGACTGCATCGGCTGGAGCTGCTCACCGTAGGCCCAATGACCGTTGGTCAGGGTGACGATGAGGTAGTTCTTCTGCGCCCAATCTGCCTCTTCGACATCCTCACCGTACTTGGAGCGCGGATGCTCAGTCAGCTGCATGGACTCGATCTTTGCGGGCTTGGCGGGGTCAGAGCCAAACGCACCGCGCCAAATGACGAAATCGCCTACTTTGATTTTGCTCATGATCAGTACTCCGAAGGCAGCAGCAACATGCCATTGATGAGGTAGAAGCTCCACACGCCTACAGGCGCATCGGTGTAGTCGATGGCCTTCTGCCAAATGAAGTTGTCTTTGCCGTCTTCCACAACGACTGTGCCCTTGCTGTCTTTGGACACGAGCTTCACAACGGCGAACTCATGACCTTGAGGCAGCACCTCGGTGCCAACAATGTCGAGAAACCAGTAGGCGCCGGCGTTCTTGGCGAAATACTGGACGCCATCGGTGTAGAGCATCTTGGAAATGGCGTGCTTGAACGGTTGTTCGCAGCCTGTGAACATGCGTAGGTTGGAGCGAAGCTCTTGGGGTGTCATAACGATCCTTTCAAAACGTGTTGCGGTATTTGTATTGTCACCAGTGACTTAAGCGCCTACAACAGAAAATGCAGGCGATCTTGCGTCAACCATTGGGGTAATCGAAGCGTTGACGCTCGTGCCCCTGCTTCACCAACTTCCAATCTTCGAACGATTGGACTTCGGCTTCTGCCAGGGGAATGCCGGCCTGCGCCAAGAGTCCACCGTAGTCGCGGAGCTGGTCGGCGCGTTCCTGAAGTGCTTGGTTAATTGCTTCGGCGTAACTCATGGCTTACTCCACGATGACGAAGTGATCGCGGGGATAGTTGGACATCCACCAGCCCCCCCCTTCGAGCTTGTAGTTGCCTGTCGTGCTGCTTTGGCACAGGGTCACGTTCTTCTCGCGTCCGGTGTACCACTCGCTCTTGAGGCGCTTCAGTGCTTGCTCCCGAACATGCTCAAAAGTGACGCCATGCTTGTTGGTATAGAAGGGGGCGATGACTTGGGCGAACTTGTCGGCCAACGTCTCGAACTTGGGTGCGGTCAGGTTGCCCTCGTAGGGGATAACGAAAGTCTTCTGATCGTCAGGCGCGGGGCCTGTGCGTAGCAGTGTCTTCAGGCACTTGTTGAATCGGCGTTCGAGCATTTCATTCCTCCTCAGTGTCAATAAATTCTTCGGACTCAGCCATGTCCTTCACATCGTCTTCGCTCATGTAGTCGAGACAGGCTTTTGCGACGGTCATGGGGTCAAGCAGACCCTGCTCCATCTTTTCGATCACCTTGCAGGTGGCGGGTCGGGCGTTACTCATTCGGAACATCGTCGTTCTCCTCTTTGATGGTTACGATGGCTGATGCACCTTGGTTCTCCAACGTGCGCTCCAGTTGCCGCTTGAAGTCTTCGAGCCAATCATCCGGCTCGCCCATCGGGTGACAGCCAGGCGGCATTTCGAGCAAGTCGATTCGGATGTACTTAGGCATCGTCATCCTCCAGCTTGTAACCGGCTTCATGAATTGCCTGCTCGACGTTCTTGGGCAAGATCATCACGCCGTCATAGTCCACAAGCTCTTTCGCTTCGTTGAACCACAGGCCACCACCCTCGCCAAAATCATCGTGTTCGAAGTATCCGTACATGGCTTCAGGGTCGATATTCACTTCCCATTTACCAACCTTCTTCGTTAGGGTGAAGTTGTAAGACATGAATCGCTCCTTCGTTTGTTTGTCTTATATCTATTGTCACCACTGACTTATGGACAAACAACCGAAAACGCAGGCGACTTAGTAGTCTTCATAAGTCTCCCAAACTGGTGTGTGGATGACTTTGTGATCGGTGCGTCCACTTGCCGCGACACTGACGGACACCGTGAGTAGATCGCCAATCTCAGCACCGTTGGAGTAGCGATCCACCACCTGCTCGATCTCGTGGAACGTGTGACTGAGGTTGTAGGACGCAGTGCGGCGGTATCTCTTGCGGGCACGCCAATACCCCTTTCGCATCCAGCGCAGCAGCAGCTCCTTGAACCGAGGGTTGGCGATGCGAAAATCCAGCATCTGCTCTGCGCTGAAGAACTCCTCACGCAGCGCCTTCATCGTCTTGTTGACGACCTCAACCAGCTCCTCTTCCCAACCGTCGATGTGACGAGGGCGCCAGGGCATGTCGGCCAATACTTTGCTCTTGTTCCAAAAGCGTTCTTGCGTGAACTGCGCCAAATCCGAAGGCATGATTTCGGATGGGCGGTGATACATGGTTGGCTTGTAGTGGAAGTAACCGCCATCCATTCGCACGTAGATCATCGCGCCAAACGCCATGACTTCCTCTTCCAGCGTCCCAGCCGTGATCTCGGAATGCTCCATCACGTCATGCGCCACGCCTAAGCCGCGCATCGCGTTGAAAGTAGGCATGGCTTTGGGAATCCAGCCATCGCTACCGTACTCTTTATCCTCTCCCCAGATGAACTCACACTTCGCTACTGCCATTGAGTCCTTCTTTCTCCAAAGGGGCTGCTTCGAGCTTGCGCTTGGGTGTCAGGCGAAGCTGCTCGGCAGACTCAGCATCCAATTGATCTGCGCCAGCAAAGATCGCCAACTGCTTGATGTATCGGCGGTCAGTTGTGCCGGCTTCGTAGACGCCGACGTGATCGCCCTGAATCATGAGAAGTCTCATCACTCGATCTCCTCTGCGCGATCTGCGGACACGAGAACGGTGTCAATGAAGGCTTTGTTGTCGTCCACCCAATGCCCCTTGTCAAGACGCACACAGTAGGCGGGGTGCATCGTTGCGTAGTGGGCGCTTTGGTAGGTGGCGAACCCGACCACGGTGCCAGTGATCCAGTGGTGATCGTTCACCTTGATTCGTGTGCCTATGTTGAACATCGCGTTCTCCTTGTCTTTGTTGCTGATGAGTTAATTGTCACAAGTGACTATTGGACTTGCAACGTCACTTGTGACTTACCCAATCAATCAGCCTGTTCCGTGTCTTCGTCTTCGCAGTCTTCGAGGAAGGTGATCATCGCCTCGATGACTTCGCCCAAGCTGTTGCGCCGGAAGTAGCAGGTGTAGCCGCCATCGCCGTAGCCTGAACTCGACACTGCTCCGAACTCAACGACGCCAAAACTCTTATCCTCCAGCGTCAGGTTGCACACGGAGTCATAAAAGGCTTCGAACGTCGAGTCCTGCGAGTCTCGTCGTGATCGGCTGTCGTCCTTGTCTGCGACCGACAGCGCGTACTTGGCAACGTCGAAGAACCCCGCCTGACCCGAGTCCACGCCAACATCAATGTCGGAGCGTTCCCAATTGAAGTTCAGCTCCGTTGTGGGGTCGAACTCCTTCTCGAAGCCTTGAGCGACGATGTGGATGTAGGCAACCCGACCGATGTAGGCGGCAGCACCTTCGTCGTACCGCGCAACATCAGAGGCGTACATTGCCGCCAACGCCTCATTGCCATTCGCTTTCGCCGCTTCCATCTTCTCGGCGGTCTTCTGGCGCCACTTGGCGCTCATCTCCATGTCGAGCTTGTCCTTGTGGTAGCCGACGTGAGCGTCCCAAGTGCCGTTACGCACCTTGTCCAACGTACCCGCACACCATGTCGCCATGTCGTAGCAGGGGTCGGTGACGCGCAGGGCGCCGGCAGTGACGTTGAATGTCTCGACGTTGGAGACAGAATCAATGTGGACGACCTTCATACTTACCACCACGAATCGTAGAAAACAGCCTTGCCTTCGCTGATCGCTTGGCGTGCTTTCTTGACGAACTCCAAGACATTCGCCTTGTCATCGTCATCAAACTCTTCCTGGCCGCCAAAGAAGAAACCTTCAGTCGGTGGCAGAGCTTTCAGTGACGCAAGCGACTCCAGCCGGTCGAGGTCTTCAGGCATCAGCCGCACTGTGTTGCAGTTGAAGTCAGCGCCTGTGCCGCCCTTGCTGCGATAGAGCGACTCCATCCAGCCGTGCAGGTTGTTGAACTTGCGCCAGTAAGCGAAGTCGGTATCGACGCCTTCGACAGCGTTGCCGTCCTTGAACAGCTTGTCATTTACGTCCACTTGTTGATCGCCCACCAGCTCCACAGGTGCGGTGTAGGCATACATATCGAGTCCCATATTCGTTCTCCGGTTAAGTCAAAATCGACAATTGAATTTTCACCACCGAGTATTGGACATGCAATACTCAGCAGTGACTTACCCACGCAGATCGCCAATTAGACGCGAGCGTCCAAAATTGCGACCACTTCGCCAATGCCAGCTTCCAGTTCGGCGATCTTGGTCTTGATCTTCTCGCTCTTGGCTTTCACCTTCTTCAGTTCGGCGACATTCTCTTCCGCCTTCTTGATGATTTCGATCAGTTCGTCGTCCTTGATATTCTCGACAGGAGTGCCGTTGATGTAAGTGACGTGGGTGATTTTGATAATGGACATGGTTTGTTCCTCTTGAGGTTGCAAAATGCAGGGTTGTGATTCGCCGAGAGCAATCTCGGCACAGGGGTTAGTTCCAACAGGCTTGAGCGCCGATTTCTGAACGCCGCTTGTTGTGTAGGTGTAGTCCGCTTCATTGAGGCGGTCCAACTGATAGCGGAACTCGGACATATTGCTTTCGCTGGAGAAGCCGTATGGCGAACAACTGCCACCCAATCGGTTCCACAGTTCAAGGTAAAGATACGACCATTCGACGCCTGACAGCGCGTGAGCATGAGCTTCACCCAACTCTCTGCGAATGGGCATAATGTGCCCACCCACGTAACGCCGAAACTGAGAGAAGTTTCCTCGGTCAACCTCGTGCCTGGCTTTCACCATGAACGCATGGTCGTTCTCCAATGCCCAGATGTACTGGACGGTCATGTGATCTAATCTTTCAGGGGTCATTTCATCGTCGCTCCTTTCTTGTCTTGCTTCGATAGTTGAACTGTAAACGCTGACCCCAGGACATTGAGCCGCCCCACACACGTCCCCACTCATCTCGCCAACACCCTTCGGCGTCGAAGCGATTAGAGCGCGCCTCCAGTGCGGTTGATACCGAGGTAGCACCTCACTGTGGAAATCGAAGGCCAACGTGTTCTAGCGCGTCTCATAAATGATGCCTAAAGGGTTGTAATGCGCGTTTTATGATGCGTTTCAGGGGTTAAGAGGCACAATTCGACCCCTTATGCCGAGGACATTTCCGCACAAATAAAAGAGGGGCGAACCCCTCTGGCGCCTACCACGCCGAATCGTATGCGTCATCCTTTGGTCTGTCCGCTGCCGCTCGTTCAGCGGCTTCTCGCTCTTGCGCCAGGCGCTGCGCTGCCAACGTGGTCAGTTCGCGCTTCTTCTCCAGCACCACGTTCAGCATCATTGGCGACACCTTCCAGCGCATCGGCAATTCCTTGCTGTACTCGTTATCCCACTCGACGCCGCTGATGGTTTTTCCATTGACTCGCTTGATCTTGATGTAACGCTTTTTGCCTGCGCTGTCGTTGAACCATGCAATAGCTCCTACACGAATCGCGGCACCGACACGCACCTTCAGGACTTCGATGCACTTGTCCCTGACCGCTTGCAGGGTTTCCGAACTCAGAGCTTCTAGCTTACTGAGGTCCATTTCCATACTCCTTTTGAAGTTCATCCAAAGTTTGTTGAGCAATAATTTTGGCATCGCCACCATCAGCAATAGCCTTTAACGCCTCTTGCATCTTGAACGCCATATCCTTATACGTAGCGCGTTCACGCATCATCTGGAGCATCTTTGCCTGCTCCGCATATTGAAAACTGTGCATCGGTGAAAAGCCTTTCATTGAAGCGCCCTAAAACCAAGACGCTTGAATGAAAGAGGGGCGCGAGGCGCCCTCCTTCAGTCGTGACTTACAGGCCCAAACGAGCGTTGACCACAGTCAGGACGGTGCTGTCAGGGTTAGCGACCATCTTGCCCTTCTCGCGCTGCGTGATGCCGAGCAGAGGGAACAGCATGAACATCTGATTCGCCTGAGACGCTGCGGTGCCTGGGCTGTACGGCTTGGCGAGCAGATTGCTCTGAAGGTTGCCGTTCTTGCCCGAAGTCAGCTCGCCATCCTTCTTGAGAACTTCGAAGGCGCGCTTCATGACTTCGTTGAGGCTGTCAGCGCCCTTCTCCGACTTGAGCCAAGTGAACAGCATGATCGCTTTGTCCTTCACCTTGTCAGCGATGGCATCACGAGTGTTCATGGCGTCCACGAAGGAGTTGACGCGCACCTCGTTCGCTTCGGCAGAGTCCGACATGAAGAAGTGGAGGTGCGACTTGTCACCGAGCAGCGCCACCAGACGGTCGCCAGGCTTGTGCGTGATGCTGGTGATGCGAGGAGCTTTCGGTTCTTTCGGCTCTTTCGGAGCTTTCGCCTTCTTCTCTTTCTTGGGCGCTGCGGTCACTTCGGCGTCAGCGTCAGCAACGTCAGCTTTGGCAGCGACAGCTTCGATGGCGTCTTCGACTTCATGGCTCTCTACGATCTCGGCGTCTTCGAGCGCCAACTCATCGAGCAGAGCTTCGGCGAGGATGCCATCGTTCACGATAGCGTCACCGATATTCGACTGGGTGCCGGCCATGTGAAAGGTGGTTTCGGCTTTGGTGGTTTTCTTTGCTTTGGTCATGGAAAATACTCCTTGAAAAATTGAACAGTGTGGAACGGCATCGCATTTGCGATATTTGAACTGTATCGAGCGAATCATGGAGTTACAAGCATTTTGCTTGGGGACTTTTCAGATTGCCTTCGCTGATCAAATTGTCATACCGTTTTGCGATATTTGAATTGTGATGCGCCGATACAGGACAAACAAGCGAAACCACAGGCGATCCAACAGGAGACATTAGCCAGTAGGAACTAATTAAATATACGTGCGCGTGTGCGCGAATAGTCGCCGCCGGCAGGAGAGTCAACGCGTTCCACAGGCGACATGAATGGAAACATGAATAATAAATTTGCCGAGGCAACCGCCTTGGAACCCGCATGGATACTGGAAAGGCGGGTAATCCCCGCCTCCAAGATGAATAGCAAAGTGAATTAAAAGCCTACGTCACTATTCAGCCTAGCTGCCGTACTCCGCCGCCCTACCAAGCGCCAAACGAGTCGGTCAGACCCTCGATCTCCACATCCGCTGGCTTGTTCGGGTCAGGTGGCGGTGGTGGCGCAAGCAAGTTGTCCTTCTCGATCAGATCGCCATCGTCATTCAGTTCGGCGTCTGCCCAAGTGATGAGGAACTCCTCGTAGGTGTTCAGCGCCTCGTCAATGGTGGCGAACGTCTGTCCGTTGATCACGGGGTCTGGAACCATCGTGCCATCGGCGCGGTAGTTCCACACGCCGATGCAGAAGACAGGCCACGTATCGCGGAAGGAAGACGCCTGCTGCGGTGTCAGGTTGCCCTGCCAGGTCAGGCGAACACGAACCTTGCCGTTGTCGTATTCGCGGATGACGGAGTAGCTCTCGTCCTTCTTCAGCTCAGTCCACTTCGCCTTGTCGATGCGAAGCCCTGTTTTGTCCAAGTAGATCATCGGTCAGCCTTTCTGAAACATCCAATCTTCAACCTTGAAGGTTGGCACAACTACATCATTCACCACAGGCTCAATGATGGTCGTCGTGTCGGTCAGGCTTGGGCCTTCGATGATGAGGACGAGCGCGTCACGGGAGAACTGAATGGAGTGAACGTCCGAGTGGCGCATAAAGTACCAGTCCGAAGGATGATAGGTTGTCTCCTTCTTTCCCCAGAAGGCACGACCGGCATCGGCTCGGTCGTATTGGCCTGGCTCGCCCTTGTACGTGAGCGAAGTGGCCTGAAACTCATCAGCTCCAGTCGGGCCTGTCCTCTTACACCAGATCGAGTTCGTCACGCTGCCTGCCAGAACGCAGCAGGCGAGATCGAACCGATGACTGTGCGGCGTGATGTGTTCCTGATGGTTTCGAGCACTGTGGAAGAGCCGTACCTTCTGACCGTCATGGTTGGGGTCTTCGGCCAGCATCATGCTAGTCAGCCCTGGAACGATGTAGTTATGGATGTGGCCGTAGCTGTTGTCTTTCAGGAATGAACACATCATGTCGCGGATAACTTCTGCCATATTTAGACCTCCAATTCTGGGTTTTGCAGGGTGAACCACAGCGGTTCGGCACGTTCGCGCCAGGTGGCGAATCGCGCTTTGGTTGCGAGATAGAACTTGCGATAGGCGATGACTGGATCGGAGTCTCGAAACTCCTCCGGCATCGCAAGCGCAAATGGCGTGAGGCCGATACGTGGCAGCTCTGGCGCCCATTTCAGCGACCCTTGCAGGTACTGATCGCAGGCGTGAACCTTTCCGTATCGGTAGGTGTACTCATCGCTCAGGGCGCATCCATGCTTCCAGAGCCATGCGTAGTTGTGCATCGAGGTTCCTGCCCAGATCGTGCAGGGGTGATGCTCGTGGGTCAGCTTGTAAGGCGCCTCACGACCGTTCTGGAGCCGCACGGCAGACAGCATCTGGCACGTCTCCAAGATCATCTTGACCACATGCTTGTCGCAGGCCATTTGCGCGGCCACAGTGGGGTTGCGGTGAAGGACGAAGATGTTCATTCCTCTAACCTCCTGTCATCGCGCTTGGTTTGCTTCTTGGCTTTGTGACGGCCGGCGCTGCGATTTGGATTGCGTACCATTTCACGTACCACTGGGTTCCGCTGCTTGGGTGCCTTTTTCTTCTTGCGCTTCACAACGACACCTCCGAGATAACTTCATCGTCCAGCAAGAGCTGAACGGTGTGGCGATCAACATAGAGCGGGCCTTCCATACCGCCTGTGTATTCGCTGGTGGTTTTCACATCCAGCCTCAAGTTCTCACGCAGGAAGGCGATCAGTTCTTCTTGGCTCATGCTCGCTCCACAATGTCGAAACAGTTGTGGTCGATCAGGAAGATGTTGATCTCGGGGTTGTCCACTTCCACCGGATAGGTTGGCTCGGGGAACGTGAGCGACTCCGCATCCACATGCGTGATCTTCATGCGCAGGGTTTTCATGTGGTTCAGACCAGCCTTACGGCCGTACACCTGCTCCAAGCCCTCGTCATTGAGGACAACCGTATCGCCGACTTTCGGTACTGGATGCGCCTTCACTTCTGGCTCCACTTCTCGTCGTTCGCTGGTGAGGGCGGCGCGCACAAGTGAAACCACTGGATGTCTGGCATGAACCCCAAATGAGACAACCCCAGTATTGATTTTCCGCATCTTTGACATTGCATAACTGCCTTTCATAACTTGCTGATGACTTAATCTTAGAAACCGAATACAGGGGTTGCAATACCATCCTGAGAGATTCCCTAGACGTAAAAACGCGCCATTAAGTGCTACGTCAAAACCGATAGCTGAAACCTAATGGCGCGCTCTGAGCGCGTTCTAGCGCGTCTGATTATTCAGGCGTGACTGATCGCTTAGTGTCGTCTTCTGCAACCTTCCGATGAGTGCTGTCGAACACCTCTGGACTCACGCCAGTACCCTCGAAGATCGACTTGATGTACGCCTGGACTTCTTCTTCGCTTGGTTGCTCAACCTGCACGTCCACCAGGCGCACGCCGGCTGCTCGACCAGTGATGCCGAACCAAATCGACACGATGAAGAACAGGACGGTCTTGAACAGCGCCTCGAACAGCGGTTGCAGGAACGTGTAGAAGATGATCCAGGGCAGATGGAAGAACGGCGAGATCACGCCTGCCGCCAGCGACTTCAGGTAGTTGGGATTGCGCTCACCCAGTCGCAGGTTGCGAGGCTCAGGCAGCCATGTTGGAGCGAAGACGTATTTGAAGCGTTTGATCATGGGTTCTCCTTAGTAGTGTGATGATCGACCTCGTTGATGTGGCGGCTTCTGATCGTCATGACGCCACCAGCTTGCATCCGTAGTTTTGGCCCTTCTTGACGAACGTGAAGGTTCCAGTGATCGCGCCGTGGTTCATCTTGTTCACGATGTCGGAGAAGTCCGAGACGAACATGGACACATTGGTGTTGGTGCCAAATCGCTTCATCGTGAAGGTCACGGACGAGCGACCTCTGCCGTATGACTGGAACGTCAGGGTGTCGTTGAACTCGAAATTCTCCCGCATCTCCGCGCAGCCATAACCTGCGTAGTCCAACTGGTTGCCGGCGCTGTCAAACGGGATTTTGTAGTCTCCTGTTGCCATATCACTCCTTTGTAGTGTGGTGGTCTACAGCCGTGTGGCTTCGACCCTGCATGTATTCCCTGACTTCATCGAGTGAATAGGGGGTGAGATTGTTGGTATCGACGCCGACATCCAGCAGTCGCATACCTTCGTAGGGGTGCTTCAGAGTGCCGTGCGAGTGACCGTGCAGCATCCAAGAGCCGTAGTGCGCCTTGTTCCACGTCAGCATCGGGAAATGGCACATGACGATGTGTTGGCCGTCGATGTTGACCTCCAGCAACGACTGGATGGACTCCATGCGCGACACCATCGGCGACTTGCTTTTCAGCGCCTTGTCATGGTTGCCCAAGACCCAGTGAATGCGTCCATTGAGCGATTCAAGGATGTGCATCGTGTACGCCAAGCCCTTGAACGACAGGTCGCCCAAGTGATAGACGGTATCGTCAGGGCGAACCACGCTGTTCCAGCGTCGAACCAGCTCGCCGTCCATTTCAAACGAATCAGCGAACTTACGGCTGGAGTGCTTGATGATGCCTTCGTGACCGAAGTGGGTGTCAGATGTGAAAAAAGTTGCCATTAGAAACTACCCCATGTGCCTTCATACTTATGCTTCATGATTGCTTTGGTGAGCGGGTAGCTCTCCACCACAACTGGTTCCCCATCATCATCGACGCCCATCTTGGCGATCTTGGTCATGCGATACGGAGCGATGTGCAAGATGCCAGAGGCGTCCTCTTTGATCTCAGCCTCTAGCCTGTATCGAAAGCCGAGATAGTCGAACGTCCACTCTCGACTCCAGCCGTTCTCGCTATTGCTGACGACCTCCACTCGATCATGGTCGATGGCGACGATCAGGTTGTAGAGAATCCCTTCGCTGAAGCCAACGCACTCGACTTCGAGCGTGTCGTCAGGCCAATCGAGTCCTGGGATGTATAGACCGGCAGTCACTGATCAACCCTTTCGCCTTTGATGTAGATGGCGCATTCGCCAGGCGCAGACACACAGACCTTGTAGTCCATCCAGCCGAACATGCCGGCAATCCAGAAGGCGAGCGTCAACCCACCAATCCATGCAAGTGCGCGAATCATTGCAGTCCTTTCGGTGCGAAGAAGCCGCGCTTCAAACCTTGGAAGAAGCAATTCATCATCACTTCAGTGTCGTAATCGGCAGAGTGAGCGGATGTCTCGTCGTAGGGGATTCCAAGCGCGAAGCACAGTTCGCCCAATTTGGGTGCCTTGCCGTTCGGTGTAGCCCATCGACCGTTCTCCAATGTGCAGAAGATGTTCATTTCAGGGAGCGTTTCTCCAGCCATCATCAGCTCAGTGCCGACAAAGGGCGCGTCGAACTGGGCGTTGTGGATCACCACAACGTCAGCCTGTTCAAGACGCTGGCGAACCTCACTGGCGTACTCGCTGAACTTAGGGCACTCAGCTACGTCCTCGAAGTAGATGCCGTGAACGCGAGAGGCGTCTGGATCAACGGGTCGCTCGGGGTTGAAGCGGTGAACCCATCGTTCCACCAGCTTGCCGTCCTCGTAGGTCAGCAGAGCGGCTTCGCAGATGCGATGGCCCTTCTCCACTTCGAGTCCGGTTGTTTCAAGGTCAAGTCCAACTACGCGCATCAAGTTCCTCCAGAGGTGTCAATCGGTCGCCGGCTTCCACCGGCCAGTGGTGGTCACAACTGCCGTCTTCGTTCTTGGGCGAACCCACGAAATACGACTGTCGGTATGGGTTTGCCTGAGCGCGGTAGCGATAGCAGTCCTTGCGCTTAGTGCAGGTCTTGTCGTGGCACATGCTTATATCGGGCATGAAAAACTCCTTAGTGCTTGCTCTTGCAGTCTGCCAGTAGTTCATTACTGACTGACTGCAATGGTAAGAACTCAGTCCAGGGACTTCAAGCGTTATCGCTGGATATTGAGCATCTTCCCTGACGACGACCCATCGAGAATCACGGTGCCGCCCTTCTCCGCAAACTTCATGAGGACTTGGTTGTACTCGTGCTGGAGGAACGCAGGTGTCAGGGTCTGAGCCGTTTGTTGGGTGGCACGAGCGTTAGCTTCGGCGACCGCCACGTTCAGCTTCGCAGCCTCAAGCTCTTTTTCTTTCGCCACGACATTGCGAATGGATTGCTCGATGGTTTCGTCCGTCTTGACTTGGCGAACGACGACCCGAGTGATCTTGAAGACGCCAGGGTCAGACGAGTCCAGCTTCTTCTGAATCGACGCCTGAGCCAGATTCGCCAGCTTGTCGCGCTGTGTGTGGACGACCAGGCTGTCCATTGTCGAAACAGCATCTGCGATCTCACTCTCGGAGATGCCTCTGACAAGGTTGTAGGCGGGAAACCAAAGGCCGTGACCGTTGTTGGAAGAGCTGCCGGTTCGCTTGACCACGAGGTTGCGGACTTGCTGTGGCTCGACGGTGTAGTAGACCGTCATGTCCAGCTCTGCCAGCGACAGGTTGTCATGCGCTTTGGGCTTCATGTCATTGAGGATCACTGGAATCTCTTTCGCCGAGTACTCATCGACGTGACCGAACACGGCGGTGTAGAAGCCAGACCCCTCCACCTTCGAGTTCACCTCGCCATTGAAGTCGGTACGGATACCGACGTTTCCAGTCTCGATGCGACCGCAGGCGGTCAGCAGCGTCATGCAGGCAATTGCGACAAACATCCAAATTCGTTTCATTGGACTCTCCTTAGATTTGATGCTCGACCGTATAGAGGAAGCCAAGTACCGCGACGGTCAGAAGCACGGCAATGACGGTGAACAGGAACCAGCGGCCGACCTTGGGTGCAGCCTCCAGCGTCTGTGTTGGGTTGGTGTAGGTGCGGTAGATGATCCACAGCCACAGAGCGAACAGAGGCAGGCCCAGACCAAGCAGGACACGAGCAATCATTTGGCACTCCAGTCTTCGCATTTGAGCGAGAACAGGAAGCCGACGATCATCACGGCGATGCCTTGACTCCAATGACCTTGCGAGAAGAAGCCTGAAGCCAGGCTCATTGTCATCACGTCGATATAGTTGAATCGCCGCTTGGCGAAGAAGTTCAACATTCAATCTCCTTTCTTTCCGTCCTCAGAGCCGGACAGCGTGGCTTTGCCTCTGAACACGTCATGCTTGCGACCGCACTCAGGGCAGGTGTGAACCAGCGGAACGTCCCAATGTGCGTACACATAGGACGAGAACTCGTGCTTAGTGCCGCACTCGCAAGTGAATCCTTCAGGCAACATCAGTTGAACTCAGTGGCGTTCTTGCGCAGGAGGTACGCTTCGCTCACGCTCTTAGCGATCTTGCGACCGTAACGCTTGTGAGGAAGCTCGCTAATCGACTTCACAACGACGCCTTCACGAATCTGCGCGATGTAGTTGCGCGTGACCTCTGGCTGCACCACAGTGTTGCCATCTGTGTGGTGAAGGACGACCTCTTTGCTGTACGGCCCAACATAGAGAACCGGCGCAATCGGAGCATTCAGCGACATGGCGGCATCGCAGAAGGACTCGAAGTCGAAGAACTCCTGCTGACCGCGAGTGCCACAGCACACGTCGAACATGCGAAAGCCCAAGACCTCGCCGTTGTAGACCAAATCCTGAACACCCTTGCCTTCAGGTGTCTTGCCGAACACTTCGCCGCAGATGAAGTAAGGCTTGCCCACATCGTCGGCAGCGTCACCGAAGTATTCGAGCGTCGAGTCCAATAGACCGTACTTCTTGGCTGTTTGGACGTAGAGGTTCGTCTCGTCGGTGTGGTCGAGGATGTAGCCCTTCGCACCCATACCCTTGCTGGACACGATGACGCGACCCTTGTAGTAGCGTTCGTTCGCCATCTCCGAAGGCACGACGCCGATTTGCATGAAGGTGCCGTGAATCTTCTCCGTGATGACAACCTCCTCGCCGTCCTCGAACAGTTCGGGGTTCTTCTTCAGGTTCTCAAAGTCGTAGTTCAGGGTGGCAGCCAGATCGACGCCAACGATGCGACCAGCCATGTGCGAGGGGATGGGAGGCTCGTACTTGACGATCTCAAGGTACGAAGACACGTCCTCACCCTCTTGGAGCTGGCGCAGCGGGTTGCCGATACGGTCTTCAGCGACCTCGATGCCGAGAATCAGGCCCTGCGACAGCACTTGGCGCAGCTTGATCGCCTTGACACGATTGCCGAGCGAACCAGAGAGGCTGCCTTTGACCTTGATCGCGTCCCAGAAACCCATCAGCTCCAGCAACCACTGCGGCAGCACCGCTTGCTCGGGGATGTAGACCGCCAGGTCGCCTTCGTTGAATTGGCCCTTCTTGACGATGGACTGGTAGTCGCCGACACGAGCGATCTCGATGGCGTCAGCGTTCGGATGCGGCTCGATCTTGATGCGAACCACTGGACAGGCAAAGGTACTCATTTCGTTGTTCCTTCCAACTTCTTTTTCTTGTCATCCAGCTCCTTCATGTGAGCAGTGAGTTCGGCCCACTTCTTCTCGGTGTGGAGCTTGTGAGCTTGTGATCCAGGCATCAGGTAGATGCCCTGGAACAAAATCGCACCCTTCATGCGACCTCCGGCACGGCGGACGCAGTGAAGGCGGTCGCTGGCGCGACAGTCGCGGCGAACATCACTGCTTGCTGGCGACCAGAGTCGCCAGGGCGACGACCGGAACGCACGATCAGCTTCTTCTTCTCCAAAGCTGCATAGCGCGCCGTCACGGACGAGTACGCGAGGTTGGGGAACTGCTCCCGCACTTCGTCTGAGATACAGCCACGAGCGCCGAAGCTCTCGATGACCCGAAGCACTTCCAACTCAAGGTGTGGCGTGCTGACTGAGTGCAATGCAGCTCTGGAGGTTGAAACTGATGGCATACGTTCCTTTCTGTCAGTAATGACTGATGTGCTTAGATATGGCAATCCACCACGGTGATGCGCGTGTCGTCGCTCAGGCCGTCGAGCAGCTCGCCAACTTTGATCGCCCACTCTTGGTCGGTCATTTTGTCGGACGACATGCCAAACCAGCCCATTTCGCCCTTCTCGTACCACTCGCCGTCTTTGAGGACTGCGTAGGTGCTGATGGCGCTTGCACGAGCGTTGGCGACGTACTGATCGCGGGTGATGAGGTATTCGTCCGGTGAGCTGAAGAAGCCGAAGTCGCCCTTGCGGAAGTCAGCGACAGGAGGTTGCGCGTTGTAGACCTGGCGAGCCTTGTCGAAGTCGGTACTGCCATCGACAGTGCAGTCTTCTTTCACTTGGTCCCAAGTGCGGAAGCTGCGGTCAGCCAAGATTTCGTGAACCTTGTCCCACTGATCACCAGCGCGTTCGCCGGCATCGTTGCGCATTCCTTCGAAGTCGATAGCGCCCTTCAGTGCGCTGTCGCAGAAGCCGGCATCTTGCGGCTCACCACGGTTCATCCACGAGCGTTGACCGCATTCGCCTTCAGCGCCCTCTTTCAGCTTGAGGAAGCCAGACCAGCGACCACCCATCTGCCACCAGTCCCACTTACGGTTCGGGTTGGTGCGGTTCACCGCCTTGATCAGCTTGCCGTCCTTGACGATGGCGTAACCGTACTTGTGGACGCACTCGTCGCCGACTTTCTCGACCTTGGACTCGTCATCCACGATCTTGTCTTCCAGACCGTAGTAGCCAAGAGCTTCTTCGATGGACTCGGGGTCTTCTTTGTCGTCAATACGCGCTTGAATCTCTTCCGTGACATCCTCATCCTGAACGTACTCGTCGTTGTTGCCGGTACATTCGAACTCATGGAACGGGGCGAGTTGCTTTTCGTGGTTCTCGCCGATGACCATAACGGTGAAGTGGCTCATATAACTCCTTTGGTTGTTTGTCGATAATTGAATTTTCGAGTGTCAGTACAGGACACTCAACTGAAAACACAGGGGACTTGCACAGGAACGCTCAAGCGTCCTGAATCACTTCAAGCTCATCTTCATGCCACCACAAGGCACTACCGGCGTGATCACGAATCACCCAGACTTTGCCTGATGCCGGTTCAACGAACTCCACAGTGCCGACAGCTCCCTTGTGGAAGCCCGCTGTCATCTTCACGCGAACACGAGCGCCTTTGACGATTGCTGTTTGGCCCAGAAAGGCACCAATTGCCTTCTTGAAGCCATGCTCGTTCTCGATCTTGGCAATCACAGCGCGATCAATCGTCATGGACTCGGTGAAGTCGTGTTGGGCAACTTTTTGCGTCTCACCATTACTGTCGGTGTAGTGGACGGTCAACGTGTCGCCAGCTCGCACCGGAATGGGCGCGAAGTTGTGCGTTGTGTGGACGACTTCGAGTGTCATGCTGCCGCCGGAGTTGCAGACTTGGGCCAGCCACGCTTTGCGAGGTCAGCCACGATGTTGGCGATTGCAGGCAGATTGTTCGTCTTCTCTTGCTCTGCTGGCAGGTACTTCACGAACTCAGGCAGACGCTCGGTCGCCTGGCGCAGCGTGGTGCAGGATGCGATGACCCCTTCGATACGCTCTTGAAGGTTTTTGCGGTCTTCGATCTGGCGCTCGGCTTCATTCATGAGCTTGCTGATGTGCGCCTGATCTTTGTCGTTCAAACGAAAGCCACCGCTACGAGCGGCGAAGACACGAACGGCACCGACGCCAGTACGGTGCTGCTCAAACCACATCGTGTCCATCGACAGAAAGCCGGACAGGTCTTTGTCGAGCGCAACTGGACGCAGTTGGGGTGGGAGGTATTCGATGGCGCGCTCCTTCACAAACTTGTGAATTTGGTCATCGAAGTTGACGGTTGGAACGTCTTGCATAACCGCACGGACGAACGCCTGGCGGTGAATCTTGGTGAGCTTCATTTCTACTTCCTTTCAGTCATAAGCGACTGATGTAATTATTCAATGCAAGCAACGGGGAAACAATCATTCCCGCAGGAGACTTGCATCACTCCGACGACTCTCCCATCAGCCACATGATTCGGTTGTAGAAGTAGTTCATCCACAGGTCATAGGCGATACCCTGGTCGTATGGGCACTCGCTGGAAAAGCCGCCTCTATCGGCGACGGCTTGGGCGTGGGTCTTGATCTCTACGTGGTCGAAGTCCAAAGTCGGCTCCTGCATTGTCACTGGTGACTTATTGTACTCGCCGAATCGTTAGCGGAAGAACCACCACGCTAATCCACTGATCGCAAACGCCACTGCTGTGATCTCCACTACGAACAAGTCCTTGTCTCGGGTGCCGAAGCCTACAGCAGCCCACATGGACGAGCCGATGCCGCTGAAGACGATGTTGATGGGGTAGACGTTGAAGGCCGTCAGGAACATGCCGACGATGCACAAGATCGTGCCAACGCGCTTGAGGACTGCGTGACTCATTCTGGTGGCATCGTCACGTTGAAGTCGAGAGTCAGGGTTGCCGAGAACTCCTCATCCACCATCGCCTTGAGCAAGGCGCAGCGATTGCAGCGTGGATACCCTCCTCTACCTGGCGTTGTGTACCAGTTCACAGGACGGTCGTCGCTGCAACTCGTGCGCTCGTGTTCGGGTTTCGCTGCCAGAAGGCTTCTAATCAGTCCTTGATCCATATCTCAGCTCCAGTGACGAGGATTCCACAAATCGAGCAGACCTGTTCCGAAGGACTTGCCTGATGACGCGATTGCAATTCCGATTGCGAGAGCCAGACTGGACAACTCAATGGTGAGAAGTATAAGGGTGGCTAAAATCGAGTAAAAAATTTGGCGCGGGATTTTCACTTTTCTACTCCTACCAAACCACTGCGTCGGCTGGTTCTTCTGTTTGTTCTGGGATGACCGTCTCTTTCGGCTTGGCGGTCTTAGCGGCGTCACAAAGGCGTTGCGCCTCAGTGATGATGATGATGAAGTCTTTGTCCGTCACCAGTCCCGACACCGCCATGAACAGCGAATCAATCCCAGTGGAGAATTGTTCGGGTGTGATTTTCTTTTGTGTCACCGCCAACGTCAGCCATGTAATCGTTTCGAAGGCTTTGCGGTTTACTTCTTCTTGAAGCGTTGGTAGAGCGGACATAATCTCCTCACTGAATAACTCTTGCTCTTATCATAGCGAGAAAGTCACGGGCTTTTTATCACCCGTGACTTATTCCCTAGTGCAGATTGAAATCTCCCTGCGCTTTGCGGTTCTCGTAGTCGTTCGACACGGCTTGCTTGGAGCGAGCAACCGATGCTTCGAGCGCCTTGATGCGTCGGCCAAGATCAGTCGTTGCGCGAGGCAGATAGAAATTGGCGCTGTGCAGGCGTTCGTCGCATGACAGACCGAGCATCAAGGAGTTCAGATGCTCGATGTAGGCGGTGTTCATCGCGGCCTTGCCCTCTTCATGCACGAGCTGGATACCAGGCTGAACCAGCACGATGACGCCGAAGCGTCGATTCGTGACACCGAAGCAGGCTGCGACGTAGCGTTCGACCCGATACTGCACATGGTCAGGAACCGAGTCACCCACCGCTTCTGCCAACAGATATGCAGCCATATCAATCGGCGTCCGGTCAGTGATGAACTCAGTCCCTGCGAACTCTCCAAGACGCTTGTCGATGCGAACCAAGATTTCCTCTTGGATCGTCATCCGTGTCTCGAAGTCGTAGGTGACAGCAGGGTCGTAGCCAAGCTCTCGAAAGATGGCGCTTACCGAAGTCTCGACAAAAGGAACGTGATTGCGGTCTGCATACTCACGAGCCAGCGTTGTCTTGCCACATCTGTGCGCGCCGCAAAGACCGATCATGCTGCGGCCTTCCAGTGGTTGTTGTTGGCGTAGTCGATCTTCATTGTCAGTGCCTCCTCTGCACTCCAGCCAGCGTTCAAGCGGTAGCGCAGAGCCTCTTTCGATACCCCAACTTCTCTTGCCCACTGTGCGATTGTTTGTTTTCGCCCTTTGAACTCCAGAACGCGATTGTTCGCTCTGTTATTCGACTGTTCTTCCGACGTTGCCCAACGGCAGTTGGAAGGTTCGTAGTCGCCATCGACATCCACGCGATCAATGGACATGCCTTCGGGCATCGGCCCCATGTCGTCGTAGAAGTTCTGAAAGGACTCTAGCCACCTGTCGCAGATGGTGATTCCGCGACCGCCGTAGCGGTGGTAGGAATTGTGGTTTGGGTTGAGGCATCGCTCCTTCATATTCGTCCAGACATTGAAGGTTGGCGTGTTGCTCATCCCATGCTTCGCACCAGCCTTGTTCCGAAGCGTCAGGCGCTCCTTGTTGATGCAGCCGCAGGACTTCGTGTTACCTGTGCGGACTGTCTTTGCTGTGCGCTCAATGGTTGCTCCACACTCGCAAAGACAGCGCCACATAATTCGGCCATCTTTAGATCGGTTGGGCAATTCGCCCAACACAGTCAGACGGCCAAACTTCATTCAGTCTTGCCTTCCAGCACTGCACGTTCGGCAGCGTGATCGCGGTTGATCGTGGCTTCGGCGTTGAAGGTCTGACCCTTGTTGCGCAGCTCCAGCTTGGCGACGTTCTTGGCGCGAGTCTCGGACTCAGGAACGCCAGTCTCGGCGTGACCCACCTGCTTGTACCAATCCACATCACCCAGTTCTTCAGCGAAGTTCACCTTGTCGAAAGGCTTGCCCTCAAGCTGATCGCGCATTGCTTCCAGCAGCTCGGTGGACTCGGTGTTGATGCCGACAGAGCAGTGCAGCAGGCGCATGTTCACGTTCTTGGCGTCGATGTTGCGAGCCTCATCAGGCAGCGCGTCGTAGTCGCCCTTGTCGTTCTTCTGAGCCAGCTTGTCCGACAGTTCGTAGATCAATTGGGCATAGCCAGCTTGAGCTTCGGCCAGAGTACGCACCTTCACAGCATCGAACTCCTTGCCGTAGAACATGGTGCGCTTGGCGATGTTCATGATCTCGCCCATGTTGATTGCGGCGTTCAGAAGGATGTGCAGGCCGATCTCACCGAAGTTGAGTTCGGTCGGCTTGCTCTCGGTCAGGAGAGCGCGGCGGTTGTATTCGAGGGAGTCCATAGGTTCTTTATTCGACTGGGGCGAACTTGTCTGCCGCAGCGGGGTTGACGATTGCGTCGAGCTTGGCTTTGACGTTGCGGGCTTTCTCAGCTTCCGAAGCAGCCTCGACTTGGGCGCGAGTAGCTTGTGCAGCGATCTCGCCCTGGCGCTCGGCTTCGGCGGTCTGGTTGTCAGCCACGGTTTGCAGATCGGCGATTGCCTGTGTGAAGGCGCTCATCACGTCTGCGACTGTGCGTTTGGGGTTCAAGAGTGAAAGCATCATTTCTCCTTTATGTCAGTGATGACTTATGCAGTTTAGCGATGGAAATCTGGGTCAGATGAACAGACCCAAGAAAGCCCCGAGTGGCGCGACGAACACGCCGATCAGTCGAAGGACGATCAGTCCCGTGACGTGTGAGAAGTCGGCAGCGATGATTGCGCCGATGTTGAAACACCAGCCCACAGCACCAGTGATGATGATGGCGAGCCAAGCGAGTGCGAAGATGGTTCTAAAGTTCATTGCTTCATTCCTGATTCCACAATTTGACGGTTCTGCATCCAGCCTCTGAAGTTGCCTGACCACTGGTCGGCAGACAGAAGCGGAGTGGCTTGATGTTCGATGGGCGACGCATGGAGCGGACGGCCACCGACGAGGCGTTCATAGAGCGCAATGTCCTTCTCGATCTCTGGCTCTTTACCGTCATGGGTCAGGTAAGACACACGAGCGCAACGAGCAGCCGAGAGCTTCAGGAGCAACTCGAAGTTGCCGTAGTGTTCCAGGCGTTCGGCGCGAGAGACGTAAGGCAGATGCCAGTCGTTTTCGAAGCGAATCGACGGCTCAGAACGCTCTTGGGCGACACGCATCACCTTCGCCAGCGCAAAGATGTTGGGGTCAGCGTCCTCGTGGTCACGCAGCTCGTAGAAGTTGTCCCATTCAGTGCTGGACATGATGACGTGCATGTACTGGAAGGGTTCCAGAATGCGGTTGGCAACCTGCTTGTGCAGGCCGAGGTTCATCATCATTTCCGCAGTGTCGGCAGCTTCGTTCGCGGCGCGTCGCCACAGAGTCACGGCCTTTTGCTGATCATCATGGTCCAACTCCTCACGAGCCTGCATGCCTGGCTGGTTCTTACCCCAGTGAACAGGCATTGCCGGATCGTTGCGAACCTGCTCAATCACCTTGGAGACAGGGATGGCTCGACTGGAGCTGGCGTTGCGGCTGAACACACGATGGGTCATGAACTCAGCGTGAACGAAGCGCGGGTACTGGAGCTGCATCGTGGTGAGGCGAACTCCGGTATCTGCCGCGACCGAATCTTCGATGACCTTGGCAGTAATGATCGTCATCAGCAGGCTCGCATCGCACGGGTTGCGGGGCCGCCAGTGGGCTTCTCGTTCTTGGGCACGAGAGGCTTGAGCGGAGTCTTGCTGACCTTCTTCAGACGGACGCAGGAAATGAACATCGCGGTCGATTCGATCTTCTTGGCGTCGTTCGCGGGCTTGACCACATCGAAGTAAACGCAGCCGTTCAGGAAGGTCGTCTTGCTCGACGCGATACCCTTGTGGCCGCTGATGATGTCCTCGACTTCATCGCCGATTTGGATGTCGGTCGCTTGAGGCGTTGTCGCCTGCTCGCTGATGCCCTTTGCTTTGAACTTCACCAGTGCGGCATCGAAGTTCCACGCTTCCGGCAGCTTGTCGGCACTCTTTGCAGCTTTGGGCTGAAGACCGTACTGCACGTTGCCATTGAACGCTTCGAGCTTGGAAATGACCGTGCCTTCGAAGCCCGAAGCCTGGTCAATGGCGATACAACCCAGTTTGATTTCACTCATAGGTTCTCCTTATTTGCGTCCGTAAGAGGACGGGGATGGACGAGACGAGGACATAGACGAGTGGCTATACCCCGTGTTTGCAGGCTTGAAGCTCGGTGCCGGCGCGGGTGCAGGTGCGGGCTTGGGAGCTGGCGCAGGTGCGGTGACAGGTGCCGGAGCTGGCTTCGGAGCCTCTTGAACCACCGTCTTGTTGACGATGGTTTTGTGGACGACCACTTGCTGAGGGGCCGACTGGTATGAAGGCGTCGAAGGCGAGTTCGAACGACCCATCATGTAGCCCACCATGCCGCCAATGAGCATGTTGGTGGCGCTGTTGTCTTGCTGCGGGGCTTGCTGCACGACCACCTGTTGAGGGGCTGGCGCAGGAGCTGCGGCAACGGGTGCTTGCTGTTGAGGCGCGTACTGCTGTTGAGGCAGAGCTTCGCGCTCTTTGTGATCGCTGCAAGCAGCGAGGCTCAGGGCAATGACGGCTGCTGCCGTGATGCGGATGCTATTCATTGCTCGTCCGCCGTGAAGGTGAACGTGCCGATCAGCCAGTTCTTCGTGGTGATGTGGCGGTTCGGGTCGAAGCGCGGCTTGCGGAGCAGAATCGACTGACCATTCAGCAGACCCAAGCCAGCGAGAGCGCGACCAGTGGACTTGTTAAACTCGTCTGCGCGGTGGCAGATCGACGTGGACACTTCCACGATGTTGCGACCACGTTCGCGGTAGGCGATGGTCATGCGACCAGCCTTGATGGGGCCGGTGTCAGAGAAGCTGAAGCTCTGCGGAGTCACCTCCACGAATCGAATGCCAGCTTCGCGGGCCTCCTCGATGGTTGCGCGTTCAGCGCGGCGCTCAAGATCGCGTTGCTTGGCGCGAGCCAAAGCTGCGACCGCTTGCGGGTGGCTTGGGTTGGGGTTTGTCATAGTTTCTCCTTCTTGAATGTCACTCGTGACTTATACATTGTAGCGATGGACTCTGCTAAATCAGCAGGCAACGCAACGGCATTGCTTCAAAATTTGGTGCGCTCGGGGAGACTCGAACTCCCACACCTTTCGGCACTGCCACCTCAAGACAGCGTGTCTACCAATTCCACCACGAGCGCGTGGTGCCCAGAGCCGGACTCGAACCGGCACGCCTTGCGGCGACAGCACCTGAAGCTGTTGCGTCTACCAATTTCACCACCTGGGCTTGGCAAGTCGAGAAGGACTTGAACCTCCAACCGGCGGATTTGGAATCCGCTGCTCTGCCAATTGAGCTATCGACCCATCATGGGTGAAGACTTTCGTCCAGCTCGGGATAGGTCGGTAGTTAGCCGTTTTAGTTTCACCCGTCCCCTGGGAATCGAACCCAGAAGTCTTCACTCATGATGGTGCCACCTTGAGGAATCGAACCCCAGACCTTCTGCTTACAAGGCAGCTGCTCTACCAACTGAGCTAAGGTGGCGTGGTGGGCAGAACTGGAGTCGAGCCAGTGGGGTTCCGCAGAACAACGGATTTACAGTCCGCTCTTGCCCCCTACAAGTCTATCTACCCATCAAGTTTGGTCACTGGTGGGCTTAACATCGCCTCCCCGAATCAGAATCAGGGAACCTAGCCGTTGCCTCTTAGAGTGACCAAACTTCATGGTCGGAGATGTAGGATTCGAACCTACGACCCTCTGCTCCCAAAGCAGATGCGCTACCAGACTGCGCTAATCTCCGAACTGGTACTCGGTGCGGGAATCGAACCCGCCTTACTGACGTGAAAGGCCAGTGTCCTTACCGATAGACGAACCGAGCGTTCCATCAAGGCTGTTCTCTGGTGGGCGTTAGTCGATGCGGCACGGTACGACTCGCGCTGCGGGACGGTTGCCTCTTAGAGAGAACAGTCTTGATGGCTCCCCAGGGTGGGTTCGAACCACCGACACATGGATTAACAGTCCATTGCTCTACCAACTGAGCTACTAGGGAATGGTTGCGGGCACAGGACTCGAACCTGCGGCCTCCGGATTATGAATCCGGCGCTCTAACCAACTGAGCTAACCCGCTTCAATCTTTCAATGTCGTAATCTTATATAAGTTTTGACGGGAATGCAAGTCACTCATGACTTATCCGCTCAACTTGCCTGTTCGACCGCTTGTCAGCGCGTCATTGCTGCCCCGTAGCGAGCCAATTGCTGTGCAATGTCGTCGAACGCATCGTGCGATTGGCGCTCTTGTGCAGCTTCTTGTTCAGGTGTCGGTACGTCCAAACCATCTTCGTTCATTGCTTTCCCCTTGTTGAATCACCAATGCCGGATCACTCCGGCAATGATGAACAGACAGGTGGTGAACTCCAACACCCCTTTCAGGGTGTTGAAGCGATCACGCCATCGTTTCACTTATTGAAGTCCACCGGACATGCGCCAGACGAGCAGTCGATGTGAGCGAAGTCCACGTCCTGCTTGACCTCTTCCGAGTCCTTGATCGCTTCCACGATCATTTCGAACTCATGCTTGGTGACAGGCTGTTCCGGCTGGTACTCGTAGGCTGTGGTGTCAGCTTGTGGCATCACCGAGCAGCAGCGGATAGTCGATTGACCGTCCAGCAGAGTGCGCTTGAACTCCTCGAAGCTGACCTTCTTGGGGTTGTACTTCAGGGTGTAGCTCACTTGGTTGCCACGCTCAGGAAGCGGAGTCACGCCGTCTTCTTCGACGCCAGTGATCCAATACTTCTCAAGCAGGCGCAGGTACTGGTATTGCTCTTCCGGTGTTGCTTCAGCAGCCGTGACCAGCTTGTCGCCCATGCCCAGAGTGCAGATGGTCGGCACAGTGGGGAAGCCAACGATGGTCGTGCCAGAGTAGGTCTTGAGCTTCTTCACTGGATAGCCCAACTCGCGGTACTGGTCGATGAGAGGATCGTCGTTGCGGAACTGAACCCAACGCAAGAACTCGCGCATGGACGCCAGGTGAGCGCCTTCAGTCAGACCGAAGAGCTTGGATGTGGTGCCAGCAGGCTTGATCGTAGTGTTGGTGTGCGGAACCGTCACGCCCAAGCTCTTTGCGTAGCTCTCAGCTTCAGCTTGAACGGCGCGCTTGAAGCGCGACAGAGTGAGCCAGAAGTCCAAAGACTTGACTTCATCCACAATGTCCTTCCAGCCGTAACCGAAACGTGCCCAAGCGTACTCATGCAGGCCGGTGATGCCAACGCCGATGCGGTTGGTTCGCTTGACCTCTTTCGAGTACAGGCTGTCCATCAGGTTAGTGCGAATCAAGGCGCGGGTCGCGGTGCGGAAGGCGTCTTCTGCGTCGTCATCCCATTCGGACTTCAGGATCGCGGTCGCGCCATCACCTCGGTAGCCAGCGTGGAACGGAACCACGTCAGCGATCACGCAGTAGCCACCCAGAGCGCCGAGAACGATCTCGCCACATGGGTTGGTGATGACCTTGTATTCGCTGTTGAGCCAGGCTTTCGCCAGAACCGCAGTCAGCTCAAGGGTTTCGGTGTCCAGCTTGTAACGCTCGGACTCAGCGAAATTGCCATCAAGCAGCACCTCAGTGCCTTCGTCGTTCCAAGTCAGCTTGTCCACGGTAATGATGCCTGGCTCGCCAGTACCGTCATAGTAGGCAGCTTCAGTCAATGCGTCGAACACGGCTTTGGCGTGCGCTTGCACCTCTGGGTCGTAGTCACCCTTGATCGCAGTCAAATCGCCCTTCACGTATGCCCAGAACTCAGAGTCCACAGTGACCGAGTTGTTCGAAGACCAGAGGAAGCCACCGCGCTTGACATGAATGAAGTCCAGCACGTTCTTGTCTTTCCAAGTCTTCGTTGCCATGCGAGCTGCGCGACGAGCGCCACCAACCAGCACACATTCGGCGATGTAGTGGTCGGCGTACATGGCGGCGCGCCAGGGAGCCATACCGGCGTCACGCAGTTTGGCGACGTTGTTCAAGGCAGTCATCATTGGGCCAGGGCCAGACGCAGGACGGTTTTGCATACCGGCGATTGGCGAACCGCGATGGCGAACCTTGCTGAAGTCCAAAATCAGAACTTCATTGCGACGACCTTTGAATGCGGCAACTTCCATCTTTTCGATAGCTTTTGCCCAACCTTCGCGGCTGTCAGGCACTTCGAACACTTCGATGAAGCGGCTGCCATACAGATGCTTTGCTGTACGCAGGTCAAGTGCGGCGATCTCGCCTGACTGCACATCAGGGTGCATCATGTCGATGGTGCAAACCGTGATTGGCAAGCTGTTCAGGTCGGCGCGAATCATTTCGTTGTCGTAGGAGCGACCGACACCGGAGCCGTTGAGCAGCAGATAGAACGTCAGGAAGGTCGAGGCTGCGGTCGAGCAGTTCGTGAACACCTCCATGTTGCGGCTCGCTTGATTCTCATCACCGTGTTGCAGGTGGCGACCGGACATGAGAATCGACGCTTGGCGCAGGTGATGGTGCATCGCGTGGAACTCGAACTCACGCTCGGCAGTCTCTGGATGCAGCATCACGTTACCTGTCGCCACACGACGAGCAACGTCTTCCCACTTCTCCACCTCGACGTGGCCGATCACCTTCAGGTCACAGCGGACGATCAGCTCGTCGCCATAGCTGACGTGATAGGACTCGATCACGAGGTTATTGGACTTACACCACTCATCAACTTCATGATCCAGCGCCATGTCATCACGGCGAGGAAGGTCAATCGTCTTTGTATAAGGCTCGACAGGACGAGTGATCTTGCGATTCACTGTCCGGTCAGCAACGGCATCACCAATACCTTTGGCGTAAGTCCGTGCGGGTGTTTGAAAACTATCGTTCATAGAACTCCTTTTGTTGTTGTTTAGAAATCGGGGGACGGTGATTCTACGGCAGTCAGTCGTGACTTACCATATAAGGACGCTACCAAGCGTCTGAGGCGGTCGTAGGCTGATCTGGGCTGCGCTGTATAAGGTTTGGCCGCTTCACGATCACCTGGCGTTCAGGGATGATGTCGAGCCAACTCTCATTGCCTGGAGGCATCGTTGCCGGCCCTGTTGCTTCGAAGCTCAGGACGCCGTACTCGTCACCTCGTCGCGCCAAGGTTGTGCCATCTGGACAGCGAATGTTGACCATGCCGTAGTGCTTGCAGCGCACGACGATCCTGTCTGCCATACGCATCAGGTCTTCCGTGCGTTCGACCTTCAGGTTTTGGCAGCCGGCACAGCCAGGCGTATCTCTCAGAATGGCGTGATGCAACTTGCGCATCGCCGCTTCGTTAGCCATTTGCGCGTCAGCGGCGCGGTACAGGTCGATCTTGTCGATGGAGATTTGCAGCGTGTTGCTTGCCATTGTTGGTTGCACACGCCACCTTTCCTCGATCACTACTGCGGAGTCATTTGGGTCAATCATGCTTATAGTCTAGTCACGGGTGACTGACTGTCAGGCGGCAGAATGAGCAGCTCGAAACATTGCCAGCGCCGACTTGAACTCGGCCGAGCGCAGACCGGCCTTGATTGCGTAACAGGCGTCAGCCAAGTGTTCGTTGTCGTTGACCAGCTTGACTTCGCCTTTGACCTTGCGAGTCAGCCACTTGGCTTCGGGGAACTCTTTGACGGCAGCAGCGATCATCTCCGACTTCTCAGCGGTCTTGTAGCCGGTGGCAGCCTGTTTGACCTCGCCTGGCGTGACTTGAATGATCGGAATGGGGCAAGCAGCCAACACACCGATACAAATGCCGTATGACGCCATAGCTCGTGCGCTTTGAGAGCCGACAGGCACCTCAACGAACGCAAAGGAAGCACCCTTCACTGCTTCAACCATGCCTTCGAAGAGGATGGAAGCGCGTCGAAGGTCGTCGGAGTTCTTGCGAACCGTCTTCGCCTTGGTCGCGTTGTCCTCGGACTCAACCAGGCGCATTTCGCCGATCTTGAAGTCCAGAGTCTGCGGGTCCAGCTCGGCTTGAACGATGCCGAAGTTTCGCAGCGATGGGTCGATGCCAATAATTCTCATTACCAATGATCCTTTTCTGTTGGTGTTGTTGGGGTGTCCTCTTCTGAAAGAGCTGACTGGATGTTGAGGTGTATCAGGTGGCTGGTTCGGTTCATCAGGGCGTTCTGGAACTTCTGCGCTTCGTCTGGCGACATGCGCAGCGTGAGTACTACTTCCCAATCGCGGTGACGGCTGCCGCCTGTTTGATACTTGGCCTGCTCAAATGCGGCTTCGACTACCACGATCCGAAGCCTTCATAGGTTTCGTATCGGTCAGCGAGGCTCTTGCGCTCCGCTTCTGCCGCCAGTTCGATGCGAGTCTCTTTCAGGCGCTCGACCACAGACTTGAGGTGTTCGTTCAGGAACTCTTTGAAGCCGAGCAGGCTCTTGAGCGCCTGACTCTCCTCCATCTCCATTTCTTTGTAGTTCGTCACCATCACAGGCTTGAACACAAAGATCATCTTGCCGCGCTTGCCCATGTAGGCGCGCACAGGCTTGAAGTCTTCGGAGCCGACGTGCGGCGCCTTCGAGTAGCCCTTGTCCTTCAGCACCGTGAGCGTCAGCGGCTCGCCGAGCATGAAGGTTTCGTCGGACTTCTCGAAGGCGGCGGTGTACTCGGCCGCGATGGTGTCGATCTCAGATGGTGCGGCGTCTGTCGCCTCAATCTTTGGTTCGGTTGGTGGCATCGTTGTTTTGCTTTCAATGTTGCGAGTGGACAGCTCTTTCATGTATTCGTCATGCCCACCGTACTTAGTCACTTCTGACGTACTATACCCTGGTGAATTGAGGAACTCTTTGACAAGTTCCGCAAACGACTTAGCTGGCACTGGTGGCTCCTGAAACCGTTCCATAGCCGCTTTCCTTCGTCACCGTGATCACGTTGTCGATCCAATCAGACAGAGAGTTGTGGCTGATCACCAGCACCGTACCGCGCTCTTTTGCCTTGTCGTTCAGCACCGTCATCAGGCGCTCAAGACCGGACTCATCGAGGGCGTGATCCACCTCGTCGGCGACGAAGATGTTGATCGGCTTGGTAGCGCGAGAGGCAACCATGTCTTGCAGCGCCATCGCGGTAGACAGGCGCACCTTGCGCTTCTCACCGCCTGATAGACCCTCGAACGATTCGGCACCCTTCTCGTTCACGACTTCGATGCTGAACTTCTCCTTCAGCTCGCCCTTCGCGTTCTTGGTCAGCGTGTTCCAGACCGCCTTGATGTTGCCGTCAGCCAGCGACGACAGGTAGTGGCTCGTCCGGTCGTTCAGGTATGGCGTCACAGTGTCGAGGACGTGCGCCCGTACACCGCTTGGGCCGAAGACCTTGACCACGTTGTCCGCAAGCGCAACCGCCTTCTCAGCGTCAATCAGCTTTGCAGCCATATCCGAAACCTCTTGAGCTGCCGCTTTGTGACGCGCTTCGATGGACTCGCGCACCTTGTTGTAGGTGTTCTCGCGTGTCAGGAACACCTTCGCGTTCGCCTTGATCTTGTCAATCTGCGTCTGAAGGGTTGCCGCCTGGGTCTGCATGGTCTTGATCTCGTCCAGCTCACGCTGCAAAACCGCTTGACGCGCAGCCAGTACGGTTACATCAGTCATTGTTGACTTATACGCAGTGGCAGCGTTCTGAGCTGCATCTGATTCGGTTTTCGCGTTCTTCAATTGCGTAGCAGCGGCCCGCAGCTTCGCAGTTGCATCGGCAAGGTCAGCCTCGCGCAGCTTCTTGGCCGCTTCAATGTCGTGTTCGCAGTATGCTTTGCCGCACTCACCGCAAGGCTGGCCAACTTTGTCATCGACGGTTCGCAGAGCCTCTACCGCGCTGGTGTGGGCTGTCTTGAGCAAGCGAGCCACCGACTCCGCAGTTGCCAGAGCTTTGGACTTGACGACAGCTTCGGCGTTGAGCGTGTCCAGCTTGTCGCGCTCGTGCTTGAGGTCAGCGAACGTCTTGGCAATGGTCAGCAGCTCCGCGCCGCGATCAACCGCCAGTTCAGTCTTGATCTTCTCTTCCACCTCGTTCAGCGTGGCCTGCAACGGCACTGCCTTCGCAAGCTCCGCCTTTGCGTTGGGCTTGCGCTGCGCTTCGAAATTGGCCGCTTCATCAGTGGCATTCTTGAACTCTACGGCCAACGAGTCGCGCAAGGACTCTTTGACAGACATGGCGGTCTTGATCTCAGCCTGGGTGCGAGTGGCTTCGTTGAGCTTTTCACGCGCCTTTGTGTGCGCTCGTGACAGCACCTCGACGCCGGCAGCCTCCTCGATCATGAGCTTCAGTTGTTTGTCCGTCATCGCTGGCAGATCAGGCATCTTCTCTTGACCGGCATACACCGCAGCTTGGAAGACTTCGAGAGTGCAACCGATCAGGCGGTTGATCACCTCTTGAGTTTCCTTCTCGGTGCCCTTGTGCATGTCGATTGGCACGGTGCCAGGCGACGGGTCTTTCTTGTGGACAAAGGTCTGATTCTTGTGGACTGAGTGCTTGCGGTAGCGCGTGATGCGGTACTCATCCGTGCCGTCCTGCAAGTAGACCTCCACTGCGCAGTCTTTCTTCGCCAGCTTGTTGACCACCGCATCTGTGGCGACGCCGCGAGCCGTGACACCAAAGATACCCCAACAGATTGCGTCAGCGATGGACGACTTGCCTGCGCCGTTCGAATCGGCGGACGAATCGTCTTTGTTCGCCCCCTGAATCAGCAGCAAGCCGCGATCAGACAGTTCGATGGTGGCTGACTTCAGTGTCAGGAAATTGTCGATGACGACCTTGGTGATGTTCATGCCGCTTCCTCCATACGTGCTTCGGCAAGAATTGCTTGGCACATGCGGTCAAGCTCCTCCTTACCTTCGAAATCAGATGCCTTGATGAAGTCAGAGACGCTGACTTCCAGTGATGCGCCAGCCTTGACGCTGGACGCAATGCGAGTCACGCCTGTGTCCGGTTGAGCGATGACGGTGACGCCCTTCGCGCCGCTGTCTTCGAGGAACTTGCGCAGCTTCTCCAGCTCCGCGCCTTTGCCTGAGTAGGTCTTGGCTCGGACGTAGTTGCCATCCACGACCAGCGCAATGTCTTCAGGCGACATCGTGCCGTCCACCTCAACGAACTGGGGTGCGCGTGTGGAGCGCCAGGTCACGTCGCTTCCATTGACGATCACAAAACCAGCTTTGGTGCCAATGTCGCCCCAAGTCTGGTGCGTCAGAGCGCCGATGCTCCAGACGCGATCTGCCAGCTTCTTGTGGTGGTGGTAGTGACCCGCGAAGATGCGATTGAACTTGAGCTTGGACAGGTAGCCAGCGTCAAGACCGTGGTTCGGAAGACCCTTGATCACACCGTCGATGCCGGCATGGATCACGAGATCGCAGTTTGGCGCATCGGTTTCGTCTTGCAGCTTCTCCAGCGTCGCTTTCAGTTGCTCATTGTTTGCAATGTACGGAACGAGAAACAGATTGCTGCCTGGGATTGCGGTCGGCTTGTTGATCACCTGACAGCCGACTTCCTTGAGCGCGGTAATGGCTGAACCGAGGTCACTTGCGTCCTTGCCTTCGAGGTCATGGTTGCCAGCGTTGATGATGATCTTGAAGCCCTCTTCCACGAGCTTCTTGTAGAGAGCCAGCGTGGGGTTCAGCACCGAAGGCGCAACGCTGCCGCGAACGTGAAAGAGATCGCCGGCATGAATGATCGTGTCACCGCCAGCAGCACCGACCTCCGTTGCGCAGCGTTGCGTCTCGTCCAAGATTTGTTGAAGGCGACTGTTGACGCCTGATGCGAGGGTTGTGGCGAACGACGACCAGTTGTGGTGGTGCGTGTCCGAAATGAGTCCAAAGGGTTTCATGTTTCTCCTGTCAGTAATGACTTATGTCTTTTCACGATAAAAAATGTGGCGACCGATTGTTGCGGTCTTCACATAACTGTGACGCCAAATTGGATACACGTTGGTCGCGTGGTATGCAGTCGCGCCACCGTGCGTGAAGTCTCCAACGCGCTGAGTTAGAACCACTTGCGCGATTCGTGTTGCCTTCTGCCAGGCGTAGTCATCGAACGGCAGTCCGTTGTCTTTCAGGTAAAAGCGTCCGCTCTTCTTCTGCACCATCGTCTTCGTCCAAGAAAATTGATTCTTGGCGGTAACGGTCTTGCAGACGTTCTCACTGTTGCCAGCTCGATTCATCGTCACTTGGGCGACAGCGTATTGCCCTGGAATCATTTCACCACGAGCTTCGTGATAAATGTTCAGGGCCATACATAGCAAAGCGGACTCTAAAATCATTTCTTACCTTTCGTTGTTGTTCTTATCGTACTGCGCTACCCCAGGGCATTGAAGCGTTTTCACCGGAGACGCATCGCTGCATCTACATTCTCCCTGCTCGAAGATGGCGTAATCAGAAAGCGGTTCAGCGGCAGACCGCGCTGAAGGATGTTGTCAGGGTTGACGAACGAGTGTTCTCCAAACCAATCCTCAATGTTCGTGAGGAAGTAGTACGTCTTCTTTCCATCACGAACCGCTACACCGGCTGCCAGATAACCGCGACTTCTCGCCTCTTCCAAAGCAATGCGCTCCACACACCATGCGTTGCGCTTGCGATATACGGCGCTGTACCGGCGGTGAGCCAAGTACACGCCTCTGCCATCATCGAGTTCGTAGTAGCAGCCACAGTGTTTGAAGTTGACTTTGTGTGGCTGAAATTTCACTACTCGATTCTCCTAAGACTGATGACAGTAAAAACCTTCTTGGGGTTGACCAAATGTGGCCCATAGATTCTGAGAATCGTCCGATACAAACTCTGTGCCGGATTCTCAGAGCCTTGCCCAATCTCTGTGTGGTTCTGCGCTCCATATAGAACGCACAACTCATCCAAACTTCCGACCGTTACCGACAGAACTTTCGCCTTGCCGATGACGACCTTTCTTTTCTCATCCATCAGGAACACTTCAATACCTTCGGGCAGCTTTGCAAGCCTGCGACCCATTCTGAAGGTATTGAAGTCTCCATCAATCCCCTTGATCGGTGGGATAAAACCGATGACCTGAATTTCCATGCAGCTCCTACTTGAGTTACCCCAAGTATAGAGCTGGTTTTGAAATGGTCAGGTTGGCAACATTGCGACCAGTTCGGCGAACTTACCTTCGTCGCGGATTTTCTCAGCGAGTGCCTTGACGAAGTATTGCTTACCGTCTGTCCACGTTGCACGAGGCTTGCTGTATGTAATCAGCTTGTTGGCGATCAGATACTCCAGCAGCGAAATGATCGTGTCGAAGTGGGCCACGCCCGCATCGTCGAAAGTCATGCGAAGCGAAGTCTCTTGGAACGGCTTGGTCATTTTCGACTTGGTGCATTGGATCGAAATGTTCTGTCCAATGAACTCTTTGTCGCCATCACGCTGCTCCATGATCTTCTGACGACCGAGCGCCAGGCGGCAGGTAGCGTAGTACTCCATCGCACGACCGCCAGGGGTTGTACGGGGGTCGCCGTAGACGACGCCAGGCTTCAGACGCATCTGATTGAGGTACAGGAAAGTCGCGTTGTACTCCTCGCAGTGCTGCGCCATCGCCTTGAGCGTGGTCGAGGTAACGCGAGCCAGCGCGGTGGTGTCGTTCATCGTGTACTCGTCAATCTCCTTCTCCGCTTGTGACTTGGGCAAAGCAGCGGCGATGGAGTCGAACACGAACAGGATGGGCGCGTCTTCTTTGACAGCCTTGCTCTCACGAATGAGCTTGCAGGCTTTCGCAGCGACCACGTTGCCCTCTTCCCAAGTCTTCGGCTTGAAGTAGAGCCAGTAGGGACGCTCGGCGTTCAGACCGAAGCCTTCAGCAAGGCTCACGTCGAAGGAACGCTCCCAGTCGATGAAGCCGGCAACGCCGCCCATCTTCTGAGCTTGCACCATCCACTGAGTCGCCAGAGCCGTCTTACCAGTCGAGGAGTCACCGAACATTTCCACCATGCGACCGCAAGGCAGACCGCCGTCGTAGCGACCGGACATGATCTTGTTCAGCGGAGGAAACCCAGTGTCAATGAAGCGGGAGACTTGTTGATTGCCGGCGTTCGCGCCGATCTCTTTGTCGAGTGTGGAGATGAGGTCTGTAAGTGCGGACATTGTTTTCTTTCAGTTTTCGAACGGTTTGGTGAACACGTCCAAGTTTTTGAGGATGCTCGCAAAGGCCAACTCGCCGCACACGTCAGCAAATTTGTCCTTGTCGAACTTGCCTGGCGTCAGCGTGATCGCTTCTTTGGCAGGCTTGGGCACCTTCATGAGCTGCATGAGGCGCAAGTTGCGACCAAAGATGGCGCGACCTTCGGGGCTTGCCAGCTTGATGTGAGCTTTCTTCTTGGGAACGAACTCGCCGCTGTCGCACTTCGCCCAGAAGTTGCGAACGCTGCCGAACTCGGCCAAGAACTCAGGTGCGCCCTTCTCACCGATGCCACCCACGCCGCTGATCACGTCAGACGAGTCACCCTGGAGACACTTGCCCTCCAAGAACGCCAGCGGCGTCTTATAGCCAGTCTTGTCGTACAGGTTGCCCAACGTGATGACGTTGGTTTCGTTGCGGTGGTCACGCCAAACGACATTGCTGCGCACGAGTTGAATCCAGTCGTGGTCGCCTGAAAGCAGCTCGATCTCAGTGTCTGGCTTCTCAGCCAGCATGGGAGTCAGATAGCCAGCCATATCGTCAGCTTCGTGCGTTGCCGCCTGCATCTGACGAATGCCAAGATGCTGAAGCGCAGCCTGGATGTACGGCTTTTGCTCGGTGTAGGCTTGCTTGATGGCGACCTTCTTGGGGTCGTCGTCGCGGTTGCTCTTGTAGTCGGGGTTCAGGTCGAAGCGCCACTGAGCGCGACCGTCCCAAAGAACCAGCGGCGTAGCGTGTGGGCGACCGACACGGATTTCGCGCATCGCCTTTACAAAGCCGAAGACCGCTTGCGTTTGAATGCCGCCAGCGGTCAGCTTGGTTCCGTAGTGCATGGCATAGCCGACGCTGTTGCCATCAATGAGGATCGTTGTCTTGGGATTCATAGAGGTAAAGAAGCCCAATCTGGGTACTTTCATACCCAGACTGTGCATTCCTTCACTACTGAATTACTCGGCCAGCTCGCCCAACAGATCGTCAAGCTCGGTGTCGAGCGCCACCGTAGGCTTGGCGTCTTCGCGCTCGTTGAACGAGGCGGCAGTGCCAGGGGTGGCATCGCTCACATCGGCCGTCGAGGGGCGGTCGGGGTTCTTCGAAGCGGCGGTCGGTGCAGGCAGGATGCCGGCGACAGTCGAGATCGCGGACAGAGCTTTGCGCTTTTGTTCGTCGCTCTCCATCTGCACGTACTCGTCCAGGTTGGGGAGCTTCTCGTATGCCGACTTGGGCACAGCTTGCTTCTTGGGGCTGACTTGCACGGCGTACTTGGTGTTCAAACCCTTGCCAGTACGTTCGACAGTCACGACTTGAGCGCCTTCGGGGTCGAAGATCGTCGCGGCCCAGTTTTCAACAGCGTCCACGAGTTGCGCGAAGACCGTAGTGCGGACTTCGAGAATCTGAGGGGTGTTGGGGTCTTCCGAATCCAGAGCCAGCACGTTCAGCAAGAAGCTGCGACCAGCTTTTGCCTTCTTGAGCAGTTCGGTGGTTTCGTCGTCCGAAGCGGCGTGCATAGCGCGGTTCAGACTTTCGCAGATCGGGCAGGGTTTGCCGTAGATCGCTTCATTGCAGGGGTACACGGCTTGAATTTCGTCAGCGGCATTCTTGATGAAGTGCTGGCCGAAGTCGTGATACCACACATGCTCTTCGCCTTTGCGCCAGCCAGGGAGAATGACGTAGCGATTGGTGCCAGGGGACGGCTTGATCGTCTTGTCTTTCGGCTTGAGCGCGGCCTTTTTGTTCTTCATGAGTTCGAGAAGTTTTGCGGTATCCATTTAGGTTTCCTTCGAGGTTTGAGTTAGTAAGTGCCTTTAGACTTTCGTCGTTCAGCACAATCATTATACGTCAGGAATGACTTATCTGTCATTCCCGTTCGTATCATTGAACGCTGCGATTCTGGAAGGCCGCCTGTGCGCGGTCTTTCAGGGATGCGGCAGCGTCTTTTTCCGCCAGCACACGAGCAGCGCCCTTGTACTCTTCGCGGCGGTCGGCACCGAGCTGAATCATCATGTCGCGGCGGTCGCCCAGAGAGGCAACCAACGACTTGTTGACGGCTGCGATGGTTTCGGCTTCGATCACGGCATTCTTGCCAGCGATCCAGCGCGGGTTCAGCTTCACAGCGTTCTCCACCATCTTCTCGGTGGTCTTCTCGCCGGATGCAGCCAGAGACTTGCGAGCCTCGTCGTAGAGCTTGGCTTCGAGAACCTCAAAACGCGCCTTCAGACGAGCGTGTTGGGCTTCAGCGTTCGCAGCCTGGGCACCGTAATAGGCTCGCAGACCGGATTGCTCGATCATGCAAGCGTCGAGCGTGGCTTCGGTCAGCTTGGTGTCCTTGTTGAACTGCACCACGTCGATGGAGAAGTTCAGCTTGGCTTTCGTGGTCGTGGGCACATCGGCCGAGAAGCTGATGGCTTCAGTCTCGTCAGACGGTTCTTGCACCACTTCAGGCGTGGGGCGCGGCTTGCTGGCGGCGACCTTTGCGGGTTCGGGCGCAGGGTCTGGCAGCTTCTCGGCGACCGCGACAGGCTCAGGCTCAGGTTCGGGTTCCGGTTCGGGTTCGGGTTCGGGTTCGGGTTCGGCAGCAGCGACCGCGACAGGCGCTTCAGGTTCGGCAGTCTTGGCGGCAGCAACGATCTTCTCGTTCTCTGCCTCCAGCTCGTCCATCAGCGCGGCAAGTTCCGCGTCTTCAACTGCGATCTCAGGGTTCGACATTGATTTCTCCTTCAAAAAATTCGGTGTACGTGTTGATGTTAGTGTCGTGAAACAGGGGTTACAAGTCAGTTATGACTTATTCGTTAGGCGAGAATGTCGGCGACTTTGCGGAACACCTCATCCAAAACGTCTTGCTTGGTCGGATCGAAGCCAATCTGCTGCGCGTTGATGCCACAGACAATCGTGGCATCGAGCTTGGGGTCGTAGAACGACTTGCCGGCCAACTCAGCGGTTCCGCCCTTGATGGACGGCAAGAACTTCTTGATCGTGGCCGAACCGAGCGCAACGATGATCGCAGGCTTGATCAGCTCCAGCTCGCGGTCGATGAACTTGGCACAGCCGTTGATCTGTTCGTTCGCCAAGAACTTGTCGCTCTTCTTCGCCTTGACCAGCGTGGTGTAGTAGCCGTCAGTCACTGACAGGCCGGCGTCTTTGATCGCCTGCTTGATGTACTGAGCCGAGTCGCCTTCGAGCAGCTTGTCTTTCTTCTCCTCCTGCCAGGTCGGACAGTCGGACACCACCATGAAGCGGACGTTCGTCTTGCAGCGAATGCTCGGATGTGGTTCGCCAGCCAGAGTGCAGCCACTGCACTTCTTGTAGTCCTGAACCACCTCGATGATCTTGGTGCGGACGAAGCCGGCGCTCAGATCGGTCGTGCGGTCAGCCTTCACATCGTCAATGATCAGTCCAGGCAGAAGCTCCATCTGGGCTTTGCGGCGGCTGAAGTGCAGCGGTGACAGCTCTGCGGGGTCAATGGCTGCAAACGCACCCACGAGACGCAGGTTCTCCACCACCTTGCTGTTCACCTTCGAGCCTGGCTGCGCGGCAGCCATCACGAACTCATCAGGCGAGTCGAAGCGCCCCTTGACCGGCGAAGTCTCATCCAGCTCGTAGATGTTCTCCGTCGTGCCGTCACGCTTCTTCTTCACGCGCTCCAGCTTCCAAGTGCGGTTGCGCTCTCGCAGTTCAACGATACGCAAGGCGGTGTTCTCGCTGATGCCCTTGACCGCAGAGAACGGTGCCAAGATGGTCTTGTCGTCTGGGATGGTGTACCGATGCGAGGACGTGTTCAGATCAGGTGGCATCACCTGAATCTTGTACTCCCGAGCGTCCGACACCAGCCCTGGCAGCTTCTCTTCGTCCACAATCGACATACAGGCGGCGAAGTACTCGGCGGGGTAGCGCACTCGCACCCACATCGTCCAGTAGCTGATGATGGAATACTCAACGGCGTGGCTTCTGTTGAAACCGTAACCTGCGAAGGCTTCGATCTTATCGAAGATGTTGCCGGCGGTGCGGTCATCGAGTCCGGACGTGGCGAGACAGCCGTCGATCCACTTCTGGCGCATTTCCGCCATCTTGTCTTTGTCTTTCTTGCCCATCGCTTTACGCAGATGGTCGGCTTCTGCGCGAGTGAAGCCAGCAAGATCGACCGCCACCTGCATCACCTGCTCCTGATAGACGATCACGCCGTTGGTGGAGCGAAGCGCGGGTTCCATGTTGGGGTGGTCGTAGTACGGCGACTTCACCCCTTGCTTGATCGCAACGTAGTCGTCCATCAGACCTGAGTCCATCGGGCCTGGACGATACAGAGCAGTCGCAGCGGTAATGTCCTCGAAGGTCAGCGTACCGCCGACAGCAAGGTCACGGAGCAGCTTCTTCATGCCTGGCGATTCGAACTGGAAGACGCCGGTTGTGTCACCACGACCGAAGGCTTCCATAATGTCCGTCTCTTCAAGCGGCAGTTGCATGTAGTCAATGGCAACGCCGTGACGGTCGTTGATGTACTGACGGGCGATCTCCAGCACGTCGAGCGTGGAGAGGCCCAGAATATCCATCTTGACCAAGCCCCAGTCTTCAACCACTCGCTTGTCCCAAGACACGATTGGCGATGCGTCATCCCCTCGCGTCTCCACGACGGCACGGTTGACCAGCGGCTCACCAGCGACGACCACGCCAGCGGCGTGGCGACCGAACGCTCGCATTGCCCCTTCGAGGTTCAAGGCATGCTTCCAGATTTCCGGATGTTCGTTCCTGAACAGGTCGATCTCAGGTACAGCCTTCGCTGCATCGGTCAGTGAAAACGATTGACCGTGTTCTTTGGGGACAAGTTTGGTAGCGGTCAGCTCGATGCCATTCAGACCGTACATGCGACCACTGTCACGCAGCGCGGAGGCACTCGCAAGCGTCGAGTAGTTCGAAATGCCTGCAACGCGATCCAGACCGTACTTTGCCGTCAAGTACTCGATCACCAGATGGCGCTTCGAAGACATGAAGTCCAAGTCAGCATCTGGCAAGTCAAGACGTTCGGGGTTGATAAAACGCTCGAACAGGAGGTCGAATCGGATGGGGTCAACGTCTGTGATGCCGATCAGGTAGGCGACCAGCGAACCACCCACCGAACCACGACCTGGGCCAACGATGATGTTGTTCTTCTTTGCCCACATCACGAGGTCTTCCACGAGCAAGAAGTAGCCTGCGAAGCCCATCTTCTTAAGAACGCCAAGCTCGTAGTTCAGCCGCTCTTGGTAGACCTTCAGTTCAGCCGCATTGGGCTTGTGACCGAGAACGGGGTTCTCGAAGCGGCGCTTCCAGCCCTCGATGCACTTCTTACCGAGCGCCAAGAACTCGTTGTCGGCCATCTTGGGCAGCGACACCGGCAGCTTGGCAAACTGGAACGAGCAGTCTTCAACCAGCTTCTCGACATTGGACAGCCCTTCAACCCACGCCTTTGCATCTGCGGTGGCGGAGAACTCAGCGAGCCGCTTGCTTGCGCCCTTGATGCGCTCCACCAGCTTGTTCGGCTCGTGAATGTAGAAGTCTTTGACGAATTGAATGGGGCGCCAGGCGGCTTCCATTTTGGTGTTCGAGGTAATGCAGTTCAGCACCTCAAGGCTATCCGCAGCATCTGCATCGCGGTAGAAGGTGGGGTAAGTCACCAGCAGCGGCATGGCGTTCGCACGAGCTGCGGTGATCGCCTTTGCGTTGAGCGTGTCGAACAGGGGCGTGTTGATCGGGGACAACTCAGCGAAGACGTTGGCCGCACCGAAGTGGCTCTGAAGCTGTTCAATGGTGTTCTGGACGACTGTCGGTTCGAGGTGCCAGATGCTGAACAGGTCGCCAGTCGAAACCGCCACATCATCAGCGCCGAGCGTCAGCACATCTGCCAGCCCTACCCTGGCGTGATAGTAGAAGTACTCGTTGGTGAAGCCTTTGGACAGCAGCTTCATCAGCGCGTGGACGCCGGCTTCAGTCTTGATGTAGACCTTCAGTCCAAAGCTCGGGTTGGGCTTCTCGCGCTCACCGCTTGCCTTGCTCGGCTTGCGGTAGGTGGGGTCTTCGTAGACACGAATGCGGCAGCCGATAATCGGCTTGATGCCTGCTTTCTTGCAGCGGTTGGTGAAGTCCACCATGCCGTGCAGTGACATTGTATCCATCAGCGTGATGGACTCATAGCCCTTCTCCTTTGCGTCGGCAACGAGGTGTTCGATCTGGAGCATTGATTCGCCAATGCTGAAGTCAGACCTCGCTGCCATCATGTGATTCAAGTTCATTCATTCTCCTGTTCTACATATTTTTCCCACAAGACCACCCACTGAATCGTCTTGCTCTTCATGACGCTTTGCGTGTAGGGGATATTGATGCCCGAATAGACGCCACTTGAATTGGCAATTGAGCTGATCCTATCCACTACCGTGTGCGATTCCGATTCAGAGGTTGTTACCGCCTTAAAATCACGCAATCGAAAGCCAGGGGCCGGTGGCGTGAGTGGATCGGGCAGCGTCGCGCTCCAATAGGTTGTTGTGCGGTACTCATACATTGTCGTGACGCAATGCAGGATTCACAACACACTTACCTTCAGTCTCCTCAATGATTCCCAACGCTTTGAAGGCGGGCGTGATGATGACGAAGTGCGATTGGGCGGTCGATTCTTTCCAACCGAGCTTAGTCATATAAGCCATGACCAGCGATTGTTTTGTGAACCCGCCTTGCGTCAGCTTCTCGCAAGCGATGCTTACCCAAGTCCACTTGTCGTATTGGAGCGGGTTGCGACCAGCGGCGAGTTCTTCGCGCACCAGTCCGATGACACCAGCTTTGGCGAGACGCTTGACCAGCGTGGCGGGGTTCTTGTTCAATCCGTCGATCACCGTCTGGATGTCGGCGTCGATGGCAAATGCCGACTTCTCCTCGCGTACCTTGCGCGTGATGGGCGACGAAGGCGGCTTGAGCGAGGGGAGAAACTTCAGATTCGAAGGCGTCTCTGCCGCTTTGTTGATGCTTGGCCCCAATGCGACTTCTCGCGCTCGTGAGTGGCGAACCATCAGGTCGCTCACGTCAATCATCTTGCGCAGTTCTTGTAGCGCAGCCACCGAAGCGTCAGCGCATTGGGTGAAGGTTGGGCATCCCTGACAGACGTGCGAATCACGGCTGAAGATGCTCGGTGCGGCGAAACATGCCGGTGCGTTCTCAGGTGCGCGTGTGCCTTCAAACAGTTCCATACTTACCTTTCAGAAAAACTTGCCAATTTGGTTCTGCGCGTAGGACTTGATCTCACGCAAGGCAGATTTGACTTGAGTGTCACTGACACCCAACAGAACCAAGAACTGCCCCACATAGCGCGGTGACAGTTGGGCGCTGAACCGCTGCTCGAAGCCAATGCTTCGGGCGAACGCAGCGTGAGCTTCCAGTCGGTTGAACTCATCCAGCAGAGCTTGCGGGGGTTCGACCATCCACTCGATGATCTGCGCCGCGACTGGCGAGAGTGACTTCGCCAGGTCTGCGACACACTGCTTGGCGCTTGCAATGTCTTCCGGCGTTGTGCGGTCGCCTGGAAGGATGCTTTCGAGGTCAAGCTCCTCGCCACCGTGGTTGTGGTTCATCTCCTCGATGCTCACAACCTTGTGGACAAGGCGCTCCTCGATGATCTTCTTCGTCCAGCTCGCCAACTTGTTCTGCGCGGCAATGAAGAAGTACGTGCTGAACTTAAAGCCTTTGTCGGCTTGAAAGCCCTCACACGCTTTCACGAAGACGACAGACATCTCCTGAAACACGTCTTCATAGTCCATCGCCACGCCCGCCTTCTGAAGACGAGCGAAGCCCTTCTTCGTGACGGCGTGGACGAGGCCCACGTTCTCGTTGTAATACTGGGCGACGTTCATGGCTTACGCGCCGAAGATGCGTTGAGCCAGTCCGTCCACAACCTCGCGGTCGATCTTGGACAGTTTGTTGGTGAACGAGAGCGTCAAGCCTTGTCGGAACGAGCCGCGCTTGACACCGATCTTGGCTGCATAGATCAGAGTACGAGGCGAAATCACATCGCTGATCTTGGCTCCGTCATACGCATCGCGCACCAGTCCTGCGAACTCCACCAGCTTGTCAGCGTCCTCTTTGGTGAGGCCCACTTGGTTCTGGAGAATCTTGCTTTCGTCCGTCTTCTTCATGTACTGCTTGTGGATCACCATGCCGAAGCGGTCGTAGTTGGCGCTGTTCTGAAGGTTGGTGCCTTGATACAGACCAGTCTCGTCGCCAGAGCCGTTGGTGTTGCCAGTCGCGCAGAAGCGGAAGTTCGGGTGCGGCTTGATCAGACGATTCGCGGCGTCAGCCTCTTTAATCATCAGTGACTTACCCTCAAGCACCGCCTGATAGACCGAGAGAACCGAAGGCAGCGCGAAGTCATATTCGTCAGCCACGTACATCCAACCGTTCTGCATCGCAAGCGGCAACGGGCCAAGCTCGAACTCAGTCTGACCACCCTTCACAGTCCACTGACCGACGATGTGGCTTTCTTCAGTGTTGACGGTGTGCTGGACACGCACCACAGGGCGATTGGTTCGTGCGGCGATCTGCTCGAACAGCTCAGTCTTGCCAGCACCCTTGTGGCCCCACACATAGGCGGGGATGTTCAGTTCGAGGGCCAGGATGACGTTCTTCAGTTCGTCAATATCGTAGACATAGTTGTCCGAAGGAGTCGGCACCATGCTTCCGTGATCGCCGGCAGCAAGCACCGTGATCGGAATGGGTTCGCCCTTCGAAGACAGCGCAGCTTTGAGGCGACCGAGGTTGAACACTTCATTGAACGCCTTCTTCATCACGCCGCCCTTCGCAGTCAGCGCGGCGACGTTGGCGGGCGCAGCAGCCGCAGCGGCGGTGCCGGCCATTTCGACCTTGGTGGTTTCGGGTGCGGCGGCAGCTTTTGCAGCTTCGCGTTCCTCCAGCTTGCGCTTGGCAAGGTTCGAGAGCAGCGGCGCGTCAGGGTAGCGCGTCGTGTACTCCTCGATGGTCATTTCGGGGTGATCGTTCTTGATGTGCAGTTGGATGGCATGCGTTTCAGCACCGCACAGTTGGCACACGATCTTGCTGTCGTCGGACATAGAGGTTCTCCTTAAAAGCGTCAAAAATTGACTTGATTACGATGGTTTGAATGATAGACACAGACCCCAGGACTTGCAAGTCAGTTGTGACTTATCCTTGCAAGTCGCCTGAGATTGGTTATTGGGCGATGAGAAGCTGGCGCAGCTCCTTGATCACCACAGCCGGCAAGTCATCGACCGTGTTCAGGACGAGACTCTTGGGGTAGAACTGGCGCACCGCATCCGATTGAATGCCGATGCCCACGATGTTGACGCCAGACGCAGCGATCTCCTTGACCTTCTGCTTGAGGTGGCGATTCAGGTCGGCGCTGTTGCCTGCGGCTGCGGGGTAGCCGTCAGACAGCACCAGCATGATCTTGCCAGCCTCGCGGCGAGCCATCAGTCGTCGCGCTGCGATCTCCACGCTCTCTCCGTCCACGTTACTGCGGAGGATGCGCGTGTTGGGCAACCAACCGAAACGCTCCTTCACGTCAGTGGTCATGCGCTCCTCGTAGCCCTTGAGAATTGGCATGTAGATACCTTCCATGCGTGAGTAGCTGCGCCCGAGCTTGGCGGCGCTGTCACTCAGTTCACGAGGCGAGCAGCCCAGTTCCTTCGTCGTGAAGCAGATCACTTCATTCTTGATGCCAATCCGATCCAGTACGGACGACAGCGCGAATGCAGCCTGTGCTGCGGTGTGAATTTTGGAGCCGCTCATCGAACCAGAGGCGTCAACAACCAGCTCGACGGCCACATCCTTGCTCGTGGACTCTTGCTTGCGGCTGAACACTCGGTCGTCATTGAACTTCAGACGCGCCAGGTTGGGTGCATGCAGACGACCGGAACGATGGCCGTGAGAGCGTGTTGCCATTGAACGGGCAGCGATGGCGCGTTCAAGGTCTTTCTGCAACGGCGCAACCATGTGTTCCGTCTTCTCGATCAGGCTCTTGGTCATCGAGGGCGAGTAGCCGCTACCGATTGGCAGCTTCTCGATCACGTCATAGTCCTTCGTGAAGATCAGGTACTCGGCGTTCTCCGCAACTTTTGCAGTGTTGTCGGAGATGATCTTGGTCATGGCGTCGTCAAAGTCGTTCGCGCTGTCCTTGTCGAGCTTCTCCCATACGGCTTGCGATTCATCGAGCGTGATCTCCTCAGAGGAACTGGGGTCGGTTTTGACCTCAGCCTCCGCTTCGCTTTCGTCTTCTTCAGGCTCGGGTTCGGGTTCGGGTTCAGCCTCAGCTTCGGTTTCGTCTTCCGGCTCGTCTTCAGGCTCCTCTTCGGACTCCGGCTCAGGTTCTTTCTCGGCTTCAGGTTCTTTTTCAGACTCCTTCTCGGACTCGTCTTCTTTCTCTTCCTCTTCACCCTTACCGCTGCCGCCCTTGCTCTCGTCTTCAGATTCTTCTTCCTCAGACTTGGCTTCAGGCTCAGGTTTCTTGCTCGACTTGGGAGGGGTCTTTTCTTCCTCCTCTTCCTCCTCGCTCGGCTTGGGTGTGGGTGCGGGTTTTGATTTCGACTTGCTAGAGCCTTTCGACTTACCCTTACCCTTCGCACCGACGCCACCAGACGACGACGATTCCGATTCGTCTTCGCTCTCGCTTTTGCCTCCCTTGCTGCCCTCGCTCATGCGCTTACCAATCTCGACAGCCAGGTCAAGGCAGTCGCGGGTAGAGGTTGCGGCTTCGATCTTGGGGGCGAGGTCTTTGATCTTTTCGTAGACCGGCTCCACCTTTGACCAGTGATCTTTCATGAAGTCTTGGAAGACTTGCTGACCAGACATGGCGCGAATCATTGGCACCATCAGTGTTTCAATGACGCCCATCGCATCGCCGGCAGCAGCTTTTTCTTTCATGCGCGGCAGAACGAACTTGTCCAGATAGAACCTGCCAGTAGTAGACAGGTTGTATGCACAACCCTGAAAGCGTTGCGCCATGCACTTCTCGATGCGGGGGTCTTCGAGAGCGTTGAGCAGGAAGCCGGTGCGCTTGCCATGCTTCATCGCTTCGGACATGACGTTGAACTCGGTGAACAGGATGTGCGCAACCTCGTGATCGAGGAAGCCTTGAATGGCGTTGCACAGCTCCTCAGTCGCGTTGTCAGGCAGGTACGGCAGGTTCACCAGTACCGGCACACCGCGATGGTCAGCCTTGACGTATGCGTTGACGCCTTGCTGCGTCACGCGAATGCCCTTACCGGACAACATCTGCGTGATCTTGACCACCGATTCACGCAGGATAAAAACTCGATCATTCTTCAATTGCTTCTCCTTTAGTCACTCATGACTGATAGCGTTACTGTAAAAAATGAATGCAGGAGTAGCAACACCTTCGATTGCTTTGCCTTGCACGTCTCCAATGTGAAGTTGGGGCTGCATGCAGCCCCTTCCTTTCCACACAATCACATCACCAACAACGCTGCCCTACCAAAAGCTGTCGCAAACAGTCCGACATCGCCAAGATCAGGATGTTGTCCTAAGTGGATGAGTGCGCTGCCCAGATCGAGCGACTGCGATACATCCATCTCCGAAAGCATGTCTGCGCATGCCTGTTCTGTGATTTCTTTCACCTTTCCTTTAGGCATAAGCGCCTTGAGTCTGTCCACGGTTGTTTCCCTTCTGACACGATTAGATTATAGTCACTCGTAGCTTATCTTAAACCAGCATCACGCCCCTCCCCAGGCGACTTGCGCTCCAAGCAAGTTGCCTATATGTTGCACTCAGTCGTTAGTTATCCCGCGAACTATACTGAACCATCAGCTCGCACTTTGGGCTTCACTCTTCAAGGAACCGTTATGGTTACGAGCAAAGCAGGAAAGGTCACTCCGGCCGGTAGTCCCAAACCCAAGAACGTTGCCGAGTACGTCTCTTGGCAGATCAACCTCTGTGGCAAAAAACAGACTGAGATCGCGGAGGAGGTTGGGTTCGAGAAGCCCAACGTCATCACAATGATCAAGCAAGGCAAGACCAAAGTTCCAATCAATAAGATCGGAAGTTTTGCGAAGGCACTCGAAGTCGATCCTGTCTTCTTCATGAAGATGGTTCTCGGCGAGTACATGCCTGACTTGCTTGAAGCAATCACTACCATCACGAATCAGCCAATCATTACCGCCAACGAACTTGAGTTCATTGAGGTGATTCGTACCGCCAAGGTGGTGAACCCCAAGCTGCGTACTGACGATGATCGCCGGAAGTTCTTGGACTTCGTGAACACGCTCAAGACCGACAATGAGACGAAGTAGCATGGCTGATAGACGCTCCCTGTGCGCGCCTTAATTTTGACAGGCGAAGCTTATTGTCAAGAAACATTTTTAGGTTGGACAAAAGGTACATCTACCGATGAACGGTCGGTAGATGGCACCAGACGCCATTTTGTAAGCCATTTGGTACGTACAATCCTAGTCACTAATGACTTAGGTGTTACGTATGCAACTTTTACGGCTTTCGGAAGTTGAGGGACTGGTCGGACTAAAGAAGTCGAAGATTTACGCGATGGTCAAGCAGGGTGATTTCCCTGCTCCGTTGAAGATCGGTCGAGCGTCGAGCTGGCTTCGCTCCGAGCTGGAGGCGTGGATTGCTTTTCGCGCCAATCTGCGAACCATGTCCACGGAAGCGGTGCAGACTCTTGCGGACGCAACGTCCTCAGCGCATCAATGTAGTCGGCCCAAGCCTGCATCATCCTGACGCGCTCGTGCCAGTATTCAGCGCGGTTGTAGGCTCGCTTGACCTTGTTTGGCTCTTCGTGGGCCAGTTGCTTCTCTGTGTACTTGCTGTCGAAGCCGCCTTCCTCCAACAGCGTCTTTGCCGTTGTTCTGAAGCCGTGCGTTGAGTGGATACCCTTGTACCCGAGACGATGAAGGTTCTTCATGAAGGTTGTATCGCCATAGCTGTTACCTAGCTTGACTGGGCTAGGGAATAGCATGGGGCCTTCTTTTGTGATCGTCCGCAGGTTCTTGAGCAATGCCACGGTCTGCTTGGCAAGCGGCACCAAGAACGCACGATCCATCTTCATCTGATCGTCTGGCACGAGCCAGGTCGCCGCATCAAGATCGAACTGGTCCCATGTGGCAAACCGCAAGTTCTGCGGACGCACGAATACCAAGGCATTCAATCTGAGCGCGATGATCGGCAGCGTGGACTCTTCTTCGTCCAGCTTCTTGAGCAAAACGCTAAGTGCTGCCGGCTCCACAATAGCGGGGTGATGCCCGTCCTTATGCGCGGCAAATGTGGCTCGCTTGACACGCATGACAGGGTTCACTTCCAGCTTACTTGTATCCACCGCAAGCTCGAAGGCGCGTTGCAACATGGAACGCACACGGGTCAGCATGTAATTTGCGCCGCGCTTCTCAACCCGTTCCAGTACGGTGCGAATGTCGTCAGGTGTGATAGAGCGCGCCAATCGACTACCGATGTACGGTAGAACATTCTTATTGCTGGCTTGCACGAAGTCGTCGTAGTGGGTTTCGCCCCACTCGCTCTTGTTCATCTCCAACCAAGTCTCGATGATCTGCGCGACCGTCTTCGGAGTTTCAGTAGGAACACGCGCCTTGCGCCGAGCTTCGACAGGGTTCTGACCGGCTTGGATCAGCTCCCTCGCCTTTTGTGCGAGCTGTCGAGCCGACGAAAGCGTGACCGTTGGGTAGGTGCCAATCGAGTAGGTCTTCTCAAGACCGTCCCACTGGTACTTCAGTTGCCAGGATGGTGAGCCTGTCGGTCGCACGACGAGGTACAGGTTGGAGCCGTCGGCGATCTTTGTGATGCCACCCTTCTCACGCGCTTCTTTGAGGCGTTTTTCCAGCTCTCGTTGCGAGAGGTCATGCAGAGCCATAGTGGTAACGAAAACCCGTTCTAGTGGTAACGGGTAAGTATAGTGGGGTCAGGGCTTGCGCTTACCCCCGCAGTTACCACTGGTGCGCGTGGAGGTCGGCGCACTTTGGCGGAAGGTCGTGGAAAAGAAAAAGCCCCAAGTTGTTGATTTCTTGGGGCTTTTTGAACCAGCGTGGAAGTCAGTGGAAGCTGACAAACTTCAATCTGGCGGAGACGGAGGGATGCTTACATCCAGCATTCATGCGGGTTCCGAGACGGTCGCCGCATTTTTACCACCATCGTTACCACTGGCGTGCGCCGGTGAGTAGGTGAGCCGAATCAGCTCATCCACGACCATCGCGGAGTTCTCCTCGTTGAACCACATGAGGTTCACGTCGGCATTCTCCGCTTCACGATCTGCCCACGTAGATTCTTCGCCCATCATGATGCCCAGGCGGGTTGCGTAGGTGTCGATGGTCTTCTTGGAGTTCATGGACATCATGAGGTCTTCAGCGAACCGCTCCATGAAGCGTTGCGCGATCACTTCAGGCGGGTTGTTGATGAACACCGCAATGTGACGCCAACCGTTCTTCGCGGCGTACTCACGAATCTGGCGCAGACCTTCTGGCTCCACGACCACGACCACAGGCTTGCTCTTGGCAAAGACACGTTCGACTTCCTGGGCGCTGACGCCATAGAGGTTGCCGTTGAACTCCACTGTCTCGATGTAGCAGCCGCCTGCCTTGTTCGCCTTGAACGCTTCGCGGTCGATGAAGTAGTAGGACGTGCCGTCGATCTCACCCTCTCGCTTGGGTCGCGTCGTTGTGGAGATGACGTTCTCGAAGCCGGCCGTCTTGAGCATCCTCTCCAGCGTTGACTTGCCTGAGCAAGATGGGCCAGTGAGAGTGAGAATTGTTTTCATTTGTCGATCTCCACAAAAGTGTAGTAGCGGGTATTGATGTGCATGCCTCCCTTTTGGTCTGGCACAACTGAGGATTGAGCGCCGAGATACAGGTCAAGAGTCCAGCCTTCGCGCTGAAAGATGCCTTCAGGGTCGGCGATCATGTGACCCGTCAGACGTGGGCGGTCGCCGTAGGTAGACAGGTTGTATTTGGTCAAATAGTCGGCATCGAGGTGGAACTTGGCTGGCTCCATGAGCTTGCGTTTGCCCACCAGATCGAGCTGAGTTGGCTTCAGCGTCACAGGCACTTCTGACAGCCCTGTTAGCGCGAGAGCGAACTCGGCCACCAGCACATCAATCTCCAAGAACGTGATTCGGCTGTTCTCGTCACGCACGGCGATCTTGACGTAGGGGTGATCGTCAGTTGTTGGTCCCTGCGGGCGGCTGATTGTCAGTCTGCCTTTGAGCATCAGGCTTCTCCTTTGGTTCGAGTTTCTTCGTGATGAAGTGCAGAAATGCCGTCATCGTGAACAACGGCACCTCCTCTCCATTGCGGTCGATCACTTGCACGACACCACCCAACCCTGACGGAATCACACGCTCCGTCCAGGGAAAGGTGGCTTGAATGCGCTTGAACTCCGTGTCGTTCACGCCGCCTCCATCGCCGCCTGTTGCTGCGCTTCGATGCGGGCCATGTCGTCAGCGGTCGTCTTGTCCAGACGGCGCTCAACGAAGCGAGGCAGGAACAATGAGTGGAACTCACTGCTCTCGGACGGACGCATGATCGAGTTGGCTCGAACAGTGATGACGCCGCCAGTCCAGTCATCACGGTTCTCGTGAATCTCCAGACGCTTGGCGTCGGTGAAGCCGGAAACGTTCACCTTGAGCTGTCCGCACGACGACTGGCATTGAAGTGCGCCGAAGGTGTCAGCGTTCTTGCCCTTGCCATCCTCGAAGCCGATCACCTCAAGCTCCACCTCGAACTCCAGCTTCAGCTTCACTTGCTCTTTGCTGGTTCCGTCTTTCCAGATTGCATGAGGGTTCTTGATGATCGTGCCTTCCTTGCCCTTGAGCAGCAGCTCACGGTAGTGACCGTAGGCATCGCTCAACGAGTGATAGACACGGGTGTCGATCATGGCGACGTACTCACCAGCCTTCAGCTTGAGCATCCGATTGATCGCAGCCAGGCGCTTGATGTAAGCCACCTCGTACTTACCCTTCGTCACGACTGACTGAAGCGGAATCGCGTCCCAAATCATGTAGATGGGGCGCTCGTTGGAGGCGAAGGTTCCGCCACTCAGAACGCTGTTCAGAACGCCGTTGCCGATCTCACGAGGCAGAACTTGACCGTCACGCAGGACGAGCAGCTCACCGTGGTATTGCAGGCCAGTGCCGAGACGGTCGTTCACTTCCTTCTCAAGAAGCTCGAACGCTTCCATCGGGAAGGGAGAACCTTGACGGCTGGTCAGGCGCACCACGCCACCTTCCTCATGGTCGAGGTTGGCAAACATGCCGTCAGCTTTCTCTTGCGAGAGAACTCCGAGCGCCCAGTCGAACTCGTCCAGCTTGGCGTCTTTCGGCAGAGTGCAGCGCATGTAAGGGAAGTCGGGGATGAGGCCCTTCCACACCTTGTTGCAGGTGGACTCGCTGAAGCCAGCGCGCATGTCTTTCGTGACGATGCGCCACAGCAGCTCGGCGGACTCTTTGCTGAGTGCTGTCAGTTCGCCACGCAGAAACTCAATTGCCTGAGTGCCTGTCACCTTGCGAGTGATGAGGTCGTCCAGCAGCTCGAAGGTTCCGTCATCGAAGTCACAACCCACATGCTCGCCAATTGTGTCTGGGCGCTTGCGAATGCCGTAGGTCTTGAACGGGTTGTAGGCGTACTCAAGAACCTTCTTGAGCAAATCGTCGTCGCGGTTGGCTGTCAGCAGAGCGATCTTGTCGTTCTTGCTGGAAGTCGCCGCGACCTGTTCGATCAGGTTGAAGACTTCCAGCGAGTTCATTGCGCTGCGCTTCCGTTGCCAGGCAGACGCTCGGGGTGCATCCAGTCAGGCTGGTCGGCTTTCTCAGCATCGACCTTGGCCTTCTCAGCTTCCACCTCGGTGTAGACCTTGGCCAAGTACGAACGCATCTTGTCCGTACCGTCCGCAAGCTGCTTCTGGGCGTCATCGTGGCTGATGCCCTTGTAGACAGCGACCGTAGCCATTGCGCCGGCAATCGAGATCATCATCGCGGTGGTGGCAACCTCGTAAGGAATGCCTTGTTGAGCCATGCCGCCGAGCGTGTTGCGAATCTGCATCAGGGCGTCATTGAGTTGGTACTGTTGCAGCTTTTCAGCGGCTGCGGCTTGAGCTTGATCCATTTGATTTCTCCTGGGTTGATTGTTTAGTTGGCTTGGGCTTGCGCATCTTTGCGCTGTTGCAGGCGAACGTAGATTTCGTCCACGTACTCTTGCATGCCGAGAATTGAAGCGGCCATCGCTTCTTTCGCTTCTGCGGCAGTGCGACCGTTCTCGAACGAGGCGACTGCAAGCATTTGCACGAACGAAGTCAGGTTGGCGGTAACGACAGCGCCGACAGGGACGCGCTCGGTAATGTCCTCAACGAACTTTCCAAACTCCACCATTGCGTCGGCGATGTACGCCTGCATCATTGCGGTGATCTCTGGCGACATAGATTCCGATGCTTGTTGTTCACTCATGACTTACTCCTTATTGCGTTTTGTTGAGGTGAAGAAGAGCCTTCTCCAAAAGGGTCATACCCTGATTTGAAGGCGGTGCTGACTTAGCCGGAGCTTCAGGCTTCGGTTGCTCAGGCGGTGCGACGTTCGCTTCACGAATGGCCGCATTGATTGCTGCCGCATAACCGTCTTCTTCAGTGTTTGATTTTACCGTCGAAGTGATTGCCGGTTTCACGGGTTGATTGTTTTTCTTGATCTCGCCGGTACTGACTGTTGCAGGCTTTGCCGGCGTAGGGCGCGTCACACGGAATTGCGTGTTTTGCGTGGCGAAAAACTTATCCATCTCCTCGCGCAGCAGTGCGCGATCAACGAAGTACAGCGCCTTACCAGCCGCACGTTCTTCAGCGCGCATAACCAGTGCGGGGCATTCCTTGTTCCGAATCGCTTGCTCACATTGAGGCGCGGACTTGATCTCGCTGTCGCGCTCGTATGCAGCGATCTTGTGCAGACACACGCAGTAGCCAGGCGAGTAGCCGGCGACGCGGCAAGCCACCGTATGCGTGTTGATTCCACCCATTGATTGCTCGGGTGGGTACTCAGGTTGCCGAGCGAGAACCGCCCTTGTGATTTCGTCGTTCATAGAAACTCCTACCATGTTCCCCATTCGGGGCGTTCAATCAAAAACTCTTTATGCCGTTTGACTTCATTCAGCACTGAGAGAAGTGTAGCGCGTGAATTGCGGAGTTTTTCAGCTTCCTGATACTTCGCCAACTGCTGAATAGCGATCTTCCCAATCTCGATAGCTTCCCGAGATTCGCCGAGTAAACCGCCTGCGATCTCATCGAGCCAAATGCCAGTAAGCTCCAAGCCTCGAATCTTAGTATCTTGGCTCACCAGCTACCCCACTCTTCACCGCGCTCGGGTTCAGGCATCGGCTCCTCCACAACAACGTCATCCTCCTCGACCGAGATAGCTTCCACTTCTTCAATCAGAAGGCCACTTGCGATGGCGTTTGCGTAATCGCTTCGGTAGTGGTTGCGAAGCTGGCGAGAAAGTTCGTCATTGCCGAGCGAGTCGGTAGAGAGTCCATGCAGCCCAGAGTTCTTGGACGCAATTGCATATCCCCTACCCTCTTTCGAGCGAATGATTTTCTCAGCTTCTTGCTGCGCCTTACGTTGAGTTGGGTATGCGTCGATTTTCACCTCACCACTTTTACCCATTGCACCCCATCGTTTAGCGACGACGAACTTCTTGGCATCCACGTTGTAGAACTGGATCACCTCGTAGAACTTTGTGCCGCCCTCATGCGCTAAATATCGCGGCTCTATATGAATTGTCATTTACACCTCTTGTTTTCTCAATTGCGAGAATCATAGTTTTCACATGACGGGCTAACCAGTCTGGCTATGAATTACCCCTGATGCTTGAGCTTCAGTTTTGCTGCTGTTGCTGCGTTCACCGTCTCTGCTTTCCAATAGGCATTGCGAACAACGCTTGCAGGCACTTCGTTAGGGTCTTTGTCCTTTGGAAGAATGGCAACCCGTGCGATCAGTCCGATCTTGCGAACTTCGAGCGCCGCATCCACAGCATCGCGGATTGCGCGGTCTTCACCATCCCACATGAACGTAACCATCTTCAGGCCGTGTTCTTTGAGGCGCATGAGTTTGGCGAGCTGGCTCTCATCATCGCCACTAGACAAATGCTTGCCGAACGAGCCGACAGGCACGACCTTGCGCAAGTGCATGTCCTGATCGAAAGCGATCTTCGTGGCCGCCACGTCGAACACGCCCTCGTTGATGACGATGGACTCGGCACCAATGGCGTTCTGACCGTTAAACAGAAACGCTCCCGTACTCGCGTAGCCAGGCGGGAACAAATACTTCTTCGGTGATTCGCCGGTAATATCGCGGCCTTGAAAGCTCACGAGATTGCCGTCCATATCGAAGATCGGAATGATGATGCGGTGGGCGTAGCTCTGGAATCGCTTCTCGCCTTGATCTTCATACGCAAAACCGCCCTTCACGCACAGGCGCAGGTGAAAGTACTTTGCAATTCCGGCGTCGATGCCGCGATTTTCCAAGTACTTCACGTTGCGTCCGTTGTGAGGAAGCTCTACCGACTGAGGCAGCTTCAGCTCGCCCTGCATTTTCACAGGTGCGGTATCGCGGTTTGGAGGACGCCAGCCCTGCTCGGCCGCAACGTGCTTGACATGATCCACAACGTCTCGCGTGGACACATCGCCAAGCACGGCACGAATGAAGCTCCAGCGGTTGTACTTCTTCTCGCAGTCGCCTGCGAAGCAGTTGCCCAAGCCGCTGTCGGCGTTCAGGTAAACCTTCCAGTTGCTGTTGCCGCAAACCGGACATTCCTTGACGTTCAGTTGAAGTCCGCGAGAGCCGCGAGCCTTCTTGTAGTCAAGGCCCTGGCGATCAAGCCAGGCCTCCATGTCGATCTGCTCAAGCGCCTCTTGAAGCTCCTCGTTGCCGGCGCTCACTTCGCAAGCTCCTTCTGGATGAGTGCCCAAGCGATTGTTGCGTCTTGAACAGCCTGAGAGTAGTTGAATCGCTCTGTCGCTACGGCTCTTGCGCGAGCCAAGACGAATGCCTTAATAAACTCGGCCTTGTGCATCACTCGACCCTCAGAATTGATTCCATGAACTTCATCTTGGACAAGTCCTGCTTGATGAAGATCGTGAAGCCTGATTCTTGGTTACGAGACGCTGCGAAGTACAGTCGAGCTTCGCCTTTAGCGCGTTCTTCATCGGTGACGTTGATGGAGATCATCAGGTCAACCGTCCGCACCTTGTTGAAGTCTTCTGCAACGTGTTCGGCCTTCGCCACCGTTGACTTGTAGCCCTCGCGGTTTGTCTGTGTAGCGGTAAGCATCGCCACGTCTTCTTCGAACGCAATGGCTCGAAGGTCAACGTAGACGCTCTTGGAGTTCTCGATGGGGTCGTTGTAGCGGAAGTTCGGCGCCATAATGTCGGCGTAATCCACCACCACCAAGTCGAACTTCTGACCCATTGCCGAATACCGCTTGAGCAGTCGGCGCAGCATGTTCGGAGTGAACGTGCCAGATGGGTACTCGTGAATCTTCAGCTTGCCGGCTTTGGCACCGAGAGCTTCGACTTTCGACTTCACATCATGGATGTGCTTCTCAAGCTCCTTGATCATCGTGTCCGACATGGAGGCGTCGAGACGTTGAGCAATGATGTCCGCAGACACCTCAAGGGTGACGTAGAGGACGTTGAAGCCTTTGAGCGATGCGGCCTTCGCAAAGCCAATCAGCGCGGTCGTTTTGCCGGACTTCGCACCACCCATGATGGACACGAGTTCGCGTCTGCCCCAACCCTTGTGGAACAGAATCTCGTCCATCTTCAGGTTGCCGGTAGTGATGCCTCGCGGTGGACGAGCACCCGAAGCAGCGTCGATGCGGTTGTTTGTCCGGTCTTCGATCTTTTGGTAGTAGTCGTAAGCCGTGCCATCCTCGTTGATGCCGATCTGGATAGCGGCCTTGATCTCCTCTTCGATCTTGTCGAACTTCTTCTTCTCGATCAGATCGACGGACTTCAGCACAGCCAGGCTCACAGCCTGGTGGCGTGCGAACTCGACAACCTTGTCCTCGACGTACTCGCGGTCGCCAGGGCCGATCTCGCCAATGCGCTTTGCAGCCAATACGACGAGCTTTGCCGAATCTTTGCGGATGATGCCGGAGCCGATCTCATCGCGGATTCGCTGATTGAGAACTGCTCTGCCAGGAGATTCGCCGTAGCGTTTGAAGTGGTTCAGCGCCAGATTGACAAGGCTTGCTTCACCAACTTCTTCGAAAAATTCAGGCTTGAGAACATGCGATGTGCGGCGCATGAACTCTGTATCGCTCACGGCGAGTGCGGCGATACGGGTCTGGAACTGATCGTCAAAGGGAAATTTGGCAACGTCGTCGGACTCAGTTGTCGGCTCTGCGGTGGGCGCTTCGAGTTTTGCTTCGAAAGCTGCGCCGACCATGCTTGCAACGGAGTCTTCGGCTGCCGTGAGTGCAGCGTCAACCATCTGACTTAGGCTTCTGTGCCGGCTTCAGTTTTGGTTGCTGCGATGCCAGGCGTGTAAAAGAGCGTGATGGCGTGCTTGAAGATCACGTAGACCTGATAGCCGCCCTCTTGCTTATCGACCTTGAGGGAAATCGTGTACTTGTCAGAATGCTTGACAGAGCCAGTGAGCGACGAACCGTCAACCATCTCCACAATCACGGACGCGCCAGAACCTTCGAGCGCCTTCAAGAAGGCTTCGTGACCCTTTGGAGTCTGAGGTTTGGCGGCGGGACGCTTTGCGGCGAAACGAGGGGTGTTATCGCGGGCGGAAGCGTGGTCTGATGGGAACATATTGTTCTCTCCTTTTTGGTTGTTTGAAAATCGAAAACTTGAATTGTGATTATAGTCACGAATGACTTATGCAGCGAGTGAAAGAGACACCGCCTCTTCTACTACCCGCTCACCAAATTCCTGAAGCGCAGCCTCAATGCGAACTGCATCTTCCAAGTAGAGCGCCGAGTTCAGGGCGTACCGTGGTTGCGCTCGTTGCTTAATGGCGTCAAGCACGTATCGCTCGTAAGCCAATTGGTCACTATGTCCAAAGAAATTGCATACCTTGTACCGACGATCCTTGCAGAACTGGATGCGTGAGCCGCACTCCTCTTCCCATGCAAGCATGATGTCCGAAACCATATCGGGGTTCGTAGTCAGCTGGCTTGGGCGAGGCGGCTGACGCCAGCCATTCGCAATGCACCAGTCCATAGCCTTGCGAAGATAGAAGTCGTATCGGATGCCGAGCTTGTCGATGCCCTGGCGCAGACGCCAGAAGGCCAGCTTCTCTTTGGTGTCGAGGAAGCTCATGCCTTTGAAGCCCTTGTGGTACAGACCCATCTGCGAGTCCTTCATGATCGAGATCGCCGTGCCATATGCTTTCGCGTAGCACGAGGCCAGATAGAAGGTCGCCTTGGTTGGGTGCATGCGGCGGTAGTCGAACCACTTTGTCCTCATCAGCTCTGCCTCTTTTTTCAGCAGATTGGCAGGAATGTGCTGGATCGCCAGCGTTTCCGCATGCAGGAAGCTCAGGTCATGTCCGTAGAAGTACCCAAGCCAGTCTGCTGGCGTGGGTTCCTTGTTGTAGTTCGTCATCCGTACTCGTTTCAGTCTTTACTGACTGATTGTACTCAGCCGAACCTTACCGCTTCACGGCGGTTCAACCCTGAGTTGCAAAGAGCTGTGGTGGAGCTGGCAGACGCTTCTTGAGCTGGTCGAGAGTCAGGTCTTGCGTCCGAATCTCTTCAAACTTTGCCCACACATCGTCACGCCAAGCCAGGAGCGCCTGAGCTTGATGAGCGTAGTTAGCATCCTCAGAGTTGACGAAAGACCCAACGGAGTCGATGCCGCCTGCAAACTCAGCCATGCGAGCCTCGTCGTCCAAGTACTGCTGAATCATGCCGACGCGCTTCTTCTCAGATTGCCAAGCCCAGAACTCTTTCAGTTCGTCACTTGGGGCGCCTTGTGCTGTCACTTCGATCACGAGGCCGTCAGATCGAATGATCTTGCCAAGTGTGTTGATTTTGTATGCGTACTTCATTAGTTCATCACCTCCACAGACATCCACGAGCCGGCAGGTGTCTGCCAGTAGTTAAACCCGCCACAAATTTGCAGCTCCGAGAATGGGTTCATGTTCATCAGGAGGTATCGCGTATCTGCTTGAGGCGTGACAATGGCGATTGCTTGAGATTGCGAATTCCAGTTGTAAGGTGCGCCGTTTGTGCCGCCCATAACGCCAATCGGTTGCATACGGTTGTTCTCTTCTGCCCATGCGAAACCACCTGCCATCCAGGGGTACAGACATGCAAGAGCTGCTGTCAGCTTGTATGTCTTTCCACCTTTGAGTGTGATTGCCGTACCGTCGCTCACAATGCTGTCGCCAGACATCGCCTTGACGATTTTCTGACGGATGGGCTGACCATAGTAATAGACTTCTGCACCGCCATAATCCGCAGGTGCGTACAGCGCAAAATCAGGAACAGATTTAGCACTCGCTTCAGCGAGCGCCTGATTCATTTGCTCTTTTGTTGCAAAGAGCATAAGCGCCGACTCCAGAGACAAAGACTCTGGGCCGAACTTACTAATCGGCTCTCCAGTGCTAGGGTTGATCATTACAACACCCGCAACTGGATCGCCACCTTCTACATTAACTGCTGCCATTTTGAATCCTTTCAAGTGGAGATATTTTAAGTCTCCACTTACTTAGGTCAATAGCAAATGATAACTATTTGAGGAAGTTTTTACCGTCGATTAGAGAGGATTTATTACTTTTGTGGATTTGAATTATCAAAACCAACTGAGTTGTTAATCGTCCGTTCCGTCATCGACCTCGTAGGCTTCAACGATCTCTTGAACCAAGCCGGAGCGCACCACGTCCGAGCGAGAGAAGCGCACTGCCTTCACGCATGGGATGTGAGTGAGGCGTTTCAGAGCGTCTTCCAGACCCGAGGTGCCATGAATGTCTTTCTGGCGGGTGTCGCCGTTCACCACGACCTTGCAATCGTGTCCGATGCGGGTCAGGAACAGCTTCATCTGGTTGGGCGTGGTGTTCTGAGCCTCATCCAAGATCACGAAGGCGCGTTTGAAGGTGCGACCGCGCATGTAAGCAAGTGGAGCAGCTTCGATGCGGCCGGTCTTGAGCAGGTACTCGACCTTGCTCTTGCCAAGACGCTCGTTCAGCACGTCACGGAAGGGTTGGAGGTAGGGGTCAAACTTCTCTTCAATCTCGCCAGGCAGAAAGCCCAGGGATTCGCCAGCCTCGACTGCGGGTCGGGTGACGATGATGCGGTCGATGATGCCTTCTTCGAGAGCTTGGGCCGCCAGTGCGCCACAGAGCCAAGTCTTGCCTGTACCAGCGGGGCCGGTGGCGAACGTCAGTTCGAAGCTCTTGATGGCTCCGATGTAGCGACGTTGGGACTCGTTGAGGGGTTCGATTGGGGAGCGATCAACTTTCTCGATGCGGCGTGGCTCGAAGAAATCCTGTTGATCTTGGGGGTCGCCGTGAAACAGCGAGGCCCCTCCCTTTTGATTGCGCTTGGCGCGCTTGTTGTTGGTGGGAGGGGTCTTTGTTCGTGCCATTGGTAGTTGCCTTCCGAGAGTAATTCCTGATTCGGAATATACCTCAGTCAGCACTGACATACCATATAAGACCGACTAAATCGTGAGCGTCTTTGGCACCGATGTGTCCAACTCAGATGGCTCGCGGTAGTAGAACTTGCCACCCGACACCGCGAAGTCCGTGACGCTCACGTAATCGAAGTTTGTCGCTTTGGTTTCCGTATCCACGTTGACCATCACGAAGCCGTTGTGCCAGCGTTCGCCCTCGCAGTAGCTTGCGCTGCGGCGATGCCCTGCCCCGAGCTGATGCCATTCATACGCGCCGTAGATCGGGTTGAACTCCGACCACACCTGATGGCGATGATGGTGGCCGTTCACGCCAGGCAGACCCATGTTTCGCGCATGTGGGAAGTGATGGATGAGAACAGTGTCGAAGTAGATTTTGTAGTTCGACGCCAACTCGCGTTCGAAGTCGCGCTTGGTGAATGCGGCGAGGTCGGCCTTCGCAACGTAGTTGATCTCGTAGCGATCCAAACCGAGCAGCTTAGACACGGTGAACCCATGCAGATCGGACAGCACTGCGCGAAGCGCGGGGGTTGCGTCCGCAAGCTGACGAAGCAAGCGAGCCTCGTGGTTGCCTTCGATGAAGTCGATCTGGGTGTTGGGGCATGCCTCGCGCAACGGCTGAAGAATCTTCTCGTGCGCGAACTTGATGCGCCCCACCACGTTCCACTCGCGTGGGTCAACGCTGTACTTGCCGAACTCTGGAAGGTCAAAGATGTCGCCAGCCAGGACGATCACATCAGGCTGCACTCGCTTGGCCGTGTCGATCAGGACGCGCAGGTAGAACAGGTCGATTTCAATGTCGTGGAGGTCTGAGCAGACGAGGACAGACTTGAAGCGGTTGTTGTTCTCGCGGACGTATTTCTCGGCGAAGTCATGGCGCTCGATGTTGATGCGGCGATAGTGATCGACGGACGCATGCTTGGCGATGGCTCGCTCATGAGCATGCTGCTGGCGCGAGAGTTTGATACCTGCCTGGCGCTTGAACTCTTCGAACGTGCCGAAGTAGCGATTCCAAGTGGACTCAGAAATGGAGCTATGGTTGCGGAAGTAGTTCCGAGTGACGATCTTCTCGGAGTCAATCTCCGCGATTCGCAGCAGTTCGTTGATGCAGTCCTCTGGCGTCCAATGCTCCATGAACTTCGAAGAGTCCTCAGACATTGGATTGTCGTTCACGCTGGTGCGCGAAATCAGCTTCGGAGCCGATGCGTCAGTCTTGGCAAGGCTGCGAAGCATGCCCGCCTTGTTGCGAACAGTCTTGATCGAAATGCCGAGTGCTTCGGCTACATCGGCCATCGTTGGGTACGTGTCATGGTCGTTGTAGACCTTAATAAACTCTGACATTTCGGACGCCATATTTCTCCTTTGGTGTTACGTGGCTATTGTCTTGCCAGCCTGGAAGTCCGCGAGTTTCAGACCGCCGGTGTACTGGAAGTGGGCGAGTTCTGGAAATGACTTCCAGCGTTTTGCCCATTCAAGACCACACGACTCTCCGATTGCGCCCACTTTGTCCCAGAGCTTGCCGTCCTCTCCGCTCGTGCCCCAGACGGGTTTGCCATTCACCAGCGGAACAACGTCCACTGCGACACGAAAGTTGTGGAACGATTGCCCAGGCTTGGCATTGGTGACGATCTTCCCTGGAGTGGTGCGACCTTGCGCGTACAGAGCCGCTTGAGACTCCATGTCGCGGAACGTGCTAGTCAGAAGCAAGTCGATGCCTTGCGCGTGGCAGGCGTCTATAAAGCTCTGAACTTTTTTGGCTACAACAGGGTGTAGATCGGAAATGCTTCGACTGTTGATCATGTCGTTAGATTATATTCACGGGTGACTTATTTACCACGGATGACGTTGTAAGCGTCAATGCAGGCGTTCAATTGCCGGATGGCGTCGTCGCCGTCGTTGGTGATGCCGACAAGCTCTTGCGCAGTCGTGGGGTCAAGTTCGGCTCGCGTTTCGTTCCGATCTCCGGCGACAGGGGTGGAATCTCCGCCGGCTTGTACGGGACGCACGTTGACGTACATGCGCTCAGTGCCAGCACGAAGAGCGGCACGATACTGATCATTCGCAGCTTTCGCATTTTGTTTCTCCTTTGCGAGTTGGGTTGCCAGCGCACCGATAGCCTCGATGTGCTGCTCCTCTTTGATGCGCTCCTGTTCGTTGCGCTTTGCTACCTCCACCCTCAGCTCATCGGCGTGTTCGGTGTAGCCTTTGTGATGTGCGTAGAAGTACGTACCAGTGACAACTGCCACCACTACCGCAACCTCCACAAGAATTGGAGTTGGGTCGAAGAGTTTGATCATGCTGCTTTCCGGCGTGGTGTCTTGGCCGCTACCGTCTTGGCGCCAGCGGTCTTTTTGGCCGGCGCCTTCTTCACGGGTGTCTTCTTAGCTGGAACAGCCTCTTTCACCCGCTGAACAGCGGTCAGCGATTCGGCAATCTCTTGCGCCAGGCGGCGACGATCTTTGAACTCGCCGTAGTAGTGCCATGCGTAGCCACCGCCGATGGTTGCGAAACCAATGTCCTTGAGCGCCCACCAAGGGAATGCTGAAAGTGCTGGCGCCACGCCTGTCGCCAATGCAGTTACGCAGAAGGCGCCCTGAAAGAGCAGCGATACGGCGATCACGATCATTCCGGCCTTGTGCCAGCCAGGAAAGTTCATCTGCACATGCGGACGGAATAGCGCCCCCATGATGGCAAGCAAGCCAACAATGTCGGCAATCAGGACGATGGTGAAGATGAATGTGTCGGTCATTGAGTCGCTCCCTGTTTCCGAGTTGTCTTGCGTCGAGGCGCCTTCTTCGTAAGCGTCTGACGCGCCTTGTTCACCTCTTGGGCAACTTCAAGGATGTCGTCACCCTCGTGGTTGTCAAAGAAGTTCGCCAAAAGGTTGATGAGGCCGACGGAACATGCGCCGACCAAGAATCCGATACCCAGAACCACGTCGAGATCGGCGTAGTCCAGACCGAGCCACTTAGCGAGCATGCCGCCGAGCGCGACAGCGCCACCGACAGACATGCCGCCGATGATTGCGCCAGCCGCAAGCGCGCCATGACGACGCAGTTTTTGGGGTTGCCAGAGGGCAGCGATACTCAGACCACCCATCAGTCCGGCAAGAGCCGACAAGCCCTTACCGATGACGAAAGTGATACCGCCAGTTGCTGTTGTAATTGGTTCAGGCATCTGCCTCCTCCGTTTATTTATCTCACGCCTGACTTACATCAAGGTGCGATATTTGTAGATGGTGTGCAGGTATTGGCCGACGATCTCGTCAACAATGTTCTGAATGGGGGTGTCTTTGACCGGAGCGATCAGATAGCGGTTTGCGTCGATCCACGCCACCTGCTTTTCGAGCAGCGTGAGCGAATCAGCTTCCATGTCGAGCTGGTCGAGAGAAACGTCCTCGATGATGCCGTAGCGCCCTTGGAAAGTTTCAGTGAACTTGTCAGCCAGCTCAATGATTGCCTCGTAGAACTCGCCCAAAGCCATATGGCGGGCGTAGACGGTCGTGCGGAGGTGTTCGCGGTGCGTGAAGTTCCGTGCGAAGAACATGAGGGAGATAAATTCAGCAGCTTTGGACATCACGCTTTCCTTGGGTTGAACAACAATAGGCGACCATTGTCGCCCAAGGTGCCGCCCAATGTCAAGTCAGTGGTGACTTAGTATAAGGTTGATAAATTCCCGCTGTGTAAGGCAGTGTTTCATGGCCTCCTGCACGTTATGCTCGACCGCCGCCTTTGTCTGCTCCAGAACCTCATCCAGCCGCAGAAGCGCGTTTTCTCGGACGAAGGCTTCTTTGGTCAAGTTAGTGCCTGCGTAGTTGCAAATGAGAGCCGAAGGCGCATACGTGTATGCTTCTCCGGTATCCACTTCACGCTGACGTGGGGTGTGTCGGCTCCAGGCTGCAACCCACTCTTGAAACTTTGCCGGCCCGTCCTCGACCTTGAATCGGCGCCAGAACTCCGTGTCGTCGCGCCCAGTGACGTAGTGCATGAAGACATTGGATAGTGCAAATTCAGCCAGGCTTGCCACCCTGCCGTTGAACTCCGCGATCTCTGTTTCGTCCAACGTGTAGATCAGTTGCGGGTTACGGATGAAGTTCAAGAGCTGACTCATGGCGATACCCAGGCTGGTGCCGTCCATTGGTTCGAGGAAGCCAGAAGACAGCCCCAGAGCCATGCAGTTCTTCACCCAGACATTCTCGAACCGCCCTGCTTTGAAGCGCAACGGCTTGAGTGCTTCAGCGTTCGGGTCGATTGCTTCGCGGAACTCCTTCTGCACGTCTTCGTCCGACACAAGGCTTGAGTCGAAGACGTATCCGTTACCCACGCGACTGTGAGTAGGAATGCTCCAGCACCAGCCGAACTTACGAGCGCGGAAGTGGGTGTACGGCTTCACAGGGTTGTTGCTGTGCTGCGTAATGAACGGCATCGCGCTGTCCACAGGCAAGTACTTGGTGTAGTCCACCCAGGGCGTTTGGAAGTGTTTGCCGATAATCAGGCGACGGAATCCGGTGCAGTCGAACGCGAAGTCGATCTCGACCAGCCGCCCATCGTCCAGTCGAACCCCAGTGATCTGCCCATCTTCTGAACAGACAACCTCCTCCACAATCGCGTCGATGTGGTTGATACCGCGCTCCAGCGCAGTCTTTGCAAGGTACTTCGCAGAGAGTCCTGCGTTGATGTGCATCTGGTATCCACCGATGCTGCGAATGCCCTCTTTTGTCCGGATGAAGGGAACATGGTTCGACAATGCGAACTTGGCGATACCGAAGTCGTTGACGGATTGGTTTGTGGCAACCTTGTGAACGTGCATCAGGTCGGAGTCACGAAGATACGACAGGTGATTCGGCAGGAAATTGTTCGCGTCCGCCATTGGCAACGCCGATACGGGAATGAAGAAGCTCTTCCCATCGTTGCCGAAGTTCTCGAAGTGACAGCCGATCTTGAAGGTGGCTTCGGTATGTCGAATGAAGTCCAGTGGGTCGATGCCACAGTGGTCAAGCACTTGGACGAAAGCAAAGTTGGTGGACTCACCCACACCCACGATGCCGAGCTTGGTGCTTTCGATCACGGTGATGGATGTATTGGGCGGCAACACCTTCTGCGCCGCCAACGCTGCGAGCCATCCGGCCGCCCCACCACCAACGACTACGACATTCTTGACTGGGCGCATGTCAGGCTCCAATGAAATGTTTTGTCACGCTGGTTGCCGCAATAGCCATCCATGCGAAGTTGAATACGATAATTGTGGGGAGCGTCTTCACGGTGGATGTCAGCACAAGGATGAGACTCGTGAAGAACGCGATGATGTAGAGCCACCACCACTGCACGCCGAAAATCAGGCCAGGCACAATGATGGCGATTTTCGTCATGAAGGCAATGAACTCCAAGGTGTTCTCACGGTTCCAGTAGGAACGATGTTTGAATTGGCCCAACACCTCGGCCATTTCTTTTAGATTCGTCATTCACAAATTATAGTCACGGGTGACTAAATGATGACGCCCGCACAATGGCGGGCGCTGAGATAGATCAATGGTGACTTACAGCTTGCCAAGCATCGAAAGAGCTTTCTGTGGCACATCCGATACCTTAGCCCAGTTCGCATCCGGCTGACCGTCCCCAGTTGTCCCACATTCCTCAATCTGCCCTTCCACTTCGCGGTAGAACTTCTGTGCGAGGTGAACGACGCGAACGCCTGTGTCATCGCACTTGCCCACAATCCACTGTGGAGTCGGAGGATGCGGAACTTTCTCCAATACCGGCTCGGCCACGGGTTCAGGTTGTTTTTTTGCCATCGTTTATCCTTCTTGAACTTCGATAATCAGGGTCTGGCTATTCAGACTCCCATCATTTGACTGCATCCTAGAACGCAGCTCCTCAACGCCGAGCGATTCGATCTCGCTCTTATCGCCGATTCGCACAGCCCAGATTCTACTTGCCTTATCAATCTGTGACAAGAAATGGGGCGTGTGCGCGTAAATCCCACCAAAAGAGCCGATTACATTGGCGCATCCGACATTCAAATCGTCGTAATGCGACCGACTGAGGATGTACTTGGGAAGTGGGTTATGCTGCCGAATCGCCGAGTACGCAAGATCGGCCGACGATGGGGTGTCGATCACTTCGCAATCAAGCGCCATGATCAGCTCGGCGGCCAGGCTGTCATACAGCTTTGGGCTACCTTGGCAGATGTAACCGATCTCACGGTCTGTCGTCGCTTGCAGCCGATCCAGAAACCCCATGACGAGCGTTGCCGCCTCTGACGGCCAGTGCCGCGCCCCGCTTGGTGAAAGCCAGGCGTTGACGGAGACAATGACCTTGGCAGGCAAATCATTGTGCCGATGCAGCAGCCAGAACTCCGCTTCGGTAAGCAGACAGTAGCCTTCAGAGATCAGGTATCGGTAGCCAGCCTGGGCACACACGAAGTCATTGTTCTCTTCAGGCGCCCAGTGCTTGATGTGCGAGGCGCTCACCAGAATCTTGTCGCCAGCAACCGCCTGCATGAATTCTGACGCAACCCCCTCAGACGTGAGAGGGATGCCGATGATCTTCACGCTGCCGCCTTGATCGGGATGACACGCTTCTGAGGCACTGGCGCCGTCTTCCACAGGTCTTTCCGATCTTCACGCTGCGGCCCGTCGATGCGGATAGGGGCAAACCCAGTCAAGAACTCCATGCCAGCAGCAAAGATCGGCACTGCGTCCGAGAATGCGTTGTCGCACGAAGCGTCCCACAATGGCCCTTCGAGGAACATGCACGAGCCAGAACAGATTTGCAGCATGGGGCACTTCGGACATTCCTCGCGCTTCGACCAGTGAGTTGCCGTTGTGAGCTTTGCATTGTCCAGATCAGAGACGTGACCGATCTTGTGCGAATCACCGTTAGGAGCGATGCCAGCCGCGCTCACGTTCTGGCAGGTAAGGATGTTGCCCTTCAGGTCAACCGCGATGTTGTCGGTGCGATCCATGCCGCACTTCTGACCCAGTGAGCTTGCCGGACGCGATGTGCGAATGGAGTTTACAAACGACTGGATACGATTGGCCACGACGCCGAACCTGTCAGCTTTGCCGCTTCGAATCTCTGCGAATGCACGATTGCGATACAGCGCCACGTCTTCCGGCTTCAGCGAGTTCGCAAGACCGCCCTCGTCATAGGCATCCACGAATGAACCCTCACCGATGTAGAGGTCTGCATCGCCAGTCAGTTCTTGGAAGTACTTCTGTACTGCCGCCCGCGACATATTGTGGCGGTTGATCATGGCGTTGAAGCTGATGCGCTTTTTGGGCATCAGGCGCGCATACAAGTCCATGATCGCTTCTTTTGTCTTGGGGTCTGCAAGCGGGTCTGGGCCGCGAACGTGTTGCCCAGGACCATCGTGGGAAATACCGATCTGGAACTCCATCTTCTCGATCCAGTCATTCAGCTCCTTCGTCAAAAGCGAACCGTTCGTGATGATGGACATCACGGCATCAGGGTATTTCGCTTTCAGAGCTTCCGACAGTGGGCGAAGCGTCTTAATGTAGACGAACGGCTCACCACCCCAGAACTCAATCTTCTCTGGCGGTTTTGTCACCCAGTTGTCCAGCGACCCCATGAATTCTTCAACGTCGCCTGGGTTTGTCTCGCCGGCACGGGGCACGAAACGCTGGCTGCAATACTCGCACTCGTAGTTGCATGACAGACCCAGAGAGATTTTCAAAACTCGGGGCGTTGCTTTGCCAGCGGGCGTTTCTTTGCTCGTGACGATAGCAAGGCCGCGCTCTTGCACTTCAAGCAATTGCGTAATCGGGTTCCCCCAGGCGTCCTTGAACTCGCTGGTGAAGTTGTTGTACTCAAACGTCCGCTTTTCTCCGCGCTCGTTGATTCCAGTGATCTTAAATACGGGCATTATGCAATCTCCATTTCAAAGTGAATTTCTACGCTTGGACGCTGACCGAGGTACACATGCCCAAAGTGGAGAATGTGACTCGGAAAAATGAGCAGCGCATCGGGTCGCGGCTCAACAACGTAGTTTCTGCGTTCGTCAGGCAGGCATTTAGAGCCGAACGAACCAGCAGGGTGATTCAGAACAAGACAGCCGTCATGCTCGTCTTTAGAACCGTCTGGATGAGCGTCGCAGTCGATCCAATAGATCGCCGACAGGTGCGATGACTCAACATGCGGAGGCACGAAGTCATGCGTCTTCTGAACCAGTTCTCGTCCGGTAATGTGCGAAACCTTGACGCCGAACTCCAGCTCGGTGCGTTGCTTCACAGCCTGGAAGATCGGGGCAAACATCGGGTCGCAAACCTCAAGAGATTCACGGGTCGAGCGCGACCACGGCTTGCCATTCGCGTTGTATGTGTCATAGGCCAAGATCGCTCGTTCTCGATACGTGTCACGCTGCTGACCCTGAATCCCCAATGCGCCCCGATAAATTGGGGTCGCAAAAATCTGTGTGAGCATTAAATCACCTTGATTCGCACATCCGTTGCGCCTGGGTAGTATTTCCATCCGAGTTTGACTCGGGCTTCGCCACCAACCGGCAGACCAAGCGCAGACAGTTGAAGTGTTCCAACGCCGTTGATGATTTGCACTCGCGTACCGCTGGTAATGCCAAACACCGGCTCCACGAACACTTCCGTGTTGCGGTTTTGCAGGTTGCCGGCCGAATCTTCCACGCGAAGTTGAATCTCCGCAGTTCCACCCGCCGCAACTGTCGCAGGGGCGGTTGCGGTAATCGTTGGGAACTTGAGGACTCGCTCAACGCCGCTGGTTGATACTTGGCTCCATTCGCGGGTCAGATCGCCAGTGACGACAAAATTGGCATCCGTAGCGTCGACATTCAGGTTCACGGTAATAAACACATCGTCCGTTGAGTCGGAAAACGGCACGTTAATGCCAACAGCCAAGTTCACCTTCGTGCGAGCTGCATACTCTGGCGCTGTTTCGCGCAACGGCAATGTTTCAACAAACAGAGGGAAGATTGGCGCAAATTCGAAGTCGGTCGTTACCGCCAGAAAGTACGTCTGATGAGCCGCCCAATCAGGTCGCGCACGAAGTTCTTTCATGCTGACTGAGGCAGATGCGTTATAAATGGCCGGCTCAATGTCTGGCATGGGCAAACCATCTGCACCACACTTGGTCGCGGACATTTCAAAGTCCACGGTTAGAATCTCGGTGGATTGATCGTAGTGGAACTTCGCTGTCGGGCGAAACCCTGGCGAAACGTGATCGTTTTTAACTCCAAGAACTTTCATCATGATCTTTCTTTAGCAGGAGCAATTGCAATCGCAGTTGCAAGCGCAGTTGAAGTTGTATTGGTATGTGCGCAGCGCAATGGATGAGCCGTTATCAATCAGCACACCGTTGTAGGCGTTCAAACCGCCGCAGTTCGCCGCAACCGTTGTGCAGTTATTGCCGTTGTAGCAATTTCCCGTGTTCCCGTTATGAACATAAGCGGCTGCGTTTGCCGTTGACACGTAATAGCTATAGGAGCCAGGCAGGACAGAGCAGTTATCAACCGTGCTAAAGAAATAGCCGTGCAGCCAACCATAAGCCTTCGACCAGATGTTGCCGGCATTATCGTTGTACTCACACCAGTTGCCGGAAGAGTCAAGAAAGCCAGACAAACCGCCATTGCTGTGGATGTAGCGATTGCCCCAGTCGGTGTCAGCCAAATAGATGTAGTTGGCCGTCGAGGAAATGGTGATCGAGCTGAATGTCGTGTTAGATGTGTTCATCGGCGTGAAGCCGAGAGCGCCAGTCACGTCCGAAGATGCAAGCGTCACCGCTCCTGTACGACCTTGAAAGCTGGAAACCAAAGTGCTTGCGGATGCCGAGGTCACACGACCTTTTGCATCCACAGTGATTGTTGCGGCGGTGTAGGTGCCGGCAGTGACGCCGGTATTGGGAAGCGTTGCGGTGATCGCGGCGTTAGCCGTACCGTCAAACGATGCGCTACCCGAAATATCGCCTGACAAGCTAATCGTGCGAGCCGTCTGAAGTTTGGTTGCCGACGCGATGTTGTCATCGAGATAAGCAGCGGTACGAGCGTAATCCTGCTCCAACGTCCAGACGGGGCCGGTAAGGTTGGTGAGGATGTAGCTCTTATTCAGATCGGAGCGATAGCAGGGCATGCCCAGAACCAAGTTGGTCGTGGGGAATGCAGTGCCGGACGACTGCGACAGCGCCGTCAGAATGTTGTTCAGCAACAGACTGCGAGAAGCCGTCAGCGTTGTGGTATCTGGGATGTCCTGATAACTTTGCATGTTCTTGTCTTTCTTTCACTCGTGACTGATTATATGATGTCTAACACGGGGCTTCAATAACCCTGTGAAGACCAAGAGACGGTGCCAGCAACTCGTTGACCTTGCGGGGTTTCAAGCACGAGGGTGAACCCGCCGTCATCGGGGTTGATGACCTTGGGAATTGCCAGAACGGTCCCGCCCTTGAGCGTCACGGTGATCTCAGGGGTGATGTGGAACGAGCGGCTGAAGATGATGCGAATGCCATTAGCTGCTTGGTCGGCCGTGATGACGGCGGTCCCGCGATCAAACACGTCCGGCACATCCACTGTTACCTTCATTTGCTTGAGCTTGGCGCGGTCAGAAGTCGTGGACTTCAAAACGGCGCGGAAAATCGCGGTTTGGTACTCGTAGTCGCCAGGGATGAAGTCTCGGAACGGGGCAAAGCCTGGGGCGCGACCGGCGTCCACAACTTGCATGAACTTGGCGAGCGTCAGAGGCTCGGTCGAGACAATCATGTCCGACATCACTGCGTTCGCGTGGCGACGGTACTCGTCAAACAGAGACAGCGATTCCGCAATGGAGAGCTTGGACGCCTTCTTGAGCGCATCCGATGTGCTAAAGCCTTCGCTGATGTAGACGTGGTAGCCAACAGAGCGACCAAACAGCTCCATCATGCCGATGGTTTCATGGACAGCCAGAGTAATGCTCTTCTCAAAGAGCGTTTCTGTGATTGTCAGAGATTCAGAGGCGGCGACGGTCGAACGCTTTTGGATGTTCTCACCGACATGCACCGCTTCGGCCAGCATCTTGTCTGCCAGCTTCGCAACTTGCTCACCCACTGCAACGCTTTCGAATGCAGCCTTGGTGATTGTCTTGCTTGGTGCGTCAGTTGCGCCGAGCGACTCGCTCTTTGGAAGCGTTACCGACTTTGCGAGGTTTTCCCCGAGTTGCACGTTCTCTTTGGAGACAAGCGTCTGCGCCTTACGAAGTGCGTCGCCGATGGACATCGCTTCGAAGAAATCTTTCTCCAGACCACTGGCGGCGTGGTCAGAGATGCCGAACGACTCCGATAGAGGTCGGGTGAAGTCGTTGCCAAGAACTTCGCCGACATGAATGTGTTCGAGAACGCTGATCACGAAGGCGATGTGGTCGATGTAGCAGTCCTTAACGCCAAGCGTTTCGAACACCGCCATCGAGATGTCTCGGAATGCGTAATCCGCAACACCAAACGATTCATAGGCGTTTTTGCCAATGTCTCGATAGGCAAACTCAGAAACGCCGATAGACTCGCCTTTCGGCATCGTCACGTTCTTTGCAGCGATCTCGCCAACTTGAACAGCTTCGCCAACCGCTTTGGTCGCATCGAAGCGAAGCGTCTCGGACGCTTGGACGTTCTCGGAAAACGGTTTGGCAACGGTCTTGGACAGGTTCTCACCCACCCCGACCGTCTCGGCCAGGCGCATTGTCTGGCTACGATTAAGCGCCTCAAGCACCGAAAGCCCTTCAAGGGCCGCTTTGGTGAACATCAGGGCGTAGGCGTCGGTGGTGCTGAACTGTTCGGAGAATGGCTTTGCGACACCCTTCCCCATCACTTCGAGGAAGCTAACGCTCTCAAACAACCCTTTGAAGTTGTCGAAGCGCAGGGTATCGCTCGTTGTGACGCTTTCTGCGAGCGCCTTTCCTACTTGACGGACGTGGGAGTCAACCGTGTTGAAGGACTCAAACCACGCTTTTTGCGTCTGTTTCGCTCCGAGGTCGGCGACAGACAGCGTTTCACCCACCGAAAGGGTGTAGGCAAGCGTGGCAAGGCTATTCCAAGCCTTACCAGCGTTAATTGCAGACCAGGCGAAGGTCGCCGAAGTCCAGGCCAACGGCGTACCAGCAGCTTGACTGATGCTTACGCTATCGGCCATCTATCCCTCAGCAGTGACTGATTAGGACAGAGTGAACGTGAAGACGGTAGTCAGCGTGTCGTCAGCGCCTTTGTTCACCACAGGGAACACCACACGGTCGATCATGATGCCGGCCGATGCAGCGTTGAACACGCCAGCTTCAGTCAGAGCGCCAGTCGCAACGCCAGCGGCGAAGGTTGTGGTGAAGGTGAAGGTTTTGGTGCCGGATGTGTGAGCGTAGGTCGAAGCCAGGCGCGACACTTCAGTACCAAGGGTAGTCTGAGACGAGGCGGCAGCAGCCGTACCTGTACCGACAGCCGTGTAGCCCATGCAGGCGGGGCGGCTTGCAGCTTTGCCAATTGCGTCGGCGATGAAGTCGAAGCCAACATCAACGATGATGTTGTCCTTCTGGGTCACTTCCACTTCGCCGTTTGCTTTAGTAAGCATCAGGGTCAGCGAGCCGTGCAGTTTCAGCGTGTCTTTGAGTTGCATGAGAGAAAACTCCTTAATTAAGGTTGGGGGAATTGTAGGTCAGTTGTGACTGATTGGCAAGTTTAATACAAAGTCAGGGCGGTAAACGCTCCAACCGGCGTATAAGGCTGCTCGTCTGCCCCTGATTGTTCGCCATCCATGCTGGCAATAAACAGTCCGCGAGTCAGTCCGCTTTGGCTGATACCGACGCAAATGCGCTCATCCACCGACACAAGGAACGGAACCACGTTGCGGCGTCCATTGTCGTCTTCAAGGTAGAAGGCGGCTTCGCGCAGGCTGTAACCGACTTTCAAGCGACCGGAGCTGCCATTCAGGGTGATGTAGATCGCGTCAGTAACCTGCTTGGGTTGAATCCAGAATGTCTTACTGAACTGGTCAGGGATTGCGACCGTCCAGCCGACTTGGGTCAGATCGGAGACAAATACACCTTGGCCGTAGCGCCCTTCCCCATACGTGACCTTCTTGGAAATGGTGGGGAGGATGCCTGTCACGCTCGTCAGCGCCCCGTTCAGACGCCAGCCGTCCACGTCAGTAGTCAGCAGACCCACGTCCGTAGCGATCTGGAACTGTGCGGCGATGGATGTGCTGTTGCCAGTTGGTGCCCAGGGTTTGCCGCCGTCAGACGAATCCCAAGAGAAGTTGGCATGCGCCCAGTCGAGCGTTGCCTGGCTGACGGATGCGATGGCTGCAAAGATCGTGTTCTGAGCGCGAAGGCGATACGGCAACGTCACGTCGAACAGGTACTCGGCGCGAGAGTAGTCCGGCTCCATCTGCAAAGCGTCGTCGTAGTTAATAACGCCATGCGTGACGCCAGGGAAACCTTCCAAGTGCTTGTCTACATCGTAGACCACGTTGGAGTTCTGCGGCTTCACCACGTCCGAGTTCACGAAGACGGCTTCGTCGGCGTAGATACCAGGCGAAGCGATAGCCTTGATCCAGAATGTACGCGACCCCGTAGTGCCAGATGGCATCGTGTAGGTCGTGGACATTGTTTGAGTGATGAGCAAGCTCGTAGCCCACTCAGTACCCTCGCGGATTTCGTAAGCGACGATGTTCACTTCGCTATTTGGCTTCCAGCGGAACTCAAGGCGGTTTGCCGACTGGATGCAGTCAAATTGCGACACAGGAGCTGGCGGGTCAAGCACCAGACGGAATGTCGTCACGTTGTCCGAGTACTGACCGTAGGAGTCAATTGAACGGACGTGGTAGAAGTACACGCCGGCCGCATCTTGGTCGTGCGTGATCATCGTACCCTTGAAGTTCGTGATGATCAGTTGGGAGTCGTCCCAAGAGTTACCCACGCGCACTTCATAGCCGGAGATGTCGATGTCGGCAACGGCGTCCCAAGTCAGCAGAAGATCGGATGTGCGGCGCGTCACAACGAAGTTGCGAACATCGCCAGGCGCTGTCGTCTTGCCGACTGGGGTGTAGAACTTCTCCACCATGTCGGACTTGCGACCGAAGTTGTTCACCGCACGAACTTGGAACTCGTGCGGCGATTTGCGGACGTTCTCGAAGTCCACCGACATGCTGGTGGTCGTGATCGTTTGCCAAGAGGTCGCATATTTGCCAGTGCGACGCCAGCGAATCTCGAACTGCGGCATTGGGGCGAACCACGAAACCGTGATGCGCGTACCGATGATGCCAGGGACGACTTCGTACTGAGCCTCAGTGACCTCGACGTTTGTCGGAATGGTCACGGCGTTCGGGTCAATGATCGAGGTCTTTGGCTCTTCGAGCTTCAGGTTCTTCTCGATGGCGTCGAACTTCGAGGCGTTGTGCTCGATGGCGGTGACGAGGAACTGGTCTTTCTTGGTGCCGTCCTGTGCGATGCCGATCACGCGAGCAAGCATCGGCTCAAGCGTCGCTTCCGACACCATCCACATCGAGTTGGTCAGTGGCAGCGTGGTCAGCGGGTCGCTCCAAGTCAGAGTCGAGTACTCGCCTGGGCTTTGCAGCACGACGCGATCCACAAACGTGCCGTCCGCGAGGCGCATCGAAACCATTGCTCCATTGCCTTGAAGCACAATTGGAGCGTCAAGCGTCAGGGAGTTCGCGTCACATGCCGCAATGCGTCCGCCCATGCGCTTGCCGGCGCGGTAGGTGTCGTGGATTCGAATGATCTCGCCAGGCAGCAGCGTTGCCGAGTCCAGGCCGACCTTGAATTGAACCATGTCCGATTCGAGGCGCTCGGTATAGAGCATCCAGCGCCCCACACGGTTCGCTTGACCACGGCTGGTACAGCCAAAGGCCACAATGTCTGTCTTGCGAATGCCGAACTTCGCAACCGAGTCGGCGTCCTCGACGTATTCGATCTTCTGTTTGAACTTGTCGGTGGGGTCGTTCCACGTCACGTTCACGACAGAGTGACGATCACGGCGCGAGGAGCTGGTGTAGTTGAACATGCCGTCGATCACGTTCGATGACGTGAACAACATGCCTGGCGATGCAGGGCTATCCTGCGTGAAGCCCACCATGCCGCCGTTCCAGAAGGCCATGCCACGGAAAGCGGACGTGAGGTCGGAGATCAGCTTGTAGGCTTCAGCTTGGGTCTGGATGACCGTGTTCACTGCGAAGCGAGGCTCGTAGCCGCTGAATCCGTCGCTCACCAGCTCGTCGCAGTAGCGTCCGATGGTGTAAAGCTTCGCCTTGTCGATCTGAGACGCCTGCAAGTAATTGCCCAGTCCGTAGCGGGTGTTGGTCAGCAAGTCGTACAGTACCCACGCAGGGTTGTTCGACAGAGCCACCTTCAGACCGCCATTCCACACGCCAGAGTAGGTGCGGGTCACAGGGTCATAGTTCGACGGCACTTGGATGTAGAGGCCGTTGACCAGATACGAACGCTGCGGAATGTGGTTGAACTGAGCGGAGTCGATGCGAACGCCAACGAGCGCCGAGTTCGGGTAGCTCAACTTGGAGTCGATCACTTCGGTGTAGGAATCGAACCAAGTCTCATTGCTCAAGGAAGCGTCAGGTGCGTCATCTGTGATGCGCTCCATCTTGATGTTCCACATGACCGCGCCAGCAGGCTTGGGCAGGTAGATCAAGTGGCTGCGCTGATATTTGGAGTTTGTCTTGCCCGAGATCGTCAGCGTGGAGTCTCCATCCACCATCACGTCGGTATACGCGCCACCATTGATGGCGATGCTGAACTTGTAACTGACGGAAGTGCCGTTGATGTCGCCAGTCGTCTTATCTTGCGAACGCAGTGAAGGCAAGGAAACAACGACGCGCACGGCGTCCGTTGCTGGCGCATTCACCGTGATGACGTGCGGCATCAGCTTCTTAACTTGGACGCTGACGTTGTAGGGTGTCTCGACATCCGAGAAGCCCGCAACAACGTCTTGATCCTGCTCACCGTTGCGAGTGTCCCAAGACACGCCGTTGAAGTTGTACGAGCCGTCAGAGTTTTGCAATGGGGTGTCGTCAAGGTAGATCGACTGACCGCCGTTGACCAAACCGCCAATGACGCCCTCCCCGATCAGGTCGAGGAGCGAAATCATCGCCCGCGACTGGAGCGAGTCTTCTGCCTCTACTGCTTGGCGACCACCGCCACCGCCACCTTTGCCGCCACCGCCTGCACCAGCGATCACGATTGTTTTTTCTTGCTCTGCCATGATCGTTACAGGAGTTGGTCAATAGTCAGGGAAGCCGAGATCGCATGGGAGCCGGCGCGGATTTGCCCGTAGATCAGGGGCACTGGCACACCCTGAACGGAAGTGTTCACGGGGCCATCGAAGTAGTAAGAGGTCTTGTCTTTTCGCGCTGCGGGGTCGTTACCGCTGGACTTTGGTGTCAGTGCCTCAACAACCGAACCCAACATGAGCGACACACCGATGTTGCCGACAACCATGCCGATGCCGGTCCAGCCCATCGAGTAGCCCACATACGCCAGCACGGCGCCAATCACGAATCGAACGCCAGCACTCGCACCCTCGATCACGGGAACGATGTAGACCGTCTGCGGCATGCGCTCAACCCACAGCGTATCGCTGTCAAGGTCTTCCTTTCGACCGTCTGCGTACTCGCACACCACTTTGTAGTATGGAAAGCTCTTGAGCGAGTTACGAATCCAGGCGAACACGCCAGGCTTGTTTGCGTCGATGATGCGAAGGGCTTCTGGAACCGATGTGGCTTCCAAGTCCCACACGCGACCGAACTCTTGTCCCATTGCGCCTTCGAGAATCACTTGCATGGTCATGCTCGCTCCTTGTGGCGCAAATGATGCGATGTGTGTTTGGCCCACATGCCGCCGTAAACGTCTGTGCGCGACAGGCGGCCCTGGCAGTGGTGAAGAATCTTGTCGTCGCCAACGTAGATGGCGATGTGGTTGGGGATGTTCGAGGCGACTTGCATGATGAACAGGTCGCCGACTTGCGGCTCTTGGTCGATCAGCAGATCAAAGCCCTGCTCTGCGTAACCTTCAGCGAAGAAGTTCAAACCCTTCTCCCAGAAGCGTTCCACGCGAGGGTATTCGCCAAGCACGATGCGGAACTCGCGGCGGTAGTAGTCACGCACGAGGGTGTAGCAGTCGCTGACGCCGAACAGGTATGTGCGCCCTTCGTAGGACGTGTCGATCTCGTGAGGCTGAAGCGTTACGACCGGCGTACAGTCAAACCCTTCTGGGGTGTTCCACACTGCCATGATGTACCACGGCAGACGCGAAGCATTGCAGCCTGCTACGTCCTGCTCAGATGGATTTGCAGGCACGTCCACATGGGTATGCCAGACGCCGATGACCTCGCCAATTTTGGCAGCTTCAATGTACTCGTGCGGGTCGATGCGGAAGTTCGTGCGCGGGTCGTCCGCGACATTCTTGCAGATGATGATGCGCTGACGGCCATTGACCCCCACCACCAGCCCACAGGCTTCGTTGGGGTAGTTCGCCATGCCTTCCTGCTGCATGATGGCTTCAAGGTCAGTTGTTCGAGTCATTTCGTACCGATCCAGGGAAGCCACCGTAGGGCAGTGGCATCCCCATGTTCTGAAAGCGCGCCTTGCACGACGAGAGTCGCTTGGCGCAGAAGTCGTTCTCTGCTCCGCATGGTTGGTCGTTCTTATCGTAGTACGAGCCATTCCAGCCGCACTCGGCGCTGCGATAGCGCCAGGCGCAAGTGTTTTGAATAACTTGACGAGCCGGCAGCATCACACCCTGAAGGTCGAATGCCGATGCAAGCTCCCACTCAACGATGTAGCGGTTCTCCGTCAGCTTTCGCTCCACGAACCACACGTCATCAATGAGGTGCTGGTTTGGGTCTGCCTCTGGATTGACGCCGCCTGGGAAATTCACTGCGTCCAAGTACCGAGCGAACGTGCGCTTTCGGATGACCTTGCAGCCAATCAAGTCGTCGTAATTGCTGATCTCTGCCGAGAACATGCCGTTGATGTTGGCAACGCGCACCTTGGGGCGAGGAAGCGCACCCTTGGTGGACAGCTCGAACCCCTCTGCTTCGATGGGCAGCGGCATGTACTCTTGACCCTGCCAGACGACCGGCTGTTGCAGCTCATTCGTGCCGGCATGGAAGTACAGCGGCGTACCGTTAGGCAGGCCGCTCAGGTCAAGCACGTACAGCTCGATCAGTGCCGATGGCGACAGCGATTGGAGTTCTGCTGCGATGCTCATCAGTATTCAAAGACCTGTTCGAAGGTTGCGGTCACTTCCATCGTTCCCACGTTCTGCTGCGTCTTGTACGAGCGACACACGAAGGTGCCTGTCTCGCCAAGCGGATTTGTCCATGTGAACGACTCGACCCCGCCACGCGCCTTCAGAAAGGCGACAACGGCGTTGCAGATGTCGTAGTTGCGCTCGAACTTCAGGCTCCACGATTGGGGCTTGTTGTTGATGCCAGCAGCCACGCGAAGCTCGTAACCGTCGCCGAACTTGGTGACGTTCACGTTTGGCTTCACGTCTTGCTGCGAGCCGACATCTGGGTTCCAAGTGAAAACGGGTTTAGTCATGGCTGGAATTATAAGTCATCGGTTACTTAGCCAACAAGCCGCCAGGACGTTGTTGGTTGACCAGCTCGCCGCGCACCACGTCACGAACCTTGTTTGCCATCTCTTTCCAGCTCTCAGGGTTGTCGCCCGAAGCAGTCACCTTGCCGTTGCCGTCACCCTGCACCACGATGCTGATCGTGACGTTGGTGTCGCCACCTCCCTTTGTGCCCTTCATGGTCACGGGGATGGTGCGGCCATCTGGCAGCGGAACGTAGGCTTCTGGGCCAGCTTCGCCAAACAGGGAGATTTGCGGAGAGTTGGCGATGCCACCCTTCGCATACGCCTTCATCGACAGCATTCCCTTGCCCATGATCGGCACAAGGCTGCTTGGGCCAGAGATGCCGCCGCTGGCTGCAACGTCCATCGGAATCGAGCTGATGCCGGCGTCGCCATTGACGGGCGTACCACCAGCGCCACCGCCGAAGCTGCCGAAGCTCTTGACGCCACCAGACACCGCAACGGCAGCCAAAGCTGTCGCGGCAGCACTAGCGGCAGCGGTCAGAGAGCCGAGAGCCGTGGTTGTAGTCACAGTCGTGGCGTTCTTGGTCTGTTCCACAGTCTCGCCGAACAGCATGTTCTTGATGCCTTGCCAGAGCTGTTGTGCCCAACGCACGAGAGAGTTGTCGCTCAAGTCGTTGATTGCCTGGCCCGCTTCGTTGGTTGCGGACTTCAGGTTCTTCATGGACTCGCTCACGGCGTTGCCGGCGGCGCTCTCAGCGGCGCTATCGACAGCTTTGCCGACAGGGTTTTCGATGCGAGTGATCAGACGCTTGCCGATGCTGCCCAGGGCTTCTGCCAGCGGGTCAGCGAACTGCTTTTGCAGGAACACTTTGTAGACCTGCATCGCCATGTCAGCCAGCATCTTGCGCCACTGAGCTTGACCGCCAGTTGTGGCGGCAGCCAGGTTGTCGATGAAGGTGGATGCCCAACTTGCGGTCAGATGATTGATCTGATCAGTCGTCTTTTTCCAGTTGGCAGCCAGTTGCTCCAGCTCGGTCTTGCTGCCGTTCTGAGTTTCGAGGGAGACGCGCTCAACCGCTTTAGCACGAGCGTTTGTCGCTGCCAATTGTGCGGCGTTGAACTTGTCTTCGTCTTCCTTGGTCTTCTTGGAGGCGTTGTACTCGTCGTTCAGCACCTTCATGCGGAGGTTGAACTCGGCATTGATGCGATCCATCTCGCGGTCGTGCAGACGTTGAGCCTGTTGCTCTTTGGTGGCGTTGAAGTTGAAGGCGGTGTCTTGCGCCTTACGCAGCTTTTCCGACTCGTCCAGCAGCCAGTTGTTCGAAGAGGTCTGGATGGTCGAAGCCATCAAGTCCATGCGAGCGCGTTTGTATGCTTCCAGCTTTTGCGTGACAGAGGTGTACTTGGCCTCCTCTTTGTCGAGGTTTTTCTGGAGCGTGAGGATTGCGGTATCGACCTTTGCGTAGCCGTCTTGAGCCAGGCGCTCCATCGAAGCATTCAGCTCGACGTTGGCGGCAGCCGCCTTGGTGCGCATGTCCTCGACAACCTTCTGCTCCTGACCGAGATTTTTGATCTCAGCGGCTTGTTGGATGACGGTCTTGATGGCTTCTTTAGCCTTCGCGTCCAGACCTTGCAGATTGTTGATGAAGGCGTCGATGTCCGTGTTGCCTTTCTTGAGGTATTCCTCAAGTTCGGCGACGTACTTGCCAGCCTGAGCTTTGTTGGCAATCGGGATGTGCGAGACTTTGCCGTTTTCGTCGTGGATTGTGCGGCCAAAGTCGCCTTTTGCGATCTTGCCGAGCATTTCCAGAGCGACTTCTTGGCGCAACGTGTCAACGTCACGCACACCTTGAATAGTCGCTTCCAGCTTCACGCGAGCAGCGGCAAGTTGGCCCTCTTGAGCCAGCAGCAGTTCTGCGAGCGGGTCACGGTCACGCTTCTCGCCCTTTGTGTTGCCGAGCGTCTGAGTGAAGCCGATCTTGCCAGCCTGATACTTCGCGTCGAGGTCGCGGCGCATCTTGTCCATCTCAACGATGCCCATTTCGAGAGCCTTACGCTCGTCGTCGGTCATCTTGAGCTGACCCTTGCGAGCTTGCTCCAGAGTCTCTTGCTTGGCGCTCATCAGGCGTGTGATCGCCGACTTCTCGCTCTCGATCTGCTCGCGGTTGATGCGGTCACGCTCGGCGTTGTATTTCTTGATGACTTCGGCCTGCTTCTTCTGGTCATTGCCAGCCTGTTGCATTGCCTCGTTCTCGGCCTGAGTGATTTGCAGGTAACGCTGACGGAAAGCAGAGCCAACGTCATCCTTGACGTTCTCGACTTCGGCTTTGATGCCGTCGATCAGACGCGCCACGTTGTTGCGTTGCGCGACTTGCTTGGCGGTGGAGAGCTGCGTCTCCATTTCGCCCACTTCTTTACGCAGCGTTGCAATCCACTCGCTACGCTTGCGCTTCTGTCCGTCGAACTCGATCTCGCGGTCAGTACCGCCTTGCATCAGAAGCGTCGTCAAGCGAGCCTGTTTGATAGCAAGGTCAGCTTCAATCTTTGTCACGCTGGCGTCGTCAGCGATACCGCGCTTGAGGTCTTCAATCGCTTTGTGCGCGTCACGCACACGTTCAGCAGACTTGCGGGCAGCTTCACCGATCTTGTTCCAGATGCCGATCACTGCTTCCACAGCGAAGGTCACGGCGGCGAACTGCACACCCATCGCCACAACCGACATAGTGAAGCCCTTGATGGACTCCCACACGGCGCGGATACCGAAGCCAAGCGCACCCATGACGCCATTCATCAAACCAGCCGACGCAGCAACGCGGTTCTGAGCCATCGCAGCGATCTCGGCAGCTTCAGCCTGTTTGAGCAGAGCGGCGTTTTGACCGTGGATAGTGAATGTGGAGGTATCGACTTCGCGGGCGTAACGCTTTTGAACGTCGATAGCCTGTTGCTTGGCTGTGATGCTCTTTTGGATAGCTTCGATCTCAGCCTCATGGGTAGCAGCGGCGCTGCCGACCACGTTGGCGTTGTTGCGGAAGCGGTCTGCCTCTGCCTGCATCTCACGAGCAAGAGCGGCAGTGCCGGCCTTCTTCTGACGCATCATGGCTTCGGCTTCAACCTCTTTCGCCATCGTCTGCATCAGGAACTGCTCTTGCAGTGCTGCCATCTCGTCGTAACGAGTGCGGTGCAGCGCGATGAGGCTTTGGCTGTGTTGAATCTCGCTCTCAAGCTCCTTGACGTTCGCAAGGTGCTGTTCCGCTTTCGCCTTGTTCAGCGAGACGATTGCTTGTTCGTTGGAGGCCACACGAGCGCGAAGCTCGTTAGCCTTGATTGCGCTCAGACGCTTGGCGTCTTCTTGCTCTTGAATGAGTTGATCACGCGAGGCTGCGCGAGCCTCCATGAACGCCGCCATCATGCCGTCCATGCCGGTACGGAACGGAGCGATCAGAGACGCGAACTTTGTAACCAGCATTGCCGTCACTGCTGCGCCGATCTCGTCGGCGTACTCGGCGATGAACTTTGCCGCCTTGCCGAACAGTTCGATCAGTTGGGCGATGATGTTGCCGAGCTTGTTAGCCCAGGACTCCGCAGCCTTGGTGTCGAAGGCGTCGAGAATCTTCTTCAGCTCCGCACGAGCGTTCTCGAAACCGCCAGACTTGCCGACCTCAACCTTGAACATCTCCCACTTGGTCTTCAACTTTTCGATCTGACCAGTCCAAGTGTCCATCATGTCCTTCGCGTAGCCGGCGTTCTGCATTTCGGCTTGGAAGAGCATCTTGGTCAGGCCCTGTTGAGCGTCCACAACGCCCTTGCCGACTTTCTTGCTCAGATCAGCGATGGACAGACCCAGACCTTGCGCCATGAGGGACATGGCGTTTGGCATAGCTTCACCCAACTGCTGACGCAGTTCTTCCATCGAGATCACGCCCTTACCAGCCATCTGTTGAATGGCAATAGAGGCGCGGTGCATCACGTCAGTGGTGCCGCCGAACTTCGCAATGGAGTTGGTCAGAGCTTGAAGCTTGCCGTCTGTGGGGTCCAGGCCGGCGGTCTTGAGCTTGACGAATGCGTCAGTCAGAGCCTTGACTTCGAACGGTGCGTTCTGAGCCAAGTTGAACACGAAGCGGACGTTTGCTGCGGCTTCTGCTTTGCGCTTGAGTTCGTCCGACTCCGAGCTAAGACCCTGCATCAGCTTGGTCAGGCGCTCGATCTCGCCGGATGTCTTGATCACTGCCTTTGGAAATGCAAGGAACACATCGTTGAGGTCGGCAAACGCAAAGCGCAGCAACGAGAGAGTGAAGATGGTGTCACGGAAGTTGCCACCGAGAGATTTGAAGCGGCTTTCCATCGAGCGAACAGTGTCGTTCGTCGTTTCGATGTTCCGACGCAGGTCGGACAGCAACTGACCATTTTTCGTCGTCTTGATCGAAAAGTCGTTGTCGTCCAGGGTCATTACGACCTTGATTTCACCGCCAATCATTCTCAGTCCCTTCTTCCGTTCACATCATGGCCGCAGCCAGCATCCTCAGTTCATTGAACCCCTCCTCGTCACGCACAGCATCCGGAACCACTGGTTCTTTCGCCACGTCTCCCACTTCCAGCACGAGCTTTTCGTGGAACTCCTGCAACCCTTCCGAGCTTTGCGAGTTCACTGCGACCGACACGCTACGCATATCGTTCTCAGCCTGAATGCGCCGCACGTTCTCACTCATCATCCAGAACGTCTTGATCGGCATTCTCATCACGTCCCAATAGGACATGGAGTAGAAATGACTGACTCGACAAAACAGGAAACCGAAGTCGATCTCCCGCTCTGGCAAGCCCTTTACACGTTTCCCGCAGCGTCCTCAGCTTTTTGCTCTTCGCCAGCTTTGATGATCGTGTCTGCATCCACACCGCGAATGAAAGCGGTCAGGCCGCGCAGTTGGTCAAGAGACAGGCCCATCAGCACTTCGTCGCTGATTTCAGGAATGGCTCGCTTGATCAGACCCACAGTTGCTTGAATCTGTTTTGCGTAGCTTGCTTCTTTTTCCATCTCCTCAGCGACACGGGTCGTTTCAACGAAGTCCTCAACAGACATTTCCTTGATTTTGAAAACCTGTTCTCCAATCTGAACCTCACGAGTTTCTTTGGCACTCAGTTGGTTCAGGTTAAGCATCTTGGTCATTCGTTACTCCTTTTTTTGTTGCAAATGAAAAAGCCCCGCACGAGGCGAGGCTTCATTTTACACAAAGTCTGTCAGTTGTGACAGACTTTTGTAGGCTTAATAACCGCCGACTGCGAACAGACGACCGCCATGAGCAGAGTCAGGATAGCCGTTGAACTCCACGTTGTAGATACGCTCGTTTTCCAGCTTGTAAGCAAACTGGAGCGCACCAGACGTAGCGGCCAGCGGGATGAAGAAGTCTTCAGACTTGTCATCAGCGCCCTTGCCAACTGGGTGGAGACGCAGCTCTTTAGCGATTGCCAAGAGGTCGGTGCCCACGCCGTTAGTCACGGTCACGAACTTGCTGGTGGGTTCAGAGCCGCCAGACAGAGTTGCGCCAGACAGAGTGACTTTCGAACCAGCAGTGCCAGCGCCGAGAGCGAAAGCATTGCCTTCCACGCCCTTCACGCCATTGCCGCCACCGATCAGAGCAGAGCCGTAAGTCACAGACACCACAGCGCCAGCAACGGCGTAAGTAGCGGCGGCGACAGCAGGGTCAGTCGAAGCGTTGAGAGCGGCAGCGAGGTTGGCGGCGGTGCCAGCAGCGTTTGCGCCGATGGTCACTTCGTCAGCCATAGCAGCTTGGGTCTTGAAAGTGATGGTCTTGCCGTTCACCACGATCGTGTCGTTGGTAGACGGGTTGGTAGCCACAGTGATCGAGCCAGAGGCCACAGCACCGCCGACAGTCGTCAGAGTAGCGCCAGGCATGATTGCGACCATGTTTTCGAGCGTGGTTTCAGCGAGGGGAACCTTCGCCATCACGTCACGGCCCATGATGTATTCGTTGATCGTGGTCTTACCGAACTGATCGACGTTCACTTTATGGGTGTCAGTTTTCACTTGCACTTCAACGCCGCCCTGGGTGTAGCCCAGATCAACGCCGTCGAAGAACACTTGGCAGACGCCAAGTTTCACGTTTTTTGTACTAGATGCCATTCAAAGCTCCTTTGCAAAGGGGTATTGAGTAAATCAGGCGTGACTTACTCGCGTAGCGGCGACTATATCACAAAATGATTGAAAAGTCCAGTACTACAGGACTGACTTTGCCACGGCAATCAAACGGTCCATCATCCGGTCGCTCACTTTATCCACGGCGCGCTCCAAGAAACCACCGCCGACAATCTCTTCCTGACCGTGCTGTTTCGCTTGGGATTTCTTACCCAGGCGCAGAAAACCGTATGGAGTCAGGTGTTGGTGCATCTCCCAAGCGTAGTCGGAGATGAATTTGCCTGGACGCTCGGGGATTTCCATTTCGGTGTCTACATAGACCTCGACGGTTTTTCGTGCGAATTGACCCAAAGAAGTCCGGCCGCCGGCGTTGTCTCGAACCTTTATTGCCTCTTCCAAGTTGCCGTGGTCGAGTGGAGCCATCTTAATCGCCAGCTCTTGAATGTCTTTTGCTTCCTGGCGCATCTGGTTCAAAACGCCGCGAACTGCTTTATCCCCGCTCTGTTGGAGCAGGTATTTCAGCTCATCAATGCCTTCGACCGTAATTGCCATTACATGCTGAAGCAGATGTCGAACTTCACCAGCGCCTCAATGAAGTTGCCCTCGGAGACTGGAAAAACGACTGGCAGATGATTAGGGAGCAGATGACGCACATCCATTGCGCCTAC